ATACTCCACACTTAAATAATGTATATGCTGGACTTGGTATTCCTCCAACACTAACAGGCACATTTGGTGCAGCAGGCACAACAAATAATTTTATTAGTTTAAAAACATTAACTCAAAGACTTCAATACGGTAGAGATGTATTAGTTCAATTTTGGGATAATGAAATTACGCTAGTACAAAAAGCAATGGGTTTTAGATACCCTGCTAAAATAGAATTTGATAGAATGGATCTTAGTAATGAAGAAGCTGAAAAGGCTTTATTAATTCAGTTGGCTGATAGAAATGTTATTAGTGATGAATTCTTACAGAAACGTTTTGGTGCTGATCCTGAAATGGAAAGAGTAAGACTTAATAGAGAATCTAACGATAGATCAGCAGAAAGAATGGTTCCAAAGATGGGTCCGTATTCTAATTTAGAAAACGATATGAAAAAAATAGCTTTACAATTGGGATTGGCAACTCCTAGCGAAGTTGGTTTGGACCTGATGGAAAAACAAAAGGGACAAAAAACATTATTAGAAATTAGAAATGAATTGGATATTAAAAAAGCAATAGAGGCTCCAAAATCAAATCCATTTAGTGGATCCAATACTAATCCTGGAAGACCCGGTCAGGGTAGACCACAAGGTCAAAAAGATTCAACAAAACGCAAAACCAAACAATTTGCTCCACAAACAGGAGCATCACTAATTTTGAGTGCTAATAAATTACAAGAAAAAATAAACAATGCCGTCAACCCTATTCTGCTTAATTTTTATAAGAAAAAAAATATGAGAAGTTTATCAGATCAAGAATATGTTGAAGCCGAAATTTTTAAGAGCAAGTTACTATTTAGTATATCTCCACAAGATAAACATAATGATGAAACTATTATTAAAAACATAGAATCTATCAATAGTATTAATCCTATCTATTCTCAATATAATAAATTTATCACTAATTTAGAAAAAAGTATTGGCAAAGAATTATCTATAGAAGAAAATAAACAAGCTAAAGCCTATTTTTATTCTTTGGTGTATTCACAATCTTAAAGGAGTAAAATATGCATATTTTTGAACAAGAAATTAAAGATGGACTACAAGAACAAATAGCCGCAAAATCATCCATATCATACGCTTCTGTTGCTACTCCATCTTTGTCTTCATCAGCACATAATATCAAACAAATTAAAGCATTAGCATCTGTTAATGACGACGATTTATATTATGTACAATCAATTTTGGTAACATCTTCATGGAATAAAAATGATGATATTTTTGATAGTAAAGAAGTTTGGGCAGCAAAAAATACTCCAGAAGATAAACCAACAAATCTAAATCATGATGAAAATATTATTATAGGCCATATAACATCAAACTGGCCTATTACCAATGACGGATTGCTAATTGATCCAGATACTCCTGTTGAAAATTTACCAGAAAAATTTCATATCTTAACTGGTTCAGTAATTTATAAAGCATATATTAATGATGAATTAAAAGAAAGAACATTAGCACTAATTAAAGAAATAGAAAATGGCACAAAATATGTTAGTATGGAATGTTTTTTCAAAGGATTTGATTATGGTCTATTAGATAAAAGTTCCGGAGAATATAAGATATTAACCAGAACTGAAGATACTTCTCATTTAAGCAAACATTTAAGAGCTTATGGTGGTTTAGGAGAACACGAAAATTATAAAATTGGTAGAGTTCTAAGAAATATAACATTTTCTGGTAAGGGGTATGTTGATAAGCCAGCTAATCCAGATAGTATTATTTTAAACGGAATTAATAATACATATCCTAAAAAGAGTATATCTGTACAAATCGAAAATAATGATATTATAGAAAATATGGAAAAAAATGATTTTTCTGAAAATAATGGTGTAATTGCTAATAACATCGAAAGCGCTAATACGGAGACAAATCAAATGAATGAAGAAGTCAATACAACGAGCCAATTAGAAGCTAGTCTTCAAGCCAAAGAAAATGACTTGCAACTAGCACTTTCCAAGTTGGTTCAATGCGAAGCCGAAGCTGCTGAAAAAATGAAAAACAAAGACGAAGAAATGACCAAAAAAGAAGAAGAAATGAAAAAGATGAAGGCTAGTGTTGATGAACTCAGCGAAGCCTTAGCAGCTTACAAAAACAAAGAAGAAGAAATGATGAAGAAAGAAAAGAAAAATAAGAGAATGGCTTCTTTGTTAGAGGCTGGTGTTGAACTAGCAGAAGCAGAAGCCACAGTTGATAAACTAGAACTTATTGATGATACTGCTTTTGAAACCATGACTCTTCTATTAGCTGCTCAAAAAGCTAAAAAACCAACCAAAGAAGAAACAATGAAAGAAGAAGCATCTGAAAACGATACCACAAAATCAACAGAAGTTATTGCTGATGAAAGTTTGTTGGAAAATGTTGAAGAAGACGCTTCTGCCATTGAAGTTACTGTTGGTGGCTCTGATGATGGCACAGAATCAACAAGAGCCGCATTAATCGATTTTGTATATTCCAGACTCGGTAAAAAACTCAATAAGGGAGAATAAAAACATGGCTCTTAAACCTGATCGTATCGAACAATTAACAGATATTTCTTTTTTCATGAATACAGTGGCAGAAAGAGGCGGTGTTGTTTCTGCCGTAACTACTGGTTCTGGTGTGGCTATGGATAGTAGTGCTGCTGTAGTTGCTTACGCAGCCAATCCTTCTGGCGCTAAACCATTAGGTGTTTTACTAAATGATGTTGTTAATATTGACCTAACACGTCAACATATCAACTGGCATAAAGATGAAATGCAATTGGGTGGCAAAGTAACATTGCTACGCAATGGTCAAGTAACAACTAATCTTGTTGCTGGATCACCAACTGCTGGTGCCGATGCTTATGTTGCTGCCAGTGGTTATATTAGCACAGTTCAGGCTACCGGTGCTGTTAAGATTGGTCAATTTCTTAGCGCTACCGATACCGATGGCTACGCAAAAGTATCAGTTAACCTATAATTAAATAAAGGGAGAAACATAATATGTCGTCTAATACTGTTAGATTTCAACCAACACCAGAACTTACAGACCTTTTGGTTCGTTCTGGCTCGTTAAATAAAGACCAAGCTTTAGCAGCTAATGCCGAATTTGCTAAAGCTTTAGAACTACCATTACGTCAAGGTATTCTTAATGGCGATATTCTAGATGGCATTTATGAGCCAATCACCCTTGCTCAAAGTGCTACTCCAGAATTTCCATTAGACTTCTTGGCTCCTGGTACAGAAAAAGATTTCGTGGCCTATACCATTCCAAATCACGGCTATATTCCACAAAAGCATGTGGAAGGTGATTATGTCATGGTTCCAACATATGATGTTGGCGCATCCATTGACTATCTCCTAAAGTATGCTCGTGATGCTCGTTGGGATGTTGTTGGTCGTGCTATGGAAGTTCTAGAAGCACAATTTGTTAAGAAAATGAATGATGATGGTTGGCATACACTATTGGCTGCTGGTGTTGATCGCAACATCGTTGTTTATGATAGCGATGCTGATGCTGGTCAATTTACCAAGAGACTAGTTAGTTTGATGAAGACCGTTATGCGTCGTAATGGCGGCGGTAACTCAACATCTGCTAATCGTGGTATGTTAACAGATCTTTATGTATCTCCAGAAGCTATGGAAGATATTCGTAATTGGGGTATGGATCAAGTTGACGAAATTACTCGTCGAGAAATCTATACCGCTGCTGACGGTACTCTTAACAGAGTATTTGGTGTTAATCTTCACGACCTTGACGAATTGGGCGAAGGCCAAGAATATCAACTATTCTTCAGCAATCAACTAGGTGCCTCATTGGCTGCTAGTGACGTTGAATTGGTAGTTGGTCTTGATCTTCGTAAGAGAGACAGTTTCATAATGCCAATTCGTGAACAAGTTCAAATTTTTGAAGATGATACATTACATCGTCAAAAACGAGCTGGCTTCTATGGTTGGGCTGAACAAGGCTTTGCTGTTCTTGATAATAGAAGAGTAATTCTTGGCAGTCTATAATCCTTAATATCATAGTCAAAAACAATTAAGGCTGGCTTTTGCCAGCCTTTTTTGTTGATATATAAAATTAGGTGTATAAAATTATACCAAGGAGATATTAATATGGCCTGGAAAAAAGATATAGTTTCTATAGTTAGAGTTTTAATTAATGATTTATCTCAGCCATATTCTTTTAGTGATACTAGATTACAACAAGCAATAGTAGTAGCAGCACAATTTGTTAAAGCAGATTTAACATTTGATCAAGATTATACTTTAAATATAAGTTCTCCAGATATTAGTCCTGATCCAACAGAAACAGAGACTAAAGATGATATATTCATAAACTGTGTATCTTTAAAAACATCGTGTATTATTGATCAAAGTATTTTTAGAACAAAAGCCACCTTAGAAGGTATTAAAACAGCTTTGGGTCCAGCACAATTAAGTGTTGCTGGTAATTTAGCTGGCTTTAAGATCTTACTAGATCAAGGTCCGTGCGCTCTTTATACTAAATTTATAGAAGATTATGAAATTGCTAATGCTACAAATATTGCTGCTGTGCTTGGTCCATTTATTGGTAACAAATTTGATCCACGATTAACTAATGCCAATTTGGGTTCATTTTATAGACATCCAGAAAGCGACAATGGTTTTTTTAGCTAATGAGGTTGTCAAATGCCAGCATCACAATATGACTTTAGTATTGAACAAGGGTCATCATTTAAATTATCATTAATATATAAAAATAGTAGCGAAACTCCAATAAATCTAACAAATTGGTGCGCTAGATTAATTTGGACAACAGACGAAGGTTCGGTACAAACTTTTAGTACCACCAATAATGATTTTAGTCTTTATAAGTTTCAAATTTTTGGAAATGAAGGTAAATTATTATTACAAATTCCCGCCACAACAACCAATTTGTTCACTTTTGCAACAGCCAAATACGATTTGGAAATAGAGAGTCCGAACGAAATGTATACTGGTGGTGGTAATGAAATAATTAGATTATTATATGGTACTATTAAAATAGCTATTAGATATAGTGAGCAAAATAACATCTTGGATTGCCAACCATGAGTGAGCCATTTATTATCTCTATTGAAAATACTGAACCAAATATTATAGCATTAGAGACTAGTTTTATTGATAATGTGGGAGTAATTGAAATAGAAAGATTTGGAACTCCTAGTGTAAATATAATTATGGGACTTAGTCCTATAAGTGTAAGTGATTTACCAGATATTCCAGTTTCTAAAATTATTGGATTAGATGACTACCTAGATAGTTATGAATTTGACTGTGGAACCCCATAATATTTAATAACGGAGAATCATAAATGCCAGCTCAAACATTAATTCAAATTCGTCGTGGTACAGCAGCATCATGGACAAGTGCAAATCCAACACTATTTGCTGGTGAATGGGGATACGAAACAGATACTGGAAGGTATAAAGTTGGTGATGGTTTAACATCATGGACAACACTACCATATTCTGCTATTACTCCGAATGCTACTAATTTAGTTACTAATAGTGGTATTGGAGCGTCGTTTGGAGCTAATGGTTTGCCTGTAACGATTAGTGTTACCGGTATTACTAGCAGTCAAGTTATCGATTTTGGTAGTGCTGTTAGCGGAATTGTTACATCTATTAGTATTAGTACCGAAGAAATTATGGATATTCTAGGTACAGGACTAGTTGGAGCAAGTGGTATTGGCATAGATTATCAAGACTCTTCCGATCAAATTGTAGTAAATGTTACAGGAATAACATCATCTCAAGTCACTAATTTTAATAGTAGCGTTAGTGGATTATTGCCAATTACAGATCTAACTGCTGGTACTGGTATTGGCATAACTAATATTGGCACAGATTATACAATATCTGTTACTGGAATTACTACTAGTTTAATAAATGATTTTGCTAGTGGTGTTGGTAATATTGTGGACACGACATTAGTTGCTGGAACCGGAATAGATTTAGCATACAATTCTGGCACTAATGAATTAACTATTGCTACCACAGGAGTTAGTTTTAATGGCCATACTCATGTTTGGAGTAATATTACTGATGCTTCTACTAAAGCTACTCTTAGCGAACTAGCTTATTTATCTGGTGTTACAGCAGGAACAGCAACTGCTAGTAGAGCATTAGTTGTTGATGCTAATAAAGATATTGGTGGAATCGGTAGCATAACCACAACCGGCAATATTACAATTGGTGGAAATCTTAATGTTCAGGGTACTACCACAACAGTTAATAGTACAACAGTAGATATTGGCGATAATATTATACGAGTTAATACTAGTGGATTAACTACTGGTGGATTTGAAGTTTATACTGGTGTTGATTATAAACAGTTAGTTTGGAATGTGTCTAATAATAGATGGGAATTTACTGGAGGAAATGTTTATACTACTGGTAATTTTATTGGTAATTTAACTGGAAATGCCGATACTGTAACTAGTGGTGTTTATACCTATCAAACTGGTACTGTTACTAGTACAATGATTCTTGATGGCACAATAGTAAATGCTGATATTAATAGTAGTGCTAATATTAATGTGCAAAAATTAGCCAGTGGTTCTACTGGACAAGTATTACAAGTTAGTAGTACCGGTATAATATGGGGCAGTATTGACGGAGGAACACCATAATATCATAATAAAGTATATTTTAAAATAGTATTAGGATAAGGTATGCCCGCATATAATTTAATACAAATAAGAAAAGGAACTAGCACCGAATGGGCAAACCAAAATCCTATTTTATCTAGCGGTGAACCAGGATTTGATATAAGTAATAATATATTAAAACTTGGTGATGGAGTTACAGCTTGGTCTAATTTAGATCCTATAGGTAGTGGTTTTATTTCTTCGCATACCGAAATTAATGTATTAAGTCAAGAACCACAAGGATTTGTTAATAGAATAGATAGCTCTATCAGTTTTAATGATAGTACTAGAACTTTTACTATTCAACCTACTGGTTCTAGTTACGATGTTTATATTGAAGGTATTAAAGTTACTAAAACTGGTATTGAAACCGTAGTTATCGATAGTGGTACAGCATTAAATTATATTCATTTTGATACTGATACAAATCAATTACAAACTAAAACTTCATTTTTTAATTTTGATACTGATGTTCCAATTGCTTTCATTCACTGGAATAGTGGTATTGGTCAAAGCACTTTTTTTGGAGAAGAACGTCATGGTATAAGAATGGATACTACTACCCACAAGTGGATCCACAATACTTTCGGTATGCAATATATTAATGGACTAAGTATTGGTAACTATGTTCTTGAGGGAGATGGGACATCAAATAGTCACGCACAAATTAGTATTAGTGATGGAACTCTTTATCAAGAAGATATAGTTATTAATATTGCTGATGGTGATAATGGAATTGAATTTACTCAACAATTATATCCAACTGGTTATTTTCCAGTTTATTATCATAGTGGAATTACTGGTCAGTGGGTAAGAGATTCTGGAACACCATATCCAGTTAAATACAATGCTACAAGAGCATTATACAATTCGTATTCTGGTGGAACTTGGTCAGTTATTAATGTTCCAAATAATAGATATTTTGCAATGTGGCTCGTTGCTACAAATGATATTAATGATCCCATATTGTCAATCATGGGACAAAGAGAAGATAGTAGCTTGGGTGCTGCGGAAAATAATAATAACTGGACTGATATTGATCTGACAAATATTCCAACAAATGAGCTACGACCATTATACAGATTAATTTTCTTAACAAATAATACTTTTACCAATACTCCAAAAAGTAGTTTACAAAGTATATTAGACTTAAGACGAAGCATTCTTACAACTACTTATGGTGTACCACAAAATGATCACGGTAATTTATTCGGCTTGGGTGACGATGATCATACTCAATATGTTCATATAAATGAAGCCAGAATTATTAGTGCTAATCATACATTTACCAATGGATTAACCATTAATAATGGACTATTATCTGCTACTAGTGGTAATTTTACATCTTTAACACTTAACAATACCGGAGTTAGTATTAGTGGACATACCCATATTGTTAATGATATAACAGATTTTGCTTCTGGTGTTGCTCAAGAAGTTGATACAACATTATCGTCTGGTAGTGGAATATCATTAGTTTATAATAGTGGAACAAATACCCTAACTATTAGTGCAACAGGATTGGCTTTAACTAATCATACTCATACGTCTTCAAACATTACCGATTTTAATAGTAGTGTTAGCGGATTACTTCCAACCATTGCTAATAGTGGTGATAATAGAATACTCACTAGCACCGGCTCAACCGTTGGAATTAATGCTGAAAGTAATTTATCTTTTGATGGAAGCTTATTAAATGTAATTGGTAGTGGAAATTTTTCTAGTGGATTAGTGATTAATAATCAAACAGCCAGTACCATCGCAAGTTTTGATAGTAATAAAAATGTTGCTTCTTTAAGTACAGCAACTTATCCATCACTCACAGAGCTTAGTTATGTTAAGGGCATAACAAGCGCTATTCAAACTCAAATTGACTCTAAAGCAGCTACTAGCACAACTATTACAGCAGGCAGCGGATTAGCTGGTGGTGGCAGTCTTGCAGCGAATAGAACAATAGATATAGGTCAGGGCGATGGAATAACCGTTAGTACGGATAATATAGCTGTTGATAGTACGGTTGTACGAACTACTGGAACTCAAACTATTAGTGGAACGAAAACATTTACAGGTGATACGGTTTTCTCAACTGGAATTACAATTAGTTCTAGTGGCACAAATGTTCCACTTACCATTACTAACGATGGTACTGGAAATAGTTTTGTTGTTAATGATGTTAGCGGTGATGCCGATCCTTTTGTAATTGATGCTGCTGGAAGAGTTGTTATTGGTGGCACTTCCGCATTTTCTGATGCTCATAAGTTTTCAATATTAGGTGGTCTACCATCTACAGCAGGGGTAACTGTTGGGTTTATATTACGAGCATTAGTTCCATCTAGTAGCACAAATAATTTTATATCATATTTTAGCAACATGGGGACAGAGACATCTTCATATACATTATCATCGTTAGAACATTATGCAGCGAATCAGCAGTCATTGGGCGTTGGTTCGGCTATTGGAAGTCAATATGGGTTTGTTGCAAGAGATTCGCTTATTGGCGCTACAAATAATTATGGATTTTATAGTAATATTGCGAGTGGCACCGGAAGATTTAATTTTTATGCTAATGGAACAGCAATTAATTATTTTGCTGGAAATGTTGGAATAGGAACAACTGGTCCAAGATCAAAATTAGATGTTCGTGGATTATCTCAATTTGTTGCTTCGTCTAATGGAACACCAGCACTTGGCGCAAATACACATTATACATCTACATTTGAAAATTTCTCTGGTAATTATGGACTTGGTATTAATGTTAATGCTAGTACTGGTATTGTTTTAGTTCAATCTCAAAGATTTGACAGTACAGCAACTGCTTATGATATTGGATTTCAAACTTTAGGGGGAAATGTTGGAATAGCGGAAACTTCTCCTGCTAGAAAATTACATGTTAAAGAATCATCTGGTATTTTTACTTCTAGATTTGAGGGCGGCAATGCTGTAGGCGCTGCTGTAGAAATTAAAAATAGCACTACTCGCACATGGGAAGTTTCTGTTGCCGGTAGTACATCATTCGGACTTGTACCAACAGGATCTTTATATTTTTATGATCAAACCGCTGGTTTAGCTAGATTAACTCTTAGCACAACAGGATCATTATTAACACAGATTTTAGGCACAGCCTCTGTTCCAACAATAAGCAATATTAATGATACTAATACTGGAATATATTGGCCTTCTAGTGATAATTTATTTTTTTCAACTGCTGGAGAAGCTAGATTACAAATTAATAGTACGGGTAATATTGGTATAAATAATGCGCCAGTAAGTGAATACAAGTTGTTTGTTAACGGCGGAACAAGATCAGACTCTTCAACAACAAGCCCATCAATCGTATCTATAAAAAGTTTTACAAATGCCGTTGAAACTGGAGATAATTTATCATCAGCTACTTATGGATATTCTACAACAAGTGGTTCACATACAATAAGAAATGTTGCTGTAAATACATACTTTAAAATTAATTCTGGAGTAACCAACAGCGCTAGTAGCATTGGTATAGTAAACAATAATCTTCGTAATTATGGTTTAACAGATGATGCCGGAACATTAACTTCATTATTCGGTATATATAATCAATACGGCCATTATAATACTTCTGTTGTTTCTCCAACAACAACAACGGTTATTGGTATACAAAATCTATTTTGGCAAGCCAATGGCACAATAACTACTGCTTTTGATATGTATTGTAGTAATGCTAGTTCTGGCGCTACTGTTACAAATAGATGGGGTATATATGTAGAACATACTGGTAATAATTATTTTGGTGGAAATCTTGGTATTGCTATATCGCCAACACAAAAATTACACGTAGCTAGATCTGGAACTGGAATAATTGGAAGATTTACAGATGCTACAACGCAAACATTAGATATTGGAGTAACAGCTTCTGCTGGCATGTATTTTGATAATCCAAATGGTGGATATCAAGAGTGGCAAATTAGTGGTTCTGGAAAAATGCGCTTGACAGGCGGTGGCGAACTTTTAATTGGAACGACTACTGATAATGGAGCATATTTATTACAAGTAAATTCTCAAATCTATGCGACAAATGCAACTATTGCAACATCAGATATTAGATTTAAAACAAATGTACAAACTTTAACAAATGCAACAAATATTATAGAATCTTTAAGACCAGTAACATTTGATTTTATTCCACAAAGCTACAGAAACTTTGCGATAGAAAGACAAGTTGGTTTAATAGCTCAAGAAACATTACATACATTAAAAAATACAGATTATGTGGATAGTGTTGTTGCTAAGTGTGGCGACCACTTGGGTTTAGCCTATGAAAAATTAATACCAGTTTTAATCCGTGCGCTTCAAGAAAGTAATGCGAGAATTGCAGCATTAGAAGCCAGACTTTAATCTATAGGAGAATTTATGTTACCAAATTTAACTCCAGTTGATATTTCTATAATTCCAGCAAAAACATATGATAAATTATGGGTTGATGAAATAATTATTAATGCTGGAAATATAAATGGTGACGCTACAGCGCGTGTACATTTAAAAAAATTTGGAGTATTTGATGGAATAGCCGAATACATGCCGGGTGATAATGGAATGTGGTTAGTTATTGATAATTTATTAAGTAAAAGTGTTGAAGATCCAGATCTTGCAAATGTTGTACAATCATTACTATTATATATAGGAAAAGCAGGAGCAGAACAAGGTGTTATTGCTCCAATTAATAGTCCAGAATAAAGGAAAAAATTATGGAATTAAATCAAGGTGATATTCAGAATCTAATGGTAGTTATTGATCTTGCTACTCAAAGGGGTGTTTTTAAGGCTAGTGATTTGATAGCTATAGGCACATTATATGAAAAACTAAATAAGATCAAAGAAGCTGAAGAATCCAAAAAAGTACCAAATCCAGAATGAATAGTATAAAGTATCCTTTTGGTGTATACTAACATAAACCACTAGGATAAAATACTATGTCTTTTTGTATTACTAATTTTAATGCTGTTAATAATCCAGCAGTTAGTGATGAATGTTTTGCTACAGCAACAAGAAATTTAATAGTTAACAAAGGCACAACATTCAAGTTGTCTTTTGTGTTAACTTTAGATGGTAATTTGGCTGATCTTACTGGATATTCTGCTAGAGCATCTATAAAACAAAGTTATTCTGATACTAGTGATTTAGTATATTTATCTTCCAGTAACGGAATGATAAAGATTAATTTAACTTCATCATCTATAGATCTTTATATTCCTGAAAAAATAACACGACGAATTAATGTTCCTATCGGAGTTTATGATATTGAAATTATAAATTCTAATAGTGAAACATTCAGGGTGGTTCAAGGAACTATGACTTTTAGTGAACAAGTTAGCACATGAACATCATAACTAGTCAGCACAAAGAATTATATAGAGCAATGATAGATTCTTTGTTTGAGGATGATGCTCTAGCATTAAATTGCACTTTAATTTATGAAAATGCTGATAAAATAGAGTGTCCTAATTGTGAGATTGATCCTATGAGTGGTCGATCAGCAAATCTTTATAAAACCGGAGGATCATTAGAGTTTATTAATGGCCAGCAGTGTCCAGTATGTGCTGGTGATGGATATTTATTTAATAAAAAAGAAGAGAGTATTAAATTATTAGTATTATTTGATTATAAATACTGGATTAATTTTAATAGTAATATTGGAGTACCAGACGGAACAATTCAAACCATATCAAAAATAGATATTTTGCCAAAAGTAAAAAATGCTAATCGATTAATTGTTGACTCTTCTTTGAATGGATTAACTCGTAATTTATTCAGTAGAGTATCCGATCCTGAGCCAGCAGGATTAGGAGACAATTCTTATTTTTTTACATTTTGGAAAAAGATATGAGATTAGAATTAAAATTATTAGAATCTGATATTACAATAGCTAAAAATATATTAGATATATTATCTAAACAAATTAATAAAGAGTTATCTAAAAATTTTCCTAAAATACAAGACTCTATAAAAAAAGTAGTAATTGATAGTATTAGAAATCAACCAGAATATGCTTCTCTAATTGGTGGACAGCTTCAATATGAATTTGGTATTACTAATCCTAAGAGCAGACTAGATGCTATCTTAAACACTCTAGAACAAAGTATGGTATCCTCTTTAAATAAAGTTGTGCCATCAGGATATGGTTTAAAAGGTGGCTTCAAAATAGAATTTATCAAGAGTGATTATAGTGATATTTTAGCTCTACCAGAATCATCATTTGTTAGTGAAAAGGGATCAAACCTACAATGGTTAAATTGGTTATTAATTCAAGGAGATAGTTCCATAGTTTTCGGATATTCTTTCGTATTGGGCGGTTTTAAATTTTCACGAACAGGCGGTGGTGTTATGAGAGGATCCGAATCTGGCTCATGGCAAGTCCCCTCACAATTTTCTGGAACTGCACAAAATAATTGGATAACTAGGGGCATACTATCTTGTTCGGATGATATTCAACAACTATTAAATAGTTTAATTGAAAATTTAGCATCCTAAAAAATTTAGATTTTTATGTTATTAGTGTAATAATATATAACACAATACACCTTTTTTTATATGGGAGATTAATATGGCCAATCGTGTATTTTATGCTTCCCAAGGCGTCTCAATTTCGGGCGTTACAGTACCTGGCGCTCAAAGTGTCGGCGTACAAAGCAATTTTAATCTAGAACAAGCTTTCCAACTAGGTCGTCTGGGCATTTACGACAACATTGTTACAAATCCAGAAGTTACTGTAACAGTTAGTAAAGTTTTGGATGGCGAAAATACAATTTATAAATTGGCCACAGGTGGCGGCAGTTTAATCAGTAATGCTAATGATCAATGCAATATTGTTGTTGGCGTTGGTTCAGATACAGCCTCTGCTCTTAGTAGTACATCAGCTATAGAAATGACAGGCATGTATGTTACATCAGTAAGTTACACTCTTCCTGTTGACGGTAATTTTACAGAAGAAGTTAGTTTCGTTGGAGACAACAAATCTGTTAGTACTGGCGTAGTAGCCGCTCCCACAGCAACTGGTAATACAGTTTTGCGTCGTCAACACTATAAATCAGATAGCACATTGCCAGTTGAAGTTAGTGGTCAAAATGTTACTAACATTACAATCAATGCTGATCTTGGCAGAGAAACAATGTTTAGATTAGGCCAATTCGGACCATTCCATCGCTTTGTGAACTTCCCATTAGAAGTAACTTGCGAATTTGAAGTATCTGCTACTGGTATTGATACTGTTGAAGTTAGTCAAGATGTTACTTGCACTGGCGGCAATTTGCCAGCAATTCAACCAATCTTGATCAATTTGTGCGATCCAAGTGATGGTACAACATCATACAGTTTTGATCTTGGTAGTAGCAATCGTTTAACTAGTGTGAATTATCAAGGTGGTGATACTGGTGGTGGTAATGCTACTATCACATTCAGTTATACCACTTATAATGAATTAACAATTAGTGGCTAATACTTAATTCGGAATTAGTTTGTGGCAAGCAATAGAATTTACTACGGATGTTTGGGCGTGGCATTGTCCACGCCCTCATCTTTTCCATCAGCATTATTGCCAGGAGTTCAAACTGTTGGTGTTACCACATCAACAAAAACAGAATATATATTAGCTCCGGGTATTGCTGTGCCACATGCTTACTACAGTATTTTACCAGACATATCATTTACTTTTTCAGAAGCTTTTCAATCTTTAGACTCATTATCATCAATTTCTGGTGTGAATAATTATATTGATTTATTTATGTTTGTTGGCGAAGATGATGTTGCATGTATGGATGCTAGAAAATATATCAGATGTAGATATGTTTTATTAGAAAGCTTATCATATAATTTAAATATTAATGGTATTTTTACATCCGATAAAACATACAAAGGATTTTCAAGATATGTTTGTTCAACATCGTCTAATATAACTATTCCTAATTGCAATTCTCCTATTCCTAACTATAGCGTTGTTGGATCACGACGAAGTTTTAATATTAGTGGCAGTTCTTTACCTAGCATATTAAGTTCTAGTAATTTATTACAAAGTATTACTATTAACTATAATATTACTAGAGAAAATATAGCAGAACCGGCAACACGCACACCATACGGTAGCATGACATCTTTTCCTATAGAAAGCACAATATCTTTTAATTTAATTTCACAAAATTTAGATTCGTATAATCAAAACTTTAATTCATCTATTTGTCAAGGGTTAACTAATCATATAGAAGATATGACAATTAGCGTTTGTGGTATTGGTGGATCGGGTAATGTTAGTTCACTATCTTTTAATGATATGTATTTAGAAGGTATTAATTACAACGGCGGAGATACTGGAGGAGGAAATCAGGAAATTAGTATAGATTATGTATGCTATAGTACTAGTGGGATTAATAGTTTAGTGGAATTTCCTAATGTTCATAACACAGGATGTTGATAATACAGAATATTTATTGTACAAAATATTATGTGGATTTTATTATATCGAGTATAATGATAAAAAATATAAGGTAATATATCCATCATTAGATATAAAATATCAGGCCGAACAAGTATACTTATCAACATTAGACGATCATAAATTTGATACTGAATGGTTTTCAGAATTGGATCTTAGGATTTTTCTTGAAAAACAAAATATTTGGAATAATGATAAAGAAAATTATTTAAAGTCTCAACAAAATCTTTTAGAAAAAAGTAAAATAGATTTATATAAAGATTATTCTAATGGAGACTTAAAGAAAAAACATAAAAAATTAATACAATCATTATATAAGAATATAAATGATTTAATTATTGAAAAAGAATCTTTTAATTATTTAACATTAAATTTTTTTGCTAATACAGTTAAGCACGAATTTTTATTAATGAATACTATCTTTGATAATGATATTCTTTTATTAGATGATAAATCTGATCATAAAAGTATTCAAGAGATTTCAATAATTATTCTTAAAGAACAAATTAGTATGAATAAATTAAGAAAAATTGCTAGATCAGATATTTGGAAATCTTATTATAATGATAATGGAATATATGCTAATGGTGTGATAAATACTAATGATGACTATAGAAATTTAGTAAATCTAACAAAAATGTATGAATCTATCAAACAGCATCCAGAATGTCCAACAGAAGATATTATTAGTGATGACGATGCTTTAGACGGATGGTTCTTATTACAGAAAGATAAAAGTACTAAAGAAAAACAAAAAAATCAAGTTTTAGATAGAGTAAGGGGTAATAAAATAAAGGACGCCAAAGAATTATTCATAATCACTCAGGACAAACAGGAAACTGATCAAATTTTTGGATTAAATGATCCCAAGACCATGAGAGATATTAAGAATTCTGTGGAATTAGCAAAACAAAAAGGTAAAGTATCTTGGACCGATCTGGAACATGTTATAGAGGAAAAATTAATAGAACAAGGCAAAGGTGGATATAATAAAATAAAGGAGAATATTAAATGAATAATTATATTGTGAAAAATCTTAAAAAAAGATTTCAAACCAGTATGATAGGATCTATTGCTCGTATAGAAGATTATTTTGGTTTTTTGTGGGGCATAGATAAAGATAAGATTTCCCATATAGAAGAACAAAATAAAAATTTATGGGAAGAACTTCGTACAGAAATTTTAAATCATTGTAATTATCAGATGAGACTAGCATTGGACGAACTGGAAGAATTTTTGGAAAAACAGGAAAACTACTACGAATATAAATTTATTATTAATTCACAACATAACAAGGAGAAAAAATGATTACTGATACTTTCACAATAAACCTTAATTCTAATGAGGTCGAATTTTTAATCAAATCCCCATCCTTAACAGAACAAAGGGAAGCACAAAAAGTATATAATCAAGCCTTCTCTGATGCTGTAAAATCTGGATGCATTGTTAGGGGCCGTCTAGAAGATCTATTAAAAGAGCAGGGTTTGTGGGACGACAATAAACAACTAAGAATGACCACTTTGCAACAAGAAATCTTGGATGGCGAAAAAACCTTAGCAAAAGGTGGTATTAGTCTAAATGCGGCTAAACAAATAGCTATGAAGATGAAAAGTTTAAGAGAAGATCTTAGGGATTTGATTAGCGTAAGAACAAATTTAGATAATCATACAGCAGAAGGACAAGCTGATAATGCACGATTTAATTATTTAGTATCTTGTTGTTTGGTGTATAAAGATAGTAAGAAAAAATATTTTGATAATTATGAAGACTATTTGAATAGAGCATCAGAACCAACAGCAATAAGAGCGGCTCAAGTTCTGGCTAATATGCTCTATGGTTTGGATAACGATTACGAAAAGAAATTGCCAGAAAATAAATTTTTGTTAAAGTATAAATTAGTAGATAACAACCTAAGGTTCATTAATAAAGATGGTAAATTGGTTGATAGTGATGGTCGTTTGGTAGATGAAAATGGTAGATATATCAATGACAAAGGACAGTTTGTTGATAAAAATGGTAATTTAGTAGATGACAATGGAGAATATGTTACAGACTTTAAACCATTTACTGATGATAGTGGAAATCCCATACTTTTGGAAAATGAAAATGATACCAAGACTAATGAAGTTCCATCACATCCTCCAACACCATTACCAATTCCAACTCCACTACCACAAGAGGTTGAACCAGAAAAACCCCAACCAGTTGAATGATCTTTTTTGCAACATAAACATTTTCAATAATAAGGGCGCTATTATGGCGCCTTTATTTATATAATAGGAAATTATTATGGCATCAGCATTTAATTTAACAGCACAACTCAATATAGTTGGACCAAATAATCTTAGACCAATTATTAGTAATCTAAGGCAACAACTTCAAGGATTGAATACTAATGTTAGTATTGGCATAGATCAAAATACATCTCGTAATGTTCGCACAGTTACTGCTGATTTGGTTAGATTAAATTCTGTTTTGAGTCAAACAGCCGGTGTTGCGCAACAGGTTAATAATAATCTTAATAATATAGGATCATCTTTTACTAACATTCAAAGAGGATCCAATAATGCTGCTGGCGGTGTGAATAATGTTAATAATGCATTAACTAATGTTAATAGAAACTTATCACAATCAACCAATTTTATGGAACAATTTGGTCGTCAATCAGCTTTGGCTGTTAGACGTTTTTCTGCTTTTGCTGGTGCCACCAGCGTTATTTATGGATTGACCAGAGCATTTAGTAGCGCATTTGATGAGTTTATAAAATTTGACAAAGAATTAATTAAATTAGTACAAGTCACTGGTCAAAATGCTCAATCATTAAAAGGTTTGACTAATGAAATTACTAGATTATCAACATCATTAGGAGTTAGTTCATCAGAATTAATAAACGTATCATCAACATTAGCACAAGCTGGTTTAACAGCTAGTCAAACAAAAACCGCATTAGAAGCATTGGCTAAAGCTAGTTTGGCCCCATCATTTGATGATTTAACAAGAACTGTTGAAGGTAGTATTGCTGCTATGAGACAGTTTAATATTGGTGCTAGTCAATTAGAGGGCGCTCTTGGTAGTATCAATGCTGTTGCTGCCGCATTCGCCGTAGAAGCCGGAGATATTATTGCTGCTATTCAACGTACTGGTGGTGTGTTTGCAGCAGCTAGTAACGGAGTTAGTCAAGGTACTGATGCTCTTAATGAATTCGTTGCCGTGTTTACTAGTGTACGACAAACTACTCGTGAAAGCGCAGAAACTATTGCTACAGGTTTAAGAACTATTTTTACAAGATTACAACGTGGTAGCACTATTAATTTTCTAAAAGAAATCGGTATTAATCTTACAGACCTAGAAGGTAAGTTCGTTGGTCCATATAAGGCTGTGGAATTATTAAATCAGGGACTAAGAAATCTTGATCCAAGAGATTTGCGATATAGTCAGATTATTGAAGAATTGGGCGGCTTTAGACAGATTGGTAAGGTTATTCCTTTAATTCAACAATTTAGTGTTGCACAACAAGCATTGAAAGTTGCTCAAACAGGATCTGCTAGTTTAGCAAAAAATGCTGCTGAAGCACAATTGAGTTTAGCGAATCAATTTACTAAAGTTCGTGAAGAATTTTTAGCATTTGTTAGATCATTAGGAGAATCAAGAACATTTAGAACACTAACAAGTTTAGCACTAGGACTAGCAAGTTCATTAATTAGTGTTGCTAATGCTTTTAAACCAATACTACCATATCTAGCAATATTAGGAACGATTAGAGGCACTCAGGCTGCACTATCATTTGGACGCGGATTTATAGGAGGTTTTGGTGGTGGTGGCGGAGGAGGTGGTCCAACAACTGGTGGAGGTGGTACAACTCCTAATACTCCATCTGGTCGCGGCGGTGGTGGACAAACACAAAATCCCAATCAACAAAACGTTTTGAATAATGCTACTGTGGTTGCTAATACAACGGCTATTACTAATAATATCACATCATTAAATAATAATACAACAACACTTAATTCTTTAATAAATGCTGTTAATAGTTTATCTAGAGGATTAAATAGTGCAATAAATATTTTTGCAAGATTATCAACTCAAAGAGGAGCATTTGGTGCTGGTGGTAGAGTTTTAGGTTTTAGTAGCGGTGGAAGTGTTCCTGGAAGTGGAAACGGAGATAGTGTACCGGCCATGTTGGAGCCGGGTGAGTTTGTTATGAATAAACAGGCTACTAAAAAATTAGGATCTAAAAATCTTAATAAATTAAATAAATATGCTTTTGGAGGAAAAATTAAAAACCTAACCACTATTAAACCTGATTTAAAAAAATTCTACGATACAGATAATGATAAAGATATTTATTCTCAGATCAATATTAATAGACCAGTAGACAAACCATCATTTAGAAAAACAAGATTACAATATAGAGATAAAGCCGAAGATATATGGAATAAAGCATCTAGTATATTTATAGAAACCAAAGATCTTGAGATGGCTAATAGTTATATTAGACAAAAAACTAAAATAGATCCCGGTTATTATGATGCAAAAGAATTGAGTCCAAATAATCAAGCGCCGGCAAGATTTAATAGAATCCAAGGAGCTTTGGCTGAACGCACGGTTACAGGACAAACTCGTGGTTTAATTAAATTACCCAATATTGCTGGTGCTGATTTTGTTTACGGCAATAGTAATGGTACTAGATTTGTAGAAGTAAAAAATAAATTAGAAAAAACAGATGATAGTGATTTGATATCGAAAGCATTATTAGGATATGCTTTTACTAATAGTAATTCGCCACAATTCTTTAAAAATAATAAACTAGATAATATTTCTAATTTAAATATTGAATTAAGATCAACAAATCCTTTAGATATTGCACAATTTGCTGGTGGAGGAGAAGTATTAAAGTCTAAATTATCAACTATAAGAACTCTTTTAGGCGAATTTTATGGAAATGATCAAGAACTAATATCAAAATCAATTTCTAATTCTATGATAATCGATGAGGCTCGTGCTGATAAAATTATTGCTAATTTAGAATCATCTAGATCACAGTTGCCATTGTTTAAAAAACTATTTTCAGAAAAATCATCTTCTGTTGGTGTTTTAAATGGATTTCCGATTGCTAGATATGATGCTATTGGCGGTGTTCAGAGTATGAGATTTGATGAATTAAAAGATGAACAAACTATTAGAGAATTTGCAAAAAGAGGAAAATTAGCGATACAAGCTTCTCGTGGACCTGTTGGTAAACGTATAACTTATAGCGACCAAAAATCAGCAAGAAGAAGATTTGTAAATGGTGGAATAGTACAAGATATAGCATCCAATGAGGGATTATCGTTATCAGATGTTATCCTAGAAAAAATTCAATCTCTTGGAGGCATATCCGGAGTTAAAAAAATAATGGGATTAGGTGCTGGAGACAGAGGTTTAAGTTCTCTTTTGCAAGCCGGTAATATTAAGGCTGGAAAAAATTTAGAAAAAGCTGCTGATATTGTTAATAAAGCCCTAGAAACCAAACAGAATGATATAGCAAGTTTAACAAAAGTGGCTGTTGCTGGTTTAACCCCAATAGATTATAATAAAGATTTTAAATGGGATATTGGTAATAGTCGTACTGTTTTTGCTAGCGCTAGAGGCTTTCCTAATAGATATATGGCTGATGTGTCCAAAATGCAAGAAGAGTCTTCTCAAGCCGCTAGTAAGTTTGCAGAAAATGTTCAGTATACTAGTATTTTTGGCAACAAACAACCGTTAGTATTTGACTTTGATGAAACATTAGTGTCTGGTGCTGATATACTTGATGCTAGTGGGAAACCAGATATTCCACAATATTCAAATAGAGATGCTGTCAAACAAGCATTAGGAAAAGGAAGGTTAACAAGATTAGGAGCAAAACTTAAAACTCTAATAGATGCTGATCCTAATTTTATTAAACAAACAAGAATATTAACAGCTAGACCTCAAAGTACCGCCGATTTATTATCTTCTACTTTAAAAAGTTTTGGTTTGCCATATGATACTTCTCTTATTACCGGGGTAAGTAAAGGATTAGGTACAGATATTCCAGGAGCAAAAGCAGCCAATTTAGCAGCTACAGAAAAATTAATAGACGATTCATTAGCAAATGTTAGTGCTGCTAAAAAGTTGGGTAAATCTGCGTTTTTATATAGTGAACCAAAGGCTGGTGGTGCCGCATTTGATGAATTAATGGGACAGGGAAATATTGAGGGTGCTATTGTTGAAAAAGCCCTCGGTATGTTATTGGGATACCAATTAGATGTTGATAAATTAGAAAGAAATAGGGCCGTTGATTTTCCAGATGGATTAGGAGCGGCTGCACAATTTTTTGATATTGATCCTAATATTCCAACAGAGGTTAAACGCACATTAAATAATGATAGTTTTAATAAAGCAAGAGAAGAATTTGGACGATTCTTTACAGAAAATCCAACAAGGTTTGCTGATGGTGGAGTTGTTCCGGCACTATTAACTCCCGGAGAGGCTGTTATTGGTCCAGAATTAGCACAAAAGATTGGATATGGCAAATTACGACGAATGAATCGTGCGGATAAATATGCTAGTGGTGGACAAATTAGTATAGTACCCGGACAAGGAAATAGTGATACCTACGGTCCTGTTCCATTACCTGTTGGTAGTTTTGTTATTAGAAAAAAGGCCACTCAGGCTTTAGGATTTAATAATGGCGGAAATGTTACCACAAGCAATGCTCAACAATCATATTATGCTTCACAACAATCTGCTAGAGTAACCAGCATATTCTCAAGTATTAGTCCAAAGTTAGCAGATACATTACAAAGATTTAATGAGAATCTTGGTGGAACTGTTGCTAGTTTAGGATTAGCAGCCACCACTCTTAGTAGTCAATTACCAAAATTATATGCTAGTATAGATAGATATGCTGGCACATCATTACTCAGAAGTGCCGAAGCTGCTGGAATAACAGGTGCTTTACAACAGGGTGGCGCTAATCTTTTTGCTTCTAAAAATATTGCCGAGCAGGCTGGTTTTGGTAGAACAGGCACAGCGGTTACAGTTTTAGCAAGTACTATTGGTGGTGCGGTTAGTGGATATTTAAGAAGCAGAGAAGAAAAACAGGCAGAAAATATAAGTAATGCTATTAAAGAAAGTGATAAAAGATTAGAAAATATCTTTAATCGCTTAGAATCAGCAATATCATTATCAGCAGAAGAACGTAAAGGATTAAATCAACAATTATTAACAGAACTTGCTGGTCAATATAGTGCATTAGCAACTCCGTTAGAAAATGTAACAGAAACCTTTTCATCAAAAATATCAAGAGCAGCAGAATCATTGAGTGGGGCAGTATTAACATTTGCTTCTTTAAGAACAGCAACTAGACGATCAGATGGCGGTATAGTTTATGCTAGTAAAGGAACACTAGTTAATTATGAACCCAAAGGAACTGATACTATACCCGCTATGCTTAGTAAAGGAGAATTTGTTGTAAATGCTAGATCTACTCGTAAAAATCTTGGACTTTTAAATGCTATTAATAAAAATAAAGGTGGTATTATTAGTCCAAATTATTTAGCAATTGGTGGAGGATTGCGTACTCTTGCCGATTTTACGCCATTTGTTGGCAGCATATTGGATATTCTTGAAGGAGGAGGAGATATATTAGGAGGTAAAAGAGGGAGTGGATTTGGTAAAATTGGTATGGGTATTGGTGGACTAGGACTAGATATTTTTAGTGGAGGATTAGGCAGTCTTGGTAAGGGTGTTGCTAAAACAGCTATCAAAACAGGTTTACCAACAGCTATTGGTAATTTAGGAAGATCAGCGATTACTAGAGTTGCTGGTGGTAGAGGAGCAGCAGGTGCGGGAGCAGGTGGTGGTATGTTAGGAAGATTAGGGTCTTTTGCCGGATCTGTTGCTAATATGACCACGGGAAGTTTAGCTTTAGCCGGTGGTCAGGGATTGTATAGTTATTTGTCTGGTGGTGGACCAACAGCATCACAAAATACCAGACTGGCCGGATTAGGAGAAATGTTTAAAACATCATTACCAAGAGCAGCAGAAGCACAACTATCTGGTATGACCACACAACAATTATTAGATCAAAGAAGACAAACACAATCTTTTAAAGAAGGCTCAAAAGAACAAATAGATTTCTTGAGTGGACAAGATAGTATAGTAGTAAAAACAAGACAACTTGCTGAATTAAATACTGATAGAGCAAAAGCATTAGGATTAGAATCTTCCAAACTAGAAGAATATATAGCAACAGCAAAAACAGCAAAGGGAGTTGATCCTACTAAACTTAGTGAAGACCAAAAGAAAGCATTAGAAGCTGAAAAATTAATTTCAGAAGCTAGAACCAATTTATATGTTGAGGCTTTTGAGGCCAATAGTGCATTAGCTAGAGAAGAAAAAGATGTTTTAATAAAACAAGCATTAGAAGCACAGAAAAAAACCGAACAAGGTATAGCATTATCCAAAGAAGAACAAGCTGCTCTAGACAATGTTATTGGCAAGGGTAAAGAATATGTTGCTAATGTAACTAGAGAAATTAATGAAAAAGATCTTCTAAAACGCACAATATCTGCTGTTACAGCATCAACACGCAATTTTACTGATGTTATTAATAATTTATCATCATCGCTAGATAGGGCGTCGTCATCTTTTGAAACATCATTGGACAGAATAGATATTGCTGTTGGATCACGGTTAACTGGTCGTGCAGAATTTGGTAAAGTAGACAGAACAAATGAAAACGTTTTCAATAATCTAAGAGCTTATACTCAAAGAGAAATAGCTGCTGCTAGTGCTGGTATATCTAATATGTTTGGATTTAATAGAATGCAAACTGGAACTAGAACAAATGAAAGAGGACAAGTTATACCAACAACACTAGCCGATACTTTAACAGAATCAACCTTAGCCCTTAGAACATTAGAGGTTGAATTACCAAGAATTTTAAGAAGTAGTGCTAATGTGGCAGATAATAATCAAAATATACAACCACAAATAAAAGAAGCATTAAGAGCTGGTGGATTGAATGAAACTACCGCGAGAGAAATAGCAACCCAAATTACTAATAAATTAAACGAACCCAATAGACAAGGTAATGCTATTTCATTTAGTGATATTGCTAATGATATTCCAGGATTTTTACAAACTATAGATAGTCTTAAAAAGCCTGTGGAATTTCAAGCCAAAATAACCAAAATAGTTAATGATAATTTAGAAAAATTTAATCAAAAATTACAAAGTGCCTCTGATGCTTTGGTAAGAGCAGCAGAAATAAGATCAGAATTTGAAAGAACAGGAAATGATTTTGCCACAAGATTATCTCAATCATTAGGATTCAGTACATCTTTGGATCAACAAAATGCCGCATTTAATGCTGAAATTAGATCACTATCTACTGTGATCGATGAAAATGGACGAATAATGCAGCAAGGAACAACTGATCCATCTGTGTTAGCACAAAGAATAGAGCAGGGTAACGCTAATATTGCTGCTGAACAAGAAAGATTCATCAGAACAAATTTTGCAGGAAACGATGCTGAAGTTGCTAGATCCCAATATGCTATTATGAAACAAACACAAGCGGTTAATCAAAGTCAAAAAGCATTAGAAAAATTAGCAAATGATAGTTCAAGAGCCAGTAATGCTTTGAACAAAATAGAAGAAAGAAGAGGCACTCTGGAAAGTAGAAGATCAGGAATATTAGATGTTATTGGTAATATGAATAATCCTGATTACCTAATGCAATTAATACAAAGGGCTGGGGCCGTTAGTAGATTTGAACAAGGTAATGCTTCTATGGAGGATATCAGTCTTATTGCTCAAAATATAGATCAAATATTGACACTAAGAGGAGGCAAAGAAGGTCAGGACTTTTTAAGAAAATTCGGTCTCTTTATAGAAAGAAATTTTGCAAAAGAAAAACCAGAACTAAGACTAGGTGAGTTTATTAGTACAGCATTTAAACCAGAAACCGATCCTATTGTGCAACAAATGGCAGCAGCTGCTACTGAATATACAAGAATACAACAAGAGGCTCAACAAAAATTAATTAAACAACAAGAAGATGCAGCAAAAAAGATAACTGATACATTACCAACAGCAGCAGAAATCTTTAGGACCACTGTTGTTGGAGCAGCCAGAGAGGCTGCTGCTGAATTTATGAGGATGGGAAATGCTAATAATGGTCAGCAACAGCAACAAGCACAAGTACAAGCTAATATGGCGAATATTGGAATTAATGGAAATGCTAATATTAATGTTTTGCCACAACAGCCACAAAAACAGGAAATTCCACAAATTCCACAGATACAACCAGTTAGACCAGTTAAAAAAGCCAAAGGAGGAATGATATATGCTAGTAATGGACAATTTATAAACTTTCAACCAAGAGGAACTGATACTGTTCCTGCTATGTTGACTCCGGGCGAATTTGTTGTTAATGCCAAATCAACATCAAAACACTTGCCATTGCTAAAAGCTATTAATAATGGAGTTAAAGGATATAGTAGTGGAGGAGTAGTTTATTTAGCAGACGGAGGCAAACCAGACGAACAAAATAATGCTGGACGATTCGTAGTTCAAAATGGTATGCCAGTTGATATTAATAATCCTATGAGTATGAATCAACCACTAACTAGAAAGCAAATATTAGAACAAAGAAGCAAACAATACCAAGATATGCAAAGAGCCAGAAAAGAAGCATACGCAGCTATTGAAGACGATAGAAGGATTAGGAGATATGACATAGATTTAGACAATAGAAGATTCGAGCGAAGACAAGCAAGAGATTCGGAAATAGTCGATTTGATTGCTAATGGAGATTTAGTTGAAACAGCAAGATCATTAGGTGATAAATTGGGCTTCGCATATCAATATCGTCGAGCTGATGGTTCTTATTCTCCTGATATGCAAGAAAGTGCAGCCTTAACCGCTGCTAGAAAAATTAAAAGAGAAAGAGAAAAAGAACAAGAATTATCTCGTAGATATAAACCAGTAACATTAATGGAAGAAGTAATAGCTGAAATAAGTGGAAAACCACCTGAACCTCAACCTCTCACATCAAATGAAAAATCACAATTTGAATTATTAGATAGAGGACGCAAAATAGCAGCTCAGGCTGGTTGGGATATTAATGAACACAACAAGCTCGTTAGTGAGCAAACATGGGGTCATAGGAATCCACTATCTGACTCTGATAGAGCAGCATTTGATGCGTATAAAGATTATGAAATTAAAAAACAAGCTGCTAAAACAGAAGAAGAAAACCAAAAAATAAAAGGAGAAAGACACACAGCCGAAATAAAATTAATAAATAAGGATATTGATGAAGCTGCAAAGAGAGCAAATGATACAAGACTAGCTGCTAAAACAGAAGCTGAAGCAAGAAAAGAAGCAAGAAAAACAAGCATAGAGACAAAATATGATAATAAAATAGAGGGTATAAATAAAACATTACGCAGCATTATACATACCAATGGTAATAAAGATGATCTAAGTCTTATGGTGGCAGAAATGTCCGGACTTCCAGGATTATCTGAGGCTAGAGCACAGGAACTAATAGCAATAGCTAAAAGTGAATTTTTACAACAAAAAGAACAACAAGTATTATCGGAACAACAAAAACGAGACACAAAAGCAGTAACCTCTGCTGAAAAAGAGAAAAAACTTCAACAAGATCAACAAGAACGACAACAAGAAGAAGACAGAAGAATTGCAGCAATAGCTAGACAAGAAAATATATGGGTAGATCCGATAACTGGAAAAGTACAAGGAAGAACAGAGAAAGAATTAGCAGAAGCTAAAAAATATAAAGAAACAAATAGAAATGCCCCTACTACAGAAGTAGTACTGTATAAAGGACAAGATGGTAAATGGGCCACAAAACCAGGTAAATCACTATTCCCACCAAGTGATCTAAGAAATAAATCTAAAAAAGAATTAGAAGATATGGAGAAGGCCATAGATTTTGCTAAAAAGAATGCTAAAAAGGTTAAAGGCCAAAGACTAGCAGAAACAGAAGATAGATATCAAGAACTATTAACAAAAAATAAAAATAAAAAACTTACTACAAATGAAACTGTGGAATATGCTAGACTAGCTAGAGAAAGAGGAGTTGATTGGAAAGAATTAAGTGGTGCTTCCGCAGGTATGGATCAGGCTATTAGAGAAGAAAGTATAGCATCTCAAACAGCAGCAATGGATGCTATCGTAGGAGCAAATGTTTCTGCTACTACACCAGATCAAATGCGCAGAAATTTGGATAGAAAAGAAATAGAATCTTTCGTAGAAGAAAAGAAGAATCTTCCTAGTGTGACTCCGGGAACTTTATTGGTTGGTGGTGCTATGATGGCGGGTAATGCTTTGGGTGGCGGAGGAGCTAAAATCACAGACGAACAAATAATGAATTATGGTAGTATGGAGATTCCTTGGAGTGCTAGCGAAGAATCAAATAGAAAATATGGATTCAAACCACGAACTATTAGAACACCTGGTTTAGCAAGTACTATAGACTTTTTTGCTGAAAGTAGTAATTTTATTCCGATAGGCGCCGGTTCTGTTGGAGCAGCAGCTGTTCGATCAAATGCCGCAAGATTAACTAGCAGATATGGTAAATTAGCAACTAGTGGTCGTGTTGTTGATAGTGCTGCTGCTAGAGCATTAAATACACAATCAGCAAATCAAAGTAGTAGAATAGCAAAAGCGGCACAAGAACAAGCCGCAGAGGCTACTAGACAGCGTATTGCTTCTCAAGAATTTACACCGACTGTAAGATCATATAATACAGGATTTAGTAGAGAAGGCTATTCTCCTATGCAGTTATCCATGATGGATAATGCTCCTACTCCAATGAAGGAAGCCGGGGATTTATATTTTGATCTTGGAGGTAATCCTAGAGTAAGTACCAGTACAGTAATGTCCAGAGTCGAACAGGGCTGGGAAGATCGACAAATTGCTGATATGCTAATGAGAGAGAACTCTGCTAATATTCCCGAAAGAAAATCTTTAGTAGAAATGACAGGCGGAGAAGAAGCATTTAATACTGCTAGAATAGCAAAACAGGGCGAAGCTGAAGATGCTGCTCTCACATCACAACGAGGTCGTCCAAAGTCTCGCTATGATATTACTCCTCCAATAAGTAGTATGGATCCCTTAGAGGCGACAAGAGCAAGAATGTCTGGAGAAACACCCACGATTTCACCAAAAGAACAAGCAGTAGTAAGAGCTGTTGAACAAAATCCATCAGCAACAGTATCTCAAATAGCAGAAACAATACGGAATGACACTGTCTATAAAAAACGTGGTGGATTAATATATGCTAGTAATGGAGCCTTAATTCCTTATTCTCCTCGTGGAACTGATACTGTTCCGGCCATGCTAACTCCTGGTGAATTTGTTGTTAATAGAACATCCGCTCAAAAACATATGGGATTATTACGAAGTATTAATAATAATCCTAATCAATATCTTAATAAGGGCGGAATGGTACAATATTTGGCGGAAGGTGGTTTGGGAAGAGGTGGAACCGTTTCATCCAATGGTGGCGCTATAGACTTTAGTGAATTTTCTAATTCGGTGGGAGCTTTTGGAACATATGTTTTAACAATTCAAGATAGTTTTAGCCAAATTCAAAATCTGGACTTTGGTGTATTCAAAAGTAGTGTTGATTCATTAATATCAAGTTTTGCGGCCCTAAATGGTCCGGCCAATTTGTTTAATAATGCGGCACTAGCTTTTGGTAATAATATATCAGCAATAACAACAGCTATAAATGCTTTAAGTAATATTCCTGATACTATAAATATTAATGGACGAATTGATATGCCAAGTAATATAACAGTATCACTAGAAGGTAATACTGGAGATTTAAGCATAGAAATTAAACGAGACATTCTAAATGCTGTAGCAAACGCACTATCTCAGGGTAATCCTGGTATTAATGTTGATAAATTAAGAGAACAATCATAATATAGGAATTAAATAATGTCAATAAAAAAATATTATTATAAAGTTCAAGAAACCTCTAACACATTAGGCACTATTGGACTAACTCTTGATGGGGCCACAACATCATACGAAAGATTTATTGATACTATAGGAACCAACAAAGATTTTACATATAGTGTTATTAATACCTCTAATACTTTAGAGTGGGAATATGGAGTTGGTCACTTAGAAAATGTTCTTGGAAATTATATTTTAAGCAGAGATCAAATATTATCGTCATCTGCCGGAGTATCATTAGTCTCATTTAGTAGTGGTGTGAAAAATGTTGATTTAATTCCCACAGACCATAATATTACTAATTTAAGTATAGTCTCCGGCAATACGGATGTTGACTATATATCATCAACATATGCTATAGATGCGTCTAATGGAAATTTATCTATTAATTTACCACTAATAGCAGACGGTTTTGATAATGCGTCAAATTCTCAGTCTGTAACTATTGGCTTTGTTCTTAACACTACCAGTGGAAATGTTACAGAACAAACTAATGCTGTTACTATTGTTCCCAGCGGCGCCGATACTATTGCTGGCACAGGACAATATAATATTTCTATTAAAAATGATTATATACAATTTGTTGCTGATCCATCTTCCAATAATTGGATTTTACTAGATCCCATCCAAGACAGTATTTATCCATCAGGTGGAAATGGGGCCATTCAATTTGCAGAAAATCAAGGATTCAGTTATAGCACAGGATTATACTGGGATATTAGTAATAATTCATTGGTCGTTGGTTCAAGTGGTATAACAAATTCCACAATAGTTTTATCATCATTAACCTCATCAATATTCAATAATAAGTCTGGAGATATAGATTTTGTTATTAATGGTAGTGGAAATCAATTATTTTTAGCCGATGCATCAACAAATAGAATTGGTATAAAAACTAATAGTCCAACTCAAACATTAGATATTGTTGTTAGTGGTAACGATGGCGTTTGTGTTAGAACAACCAGTTCATCAAGTGTTCCACAATATATTATAAAAAATAATTATACAGGATTATCTCAAGGAGATGATATTGGTTCATTAGTATTTAATGCTCTAGATAATGCATCAAATTCCACAGACTATGCTAAAATATTAGTAGAATTTATTTCTAAAGTTAATGGAGCAGAAGAAGGAGTTCTTAAATTACAGGTTAATAAAGACGGATCACTACAAACAGTTGCAGAATATGCTTATAGTGGTATAGTATTGGGTCATGATAATACTAATGTTAATGGTATAATTATTGGTGAACAAAATATTAATTATGGTGATAATATTATTATTGGTTATTATAGTTCTGGTAATGCCACTAATAGTATCATTATTGGAGATAACAATTTAATTTCTTCTGGATCATTTGGGGGTATAATTGGACAAGATCATAGTTTATCAGGAGTTAATTCTTGGATACTGGGAGGATCAGGACTATCTGCAACAGGAAATAATCTTACATATTTAGCCTCTGATAGTAATAACTATATTAGTATACAATCTTCTGGCAGATTAAATTATAATGGACTAAATAGTTCCGGATTAATTTTAGCTATTACTAACGAAGAAGTATTAACTTCAGGTAATACCGATAGTATACATTTAAATTTTTATAATACTGCTGGACAACAAATTACTGGATTAAAAGTTAGTAATAAAATTACTATTCCAACCTCTGGAAATGAAACATCAGTTTTACAAATTTATGGTCAACAATCTGGTAGTAGTGTTAAAATATTAGAGATTGCTGATACTAATATTACTCTTGGAAATAATTCTTTAAGTAGTGGTAATATTATCATCGGTAATGATAATACAGTAAACGATAGCGGCAATATTATTCTTGGTAATAATGTTGTTATCAGCGGATTAAATACCACAATATTAGGATCGTCTAATGTTGTAAATAGTGGTATTGATAATATAACTATCGTTGGAGAATCCAATACAGTAGATACTTCTGGCAATAATAATATTACAGTAATTGGTCTTAGCAATAATGTTGATGAAGATTATTCTACAACAATAGGAATGTCAAATACTAATAGCGGATTATATAGTACCGCTATCGGTTTTGATAATGGTGTTGATGGTTCTTATATATCTGTAATCGGAGAGCAAAATTTAGTTACAACTAATGGATCAGTAGTTTTTGGAAATAATAATACTATTGATAATAGTGGAATTAATGCTCAGGGTTTTGCTATCGGAGCCGGTAATGATATAGATGCTTCTGGTACTGGCATAGCAATAGGATCAAACAATATTATTTCTGGTTTTGGTGGTTCGATATATGGATTAAATAACTCTAGTTCCGGCTTAAACAATACTATCATAGGTAACAATAATACATTAAACGGATCAGGATTATTTGTAATAGGAAACAATATTACATATTCTGGCTCTGATGGTATTTATATATCTTCCACAGGATCCAGTATAGAATTAGTATCTAATCAAGTCAAATTATCTGGCGATATTTATATCAATAATACTGGAGTTGGTGAGTATGTTCAAGATATTATTGGTAATATAATTACTGGCACAGGTAGTGTTTCAGTATCATATAGCGATGCCGGAAATCAGATAATAGTATCGGGACAAACCATATATAATGAAACAATTAGTATTGTGGGTAATAGCGGTTTAACAGGAAGCGGGTCATTTACACTAAATCAAAGTTCTGGAGTATCGATTACGCTTAGTCATAATGATACATCAACTGTTAGTAATAGTGGCGTTACCAATACTAGTGGAAATGTTATACAATCATTAAGTTTATCGTTTGATACATACGGCCACACAACTGGTTTATCAATATCATCAACAAATTTGGACTCTCGTTATGCACTAACATCACATACTCACACATCGTCTAATATCACAGATTTTAACAGTTCTGTCAGTGGATTGTTACCAGTTAAAGATGTTAATGGTACTGGTTATGTTGTTGTCACAGACAGTCTTGGAATCTACACAGTAAGCGTAACAGGGCTACAACCATCAGGATCTTATGCTGCTAGTGTTCATACTCATATATCCAGCGATATAACTAATTTCAACAGTGCGGTTAGTGGATTATTACCATCAACTCCTTATATTTTTGCTTCTGGTGGTGGCACATTAACTAGTGGAACAGCAACATTTTCGATTACTAATAATTTAGTTAGTGGAACAATTATACCACAATCTTTATCGTTTAAATTTGGACAATCAGTATACGATCTTTCTGTTAATGTCACAGGATTAGTACAACCAATTAGTATAACTGGAGTATCTGGAGTAGCACAGGTATATTATAATAATAATTTAATTCAGGGTAGTGTAATAACGAGTGGTTCTCCATCATCATTTGATGTGTCGGTAACTTATACCGGTATGGGATCAGGGGTAACAACCTCGATTGATTTATATGTGGTTGGTATAAAAGTATAGTTGTTAGATAAAGGACTAGCCTATGTTAACATTAGGATCATTAACATTAGACCCGTCGCCGTTTGTATCATCTAGTTATGAATATAAATTATTAAACAATGGCAGAGTGGTAGGAGTAGTTAAAAAACTAACCCTAAGTGGTTCGATAATAAAAGAATCAGCATCAGATCTTCTTCTTGAAGCCAAAAAAATCAACGAATGGTTTGGATTACAAGCTAATAGATATATTAATAATGTTACTATCAATGGTCAAGTATATAATTTTATTATTATTGATTCTGTTAGTATTGATAATAGTGATTGGGTAAACAAATTAACATATTCCATCCAATTGACTGCTCCACCAGAGAGCACTCTTGTAATTCCTTCTAATGTTTTGAATCTATCATATAATGATTTTATTGAACAAATAGATATAAGTGAAACATTGGAGTTAGAATCAGATAAACAAGGAACATATTATATAGCTGCTAATGGTTTTAAAACCGTTAACGGAACAGTAAAATGGAGTTGTAAAATAGGAGTAACTTGTCGTAGATCATCAACAAACTCTGCTATTAAAAATGCTGAGAATGTTTTGAGAAGAATTATATTAACAACTCCTGATAGAAAAGAATTTGATGAATATAAATTATGGAATAAATTTTTACAAACCAGATCCATAAATATGAATGCTAGTAATGGATCCATAGATTTTGATTGTTCTGTTGTTATGATACCAGATACAATTATAAATAATTGTCTAGTTTCTTTTAATGAGTCAAATAGTCATAATTATGTGGAAAATAGCCATACAAAATCTTTTAATATGGAAATAGAAGGATTGGTGCCTATAAATTGGTCGGATATTATAAATATATCATCATCTTGTTTACCAGGTAAATATGATGCAGCATATCAATTTGCAAATAGTATCGTTGGTGCGTACAGAAGTCCAGATAGTTATCAATCCTTAGACTTAATTTTGCAAAAACTAAATTGTCCAATTTTTTGTAATACTTCTACGGATGCCTTTTGTTATTCTCCGAGAAATTCCACAGTAACACACTCTATAGTTGATGGTTCTGTAGGATTAAATTTTGAATGGGGATCTGATCGCAATAACTGTAATAACAATGGTATTTCTGTGGAAATAGAAGAAACGATGGCATCATATAATCAAAGCATTAAAGAATTTACAAGTTGGGCTATGCCATATACCATAATACAAAATCTTAATTGTACGAAAGCGCTGATAAAAAGTTTTCAAATTTCTGCACAAAGTAGATATCAGTGTCCTAATAGCTTAGTCAGATCAGAAGCAACGAATGCCGCATCGAATGTTTATAATTTATTACCATCAGAAGGAGAGTGGTTTTTAGTTAAACATACATCTTCTGAAACTAATACTTCCTACACTATTAATATGGACTTTGTAAGAGTATGCCCATAGATAATGCATTTTTATTAATTAACAATAGTGCCATTAGACCAGCGCCATCTATAACGATGGAATACGAAAAATTTATGTCTGGTGAGTATTTAATTGGTGGTATATTAAAAATTAATTTAGAAGGACAAATTATTGGTAACAATTTGAATGATCTTAATAATAAAATTAAAAATATTGTTAATTATAGTGGTAAATGTCAAACCATTAAAATATCGTGTGGCGCCACTAAATTAGTTGATGGTATAGGATTTGTTGGAGCAGTAAATGTTACACCATCTGACCAACCCTTTATGGTCAACTATACCGCTACCATTGATGTTGGTATTAATAATGGTAAAAAAGTAATTGTTCCTGATGAAAGATTTTTATCTCTTTATGATGTTAATATTCCTGATAATCTGATATTAGCATCCTATGATGAATCGTTGTCGTTATCTGGAGATGAATCTTTATCTAATACTGGTTTTTATGGTCAGTCTTTTACAAAAGCTAGTCTAAAATTTAGTGGAAGTATTAGTATTCAGGCCCACAATCATATGTGTTCCAATAATACAAATTCTATATTAGATCAATTATATAGTATACTAAATAGTAGAGCAAATAGATTATTAAGTTTAGATTCCACACTAATAGACTCCTATCCTTTATTGCAAAATTATTGTAATGGATCTTGGGAGGCTATCCATGACACTAAATCTTTGTCAATTAATAAATTAGATCATAAAATTGAATGGAAATTTGATTTATTTATAATCAGTGGAGAATGTCATCCAAAAGGCATAGTAAGTGTTAATATTACAGAAAGCACGGATCAAACTACCGGATTAAGTACTTTTAGTGCTAAGGGTAGTATCAAAGGATTAAATAATAGAACATCTTCTGTTATAGATCATAATATTATGAATAATGATAAAATTAATAATGCTAGACAAATTTATGATGATATGGCTGCTACTGGGCCGTATATTGGTGGAGCATATGGTTACGAAATTTTTGGATGTTTTACTGCTGCTAATTTACCTCCTAACACATGCTATCAAAGAACATCTTCGCAATCTACTCAATCTACAAATAATGGCCAAATAGAGTTTGATTTTACATATTCTGATGTAGAATCTTGCCAACTTGGTGGAAATAATATAGAAATATCTATTGATGAAGAATATCCAACACAAAAATATATAGAACATATTATTCCTGGCAGAGGATCAGCACTAGTACAAATCAGTAATTCTGTTTCTGCTTATAAGGTTAATATAACAGCAAGTGGTAAATTAAATAGTTGCGATACAACACAAATGAATAATTTAGTTAGTTGTGTTTATGGACAATTTTTACAAACAATCAATAGTAGAGGCTTTAATCAATATTTATTAATTAAAGAAGATATTACTCTTGGTAAATACTCATATAAGATTACTAGAAGTTATATAGGTTGTTAGATGAATATAGATTATACTATTAATAATGTTTCTTGTAATGGAGGAGATGATGGATCTATATCTATAGATACTATCGTATTAACCTCTGGCGAATATAATATTTATGGCTTTAATTATACTATTGATTGGACAGATAATATTGATAATGAACAATTATTAAATAGTAATTTAATTGCTACATCTTTAAGTGCTGATACTTATGGTTTTAGATTATTTGGAAATAGTACCTATAGTTCTTGGACATATGTAAACGTTACTGAACCATTACCACTAACAATTAACAGTATAATTAAAAACAATAATCCATGTAATACAAATGCAACTATAACCGTTAATATTAGTGGTGGGACACCGCCATATACAACAACATATGATATTTACTCTATAGTCGGTTCTGGTACTGAAGTTGTATTTTCTGGACTAAATATTGATCTTAGTTCTTTAATATCTGTTACTGATACAGAAGGATGTTCTGTAACTAGCGACAGCACAACGGATATAGTTTTTTCTAATACTACTATTGATTTTTTATCACAAAGTCCACCATTAATTTATGATGATCATTTAGAATCTTTTACTTTTTCTATTACTGGATATGGTCCATTCAAAATATTAATATGGAATACTGATGATAATGGTAATAAAAATACTGTTGTTGATACAATAGAATTTTTTGATACATCTTATCTCACTAGTATTAATAATAATATATTTACTTATGATATAGGATCAATTATTTATCCAGGATCATATATTTTTGATATTATTGATTCTAATAACTGTTCAATTACAACATCTGTTTTAAATGCCCAGAATAGTAATCCTTTAAGTGTGAACTTAACATCTACTAATAATAATCCTATAGATAATGGATTTTTTATAAATACATCAACTATTTTTGATACATTATTGATACCAATCAATCTAATTATTAATAATAATAATTTATTAAATTTTATAAAACAACTTAATCTTAATGATAAAATTTTGATTAAAATAAATGATGTAGAATATTTACAAAAGGTAATTCTATTTAACAAAAATAAAAGTAATATTGATAATAATTATTTAGATATTTTGCAATTAGCGCCATCTTTAGATTGGTGGTTTTTTAGCATACCAATAGCTATAGGATTTGATTATACTACTCTCACAAATATTTTTACAGATAATATACGTTTAGTATATAATAATGAAGAATATACTATTATTCCCGAACTAGATAATGAATCATCAACCATTAAACTAATTAGAGGAGCATTAATATCAACAGCATTTAATACTTCCCAATTTAGCAAAAATAATAAAGTAGGAGTTTATTCTTTAAGTGGATCAGAATATACACTAATACAAGAAATAGAATCCACCTATAATACATCCCTATATAATACTTATGTTGCCGGTTTAGTATATCATATTAATTTTATGGATAATAATATTATTAATAGTAATATAGATATTTTTAATCCACAAATCGATGCTCCATCACTAGATAAACTATCCTATCAACAAAAGGTTAAGAATGCTTTGGCTTTCATAAACAATACAAATAATACCACATATATTGCTGCATCACAAAATTATCAAAACAATGGTGGAATAACCTTTAATATTACTGGTGGATATATAGATAATAATTATTCTATAGAATATAAATATTGGAACGAAGAATCTAATAATTTACAAAATATTTATTTGAATAACAATCCTTTAACTCAAACAAGAGCATACGGATTAAAAGAAGGCGTATATATTGTTAAAATTACAGACAAATATAATAATAAAATTAAAATATTAAATAATATATCTTATGATAATCATTATAGTGAAGCATTAAATTATATATATAATATTTTTAATACTACTCCATCAAATTTAAATTTTCAGTATGGAGATCTACTAATTCCAGTATATAGATTGGGTTCGTCATCTACCACACTTCAAAATAGTATAATAGGTACTGATCCACCAATAATTCCACCAGTTCCTGATCCTATAATTTTAACAGAAGAAATTATACAAGTTAATGTTACTAATAATAGTATATATAATAATAGTTTAATAGTAACTATTAATCCAACTAATATTAGCGCACATATTAGTGGTCCTAATGGTTATAATAAGATATTTTCTAATAAAACACAATTTAATAATTTACCACCAGGGGTATATTATATAAGTGGTAATGATAATGAATTAAGAAATAATTATTTATTTAACAAATTAACTAAAGTTTATGTTAGCAATAATTTACAGGATAATATTAATATTATTTTTGATAGTTATTTAAATCAATATATTGTAGGAAATTAAAATTATGCCATGTCAAAATGTTTCCGCCACGATGGCACTATATGATGCTATAACACAAGTCAATATCTTTGGTAATACTCCGATAGAAATTACTTCATTTACTTCTAATATAGGATTTAATAATCAAGAAAGTTCTGTTTCAATAGATCTTGTCATTAATCAGTGTACAGTTGGAGGAATAGCGGATCTAAATACTGGATATGCGGTAAATTTTATATGCAATGGTTTTAGTTTTGGAGGCATAGTTAAAAGAATAGAATACTCCGAGAGTGATGCTGGTATCAAATATAAGATAGAGATTGGGGACACAAGAAAGTTATTAGACGGAGTACAACTACTATTAAGTGGATATTATTGTAATTTACAAGGTGGTAATTTTATCAATGTATTAAATTTAATAGAAGGAAGATCAGCTGGATCAGCATGTAGTGGACAACTATCTCCAGGATCATTACCATCAATCGGCAATTGCGCCTTTTATGGTTTAAGTGGAGCGGGAACTGGTCGAGGTATTTCGTATTTACAAGCTATAACGGCTATAGCAAATAGTAATAGTCCAGTATTAACAACTGCTGGTACTAGTTTGTATATGAATTTAAGCCCTATAGTAGGTTTGGCAAGTACTATTCCATATGCTACCACAGATGGCTCTAGTATGAGTTTGTTAGAAATGATTACAGCCATTTGTGATGAATCAGGATACGACTTTATAACAACGTTAGTTGGTAATATTATCAATTTTATACCAATAAACAGAAGAACTAATCCTCAGTTTGGTCAAATTTCATCACTAATTAATTTAGCAAGATCTGGTGGAACTCTTATATCTGCTAGTCAGGGTTTGGAAGAAACCTATGAACCAACTAGTAAAATAGTAATAGGAGATAAGGTTCAATATTTAAAAACAGGGTCATCTTATTGGTCACCATCTTTTACCACAATGTTATTGGGATACACTAACGATGGTTATCCTATTAGGGCCACACAACAGCAGCTCAATAGTGGAATAAATATAAATACAACCACACTAGCATCATCTTTTGCATCAGTAGGCTATAATATAGCAAATTCTTTATCTATCAAAGAAAGTGAAATTTTATCTTTAGGAAGTTTATCATTCTGGAAAGCATATTCGTTAACTAATACGGATAGTATTGGAGCATATATTGGTCGAACTTTGTTGGGAGAACAATGGGAAACGCTAACCACCCAAGCTATTAACTCATTACTAACAATAGCTGGACAAAATAAATTAGGAGAATACTCAGCTTTACAACAAGCAATAAATAGTGTGGTGAAATCAGCAACTATAGCAGCACTATTTGATGATGTTGCTTATAGATGGCTAAAATCTTTTGTTGATGAATATTATGGTAAGCAATGGTTAGTAAATATTAAATCTAGAGTATGTTATAATGCTCCATATGGTCTTTATGGCCCATCAATATCCGAAGGTGGATCAATATTAGTATCAGATGCTCCTTCTGATGGCGGATGGCCAGATAGCAGTAATATATTAGGATTGAATTATGGAACAGCAGATACTAGTTTATTTCAGTTAGATGATGGTCGCATAGGATCATTTATAGCTTTTAGAAGTAATATTATTGCTAATAAAACATGGAAAAATAACTCAATAGTTTATTATCTTAATACTGGTTTATTAAGTGGTGAGTATATATCTAAAAATGGTTTTATATATATGCCATGTTCTATAGATAGTAAAATGTATAACGGTATTGATAATAATGTTGAACTTTTAGTAAAAACACCATTTATTCCACTAAGTATTAGGCCCACAACATCAACTACTATTGCTAATGGATTGTATGCTTTAAGTGTTTTAGCAGGCGCTAACTTAACAAATATTCCACCAGATGCAAAAAGCGGTATTAATCCTACAATTTTTAATAATCTAAAAGATAATCCTGCGGCTGCTTCTTTTGATGGTATTTGTTTACCAATGAAAAGTAATATGTATGTTTATGGTCCATATATGGGATCTAGTGGTCAGGTCGGAGGCACAATAGTTCAGGAGATGAATGACTTAAATCCTTGGACATATGGCGGTGTTCAAAATATGAATTCTATTGGACAAGCATTAGCAAATAATGGATTTAAAGGACAAAATAAATCTGAAAGCGGATCAATAACATTAGCAGAAGCACCAGCGTATTCTTTGGGGCCGGTAGCATCTTTAGGAGGTTTGGTTTTAGGAAGTGTTAGTACAAATTTTGGAGAGAGTGGAGTTACAACAACATATAATTTTCAAACGTTTACTCCTAAATTCGGTAATTATGCACAAGCATTGGCTAACAATGTAAAAAGAGGAGTTGAAAATCGTAAACAAATATTCAAATATATCAAAGAATTTAATCAAAAAACAATTACCAGTATCAATAACGCTAGAACATCTGTTGTAAAAAGTACTTGGAATCTAAACAATCCGATTAACAATACTCCAATAAATCAATCATCTAGTGCTTCACAAAATAGTCCTAATATACTATTATTTAGTAATTATATTTTAAGAGGAGACATAGACGTTCAAGCTAGTTCTGGTGGTGGAGGTGGTGGTTTTGGTTCTTTTGCTATAAATCCATTTTCGTGTGAACAAATTTGTGATGGAGTACAACCAATAGGTCTTTTGCCGGGAAATAGTGGTAGTAATAATAATAAGAGAATATATTCGTTATCTGGTTTTGAAAAAACAGATGCTATAGATCAATTTTTAGACGCTAATAGATATTCTGCATATGCTATATCATCCACAGATGCAATTTTTGCACCAGTATCTTTACGAGGATCTGGTTCGTTACCAAGATTAATTCATACTAACGTTAATCAAAATATACCGTTAAGCAAATCAAGAGGCTGTATGCCACCAATATGGTTGGCTGGAAATATTATTGGGAATTTGCCCATCACACAATTATATCTCAATCCCATGCTATCATATGCTAATTTATCAGAGTGGGATGGCAGACGGGGATCTAGTAGTGTTGGTTTTACAATTAGTCATATTACATATGGTGATGATCCATCCACACTATTCCAACTTGATGATACTGATAGACAATACCAATCAGACTTTAGATTTTCTGCATTAAAGGGACCGTTGGTATTACAAAGCTGGGGATATGATACTAATGGTAAACCCATACCAAACAAAGCTGATAGTCCAGCAAATTGTGAAAATGGTAATTTTAATAAAACGGGTTTATATGATCAGTTTATGGGTAATTGGTTAGGTAATCCTAAAACATGGCCAGTTGGTCCTATTGATTTAAGATGGGATAGAGATCGAGGAGTTTGGGTCGCACCACCACCAGAAAAAATTGTTGTGGCACAATTATTGAGTGATTTAAATCCTGGTGGATCAGCACAGGCAGTATTATTAAATCCTGGCAGTGGAACAGGTTTATTTTTTAATCAATATGATGTTTATGGTCCTAACGGAGAACATATAACAGGTAATATTAGTGATGCTCAAATAGTTGTTGGAGATTTTTTGGGTCGTAAATTATGTAAAGGTACAAGAATTTATGCTTATCATTATGATGATGGTAAATATATTGCTTTAGAGGCTAGTATTGTTAATGAAGAAACTTGTGAATGTGATTGTGAAACACCAACGCCATCAACTACAACACCCACCACAACCGAAACAACGCCTCCTACAACACCCCCAACAACACCCCCAACAACACCCCCAACAACACCCCCAACAACACCCCCAACAACACCCCCAACTACGCCACCAACACCAACTACACCTCCTACAACGCCTCCAACTCCAACAACAACATATACGATTACTACAACGCCAACTACACCAACAACGCCACCCACTACTCCGCCTACCACACCTCCTACAACGCCACCATGCGATGTTTGCGATTTGGTCGATTGTTTAAGTCAACTTGGCGGAGACGGAGTACTCGGTATTTCTGGAGGATGTTTGAAAATTTATCCGTTGACTACATGTCCATCTGAAACTTAATAATATTTAAACGCAAATATCATTAATACAGGTTTTACCTTCTTCACAACCAGGTAATGGGTTGCTACACTCAGGATCATTTTCCGTGTCACAATAATAACAATTTGATCCGCATGGATTTGTGGCACATTGATTGTTGCAGCAATATCCTTGAATAGATGTAATTGTTGCATCACATTCTGGAGGTAAATCTAATCCTATAACATATTGATTCGCTTCTTCATAAGATTCAAATGGACCAGCATCTCCAGTACATCCTGTATCTTCTGGATTTGTTGGTCCACAAGCACTATTACATGCGATTTCATCGGTATAGCAGTCATTTTCTGGTAAACATGTTTCAGTACATGTTCCTATAATACATTCGTCTCCATTACAAAAATAACACGGTGATGTGTTTCTATATACATCCACATACCAGTAGATACAATCCTCATTAAATTCACAAGGATAACCACTACTACTTCCTGATCCGCTACTACTTCCTGATCCGCTACCACTAGTTCCTGATCCACTTGATGATGCGCTACTACTAGATGGAGGTAAACAACAACAATCTCCAGGACCTAATACTAAACTATCTCCGAGAGAATATATTGCTCCTTCACCATCCCACAGTATTGCATCACTCATTTATCAATCTTTTTTGTTAGGATTCCACTTGTGCCAACCTTTGTTTGGTAACCAATTACCTTCGTCATCTTTTCTTTTTGGAAATAAAGTACCACCTTTTTTATGTTGCCCAAATGATAGTACGGCCCCACAATCAGAACATCTTATTTCATAATAATCATTACCATCAACATTACGAACAATAAATCTTAGATTTGAATTATTACATAGTCCGCATTTTTCTTCAGAAAAAATTTCTTGTATAACAGCAAGTTCTTTAAAAACCTCTTTCTGACCTTCTCCTTCTAATTCAAATTCTAACTTATCATTCACTTTATATTTTAATTTCATAATCATGCCTCTTTCCAGTTGTCGTCGTAGCCTATTAGGTCTTGGGAAATATTATCAATATTTTGTTGATACTTTGATAACTCTCTTATAATAGACACGGCCTGATCATGCATCAAGTTTTTAATATTTTCAGAATAACCTAATGATACTATTAATTTATTGGTATTAACATTTAATCTTTTGGACATAACATCAATAAAATTAATTTGATTGGAACTAATCCTATTAACATTGTCGCCAGAAGGATCATCTTCAATATTAGTGGCCAATTCTTCTGCCGCAACAACCTTTCTTAATCTTAATGCTCGTCTTAGTGCTCGTCCTTCTGCTCTTGTTTCGGCTACGGCCACAGGATGATTACGATATATCTTATCGCAGTTGCCCCAATAAACGTCCGCAGAGCCATCCACAGTCAGAGTATTTAAACCTTCTGGGTCTGGTTCAGATGGATTTAAACGATACGTTAACGAATGAACAACCGTTGCTCTTTTTTCGTTGTCTGGACTAGGAGATTGAGCAACTGTTGATGTTGATGATAATAGACGACATTTTAATGCTATTTCAAATATACGACGCAATCCATCTGTTGTTGGATTACCACTAATTTTTTCATCGTCAGATAATAATCCTAGCACATAGTCATTCCATTCCAGATCATTAGGTGTGACTGTTGGTAATTTTTCTTCTGTTGATTCTGTAGTTTTTTTAACCATTTCTAATCTCCTATTTCTATAGTCCTTTGATTAATTGGCGGAAATTTAATTTGTATATTATCAAGAATAGTTTTTAATTCCTGATATATTAGTAATGCTCTTGATTTAGAAAAGTCTTTGGTTTGTTTTATTCTGATTAATACCAATCCTTTTCCTATTATTAGTCCTGTTTTTTTGTTATCATATGATATGTTTCTATTCAACACATCATCTCCCCATACCGGAGCAAAGTGGGACGGTCCGTCCACCTCAATCGCTACATTCATGGTAGGCAGAAATATATCTATTTGCAACTTGGTATTAGCTAACAATTGCTCTTTGTGAAACTCTATTTTATGATTATCCTTAATCAAACATTGAGATATGAATTTTTCTAATTTAGAACCATCCTTACTAGCTTGTCTTACTGCTTTATTAGCTTTTGTCAACATATTTTCTTTATCGTTTTTAGATTTTTTTTCCCAATTTTTTTTCGCCGTATTTTTACGATTTTCCAATTCATTATCTGATAATTGCTCCCAAGAGTGTACTAATGATACTCCAATTTTAGTTTTTGTATCGTCTGGTCTTGTTGTACCTTTAGTCGGATGTTTATGCACACCGGTGTTTAATGCATTCTTTTGAGCTTCGCTTTTATCTCTTAATGCTATACCAAATTTTATAGCATCTCGTCTAATTTTATTAGCATATGTATTGTATTTATGTGCTATATTTTGCAGTGAATTATTGTTATTAATATATTCTTCAATTATAAGATCTTGTTTTTTTTGATCAGATAAATCATTGTAATTCATTACAAATATCCTTTAGCGAATTTATAAGAGAAATTTTAACATTTGGTATGGTGGATTTCATTTGATCAACTATGATCGATGATTCTGGAGATTCATTATATATGAAATATTCGTGATAGTTATAAACTATTGGTAGATCATAACATTCTTTACTTCTTAATATAACTAATTTTGGATCGCTGTTTAAATAGTATGAATGAAAAATTGGTAAGAAAATATTTTCTTTTACCATACATTGATCAGAATAAATAGCATAAGTATATGACATATTAAAATTATTATTATTAATTTCATTTAATATCTCTTGATATGCTATATCCTTATAATTTTCTGATGTAAAAACACTAAAAGCTAACGCAATATGTTTTTTAGGATTTGGTCTTTGAAACTGCATGATTTAATATCCTTTTAGATTTATTCAATGTTTTTAAATTATTAATAAAAATATAGTCTTTATCACTAAATTCCACAGGCTTAAATAAATGTCCTTGTTCTATAGTAGTATTTATAATTTCAAATGTGAACTTATTTATTGTCTTACTAATTGAAAAAGTATTTTGTATATGTTGTTTTGTTTCTTTATTCAAATAAACCATATCGGAATATTTGATATCTGTTAAATCGAAAAATATATTATTAATATAAGAGTCATTAACATAGCAGCCAAGATTAATATTATCTATATATTTAGATTTTAATACTCCTACTAAATTATCATTATGAGTATTATGACATATTTTTTTAAGAACATTTTTATTATAAACACACCCATAATTTATAAACAATATATCATCATAAAATGTATGATTTAAACAACTAACTAGTGCTCCTCCAAAATTAATATTTTGATTTGTCACACTATAATTATGCTTAATAATCTTAACATGCTTGTTATGTTCGATTGATTTTGCCACCTTATTAGCATCAAAGTATAATGACAAAATAATCTCATAATTTTTACCATGAAAATAATTCTGTATAGTTTCTATTTGATGATGCAATAATGGTTTTTTATTAATATTTATTAAACATTTTGATCCTAGTGATTTAATACCAGGATCAGGTAATGTACATAATAGTATAATTGATATATTATTTCTCATTATTTAAGTTCTAATTCTAGATAATATTCAAAACCATTAATATATTTTCTGGATAAACACCTAAATTCTTTTTGAGCATTTAAAATTATTGATCCTATAGAAGATAGAGTATGTATGTTAGTCTTACCACCAAATAATAAATATTTACTATCTATACTAATTACTCTATTAACCATATAAATACAAAACTGTTCTAGATCTATAGATTGAACGTGTAATTTTCCAGTATGAATCAATTTTGATGAAATATTTTGTATAATTGTATTGATTTCATTATCTTTGTGATAATCTAGTAAATCTGTTATAAATATTTCTTGGATACTTTTTTCTGGAATAGTATTTACATCTTCATATAAGACTAATTCGTATCCTGTTGGAACATTAGAAGTATCGAATAAGGATATAAAAATTTTATTCTTGTTGTTCTTTTGGGATTTCATAAGGCTTTTTATCTTTCATGTTAAACGGAATTTTAGTAATTTGATACAAAAGATTTTTCCATTTTTCGATATTCTCATTATCTTTATGATTAAAATGTAATACTAAATTATGCATTCTGTTCCAAGAATTATATATCTCGTTATTAATTGCTATTAGAAATATAGAGTTGGATTGGAAAGATATAATATCCTGACTTAAAAAAGATGGTTTTGTTTCATGGTCTATGACTAAAACAGGACAGTGAAAAAAATATGCCAAATCCATACACTTTTCTAATTGTGTGATCTTATTATTACAAATGATTAAATCTAGAGATAAGTGACCAAATAATGAATCCTCAAAAGATAATAAATTACCATCGCCTATCACAAATTTTCTTAGAAAAAAATCAAAAGACTTATTTTCGCACGATCCCATAATAACATTAAGTGGAGTGTCGTATGTATTGGTATATCTTTTTATAATAGATGATATTAACATATTAATTCATTAACTCTGCTGTATGAGAATTGATCTAAATCATATTGATTATTAGTATTATATCTATTTAGCCAAGCTAATTTCATTTTATAGCATAAATCCTCATAGTCAACACTCATCCATTTGTGATCAATAGTATTATCAATAAAACTTTTAGTATATGGATCATAAACATTACAAATATTAGCATTGACAGTATAAGATGAGCCCACTATTTCTGACGATCCAATATGCTTGTTAACAATAATATCATTATTAAATAATGCAGATTCTAGAACAGAATATCCAAAATTTTCACCCATAGACACATCTACAAAACAATTTCCATTATAGTGCAATTTAAGAAGCTGGAAATATTCAAATTTGCCTATCATCATCTTGATATCTGGTGCGGATTCTTTGGATATTTTATTTGCATCATAAATTCTACTAACCTCATAATCTATTTCTTTGCATAAAATTTCATGATTATTATGAAGATGATGTGGCTTGGTTTTAACAATTAATTGAACATTATCGTCTTTACGAAAAGTATGAATATATGCAGATATTAATGATATAAAATTTTTACGATGTATAAAGTCACCTATCCCATAAAAAACATATGGATCTTTTTTTTGCAACCAATCATATTTTTGATATGAATTATCTTTTAGGGATAGATCAATCAATTCTGGCACATATTTCACTTTGGTATCGCTGTTCAATACGATATCATTTAATACTCTATGATTAAGTTTAGAATTAACTATAATCCTATCTACTAGATTAAATCTTGATCGTAATATCTTATGTAAATTTTGGGTATTAAATTGAAAGAGTCCGATATTCAGATCAAATCTAGAATCTTGTATATAATCGAAAGGATGACAATGCTGAATAAGAATATCGTATTTTTTTAAATAGTTATTTTCTAACGGTAGAATCTCTGAAGATATCTCATTTTCTGGATAAATATCACCTGTTGTGAATATTGGTGCTATACAAATATCGTGACCAGCATGATACAATGCACGAATATAATTCCTAGCGCTTTGTCCTGCTCCACTAAATTCTCTATATGGACCAATATATAATATTCTATGTTTATTGATTGGCATAGTTTATAAAATCATCGTTAAGCTGTACTTCTCCTGATCGAATCTTTTCGAAATAATTTTTGTTATTCATATAAGTTTCTAATGTTTTTACAGCATTTTCTTTAGTATAAACATTCATAACATTATTTCTGATTTCATAACCATCGTCTAAGTTTTTAATTATTTCTTGAATAAAATTTGTCTGCCATAAATATGGATCATTAATGACATCATAAACTAAAAATTTAATAAAATTTCTATTAGATAAATTATTTGGAACCTTTTTCTCTGGATACATGACTAATGGATCATCCCAATTGTTTTTAGGTTCAATTTTATCAAATACTGTTTCTATTGTTGAAGCTGTTTTATCCCAACTATAATGTTCTATAATTTTTGATCTTATATTTTGTTTAATTTTATCTTTGGTTTTATCATCTAATTCATAAAATCTATATAGAGTTTGTAATAATTCGCTATCATTAGGAATTGCTCTCATAGCACCGGTTTCTAATTCTTTAAATAGAGCATACGAAATCTTGTATGCCTCCAACTTAGATGTAACCTCTGACATAGCACTATAGTCAACAGAACATAATGGAATACCACATGATGCTGCTTCTAACTGTGGAATACCTAATCCTTCACATATAGCATATTGAACATATATATCAAACAAATTATATACATCAACCATTTGTTGATCAGATAGTCCATCGATAACATTTGGTATTATGCAACTATTAATAGTTTCACAGAATGGACAACTTCTTTTTGGTCCTTGAAATTTAGATACAAATACTTTTCTACATTTTTTACAGATATATGAAAATAGCGTATTATTATGCATATCATATTCTTGTAATAAATCCGGAATATCCCATCCAGCATTTTCTGGATAGCTAGTATGCAAATACAAATAAATATTAGAATTTCTAGTATAAAGAATTAATTTCTTAACAACATCCATAAGATTTGGAATAAGTTTTCTTTTTTGGTTTCTCATCACAGAACCGATAATAAAACCTTGTGGGCATAACATCTTTGCTCTGTGAAAAGATAGACCATAATTAATTGGACAAAATCTATTGGTATCCACAGAATCAGCAACAGATGGTCCAACAGTAATATTTCTGTTACTATCTGCTAAATATTGTACAGCCCAATCTGTATGGGCTAACACCATATCGGCATTTTTAAAAACCTGTAACCACGCATTTTTTTGAGGTAAACTATCAACTGTTGGTGCAACAACCCAGTTATAGTATTTGCGTAGCGGAGATATTTCTTGAAATGACATCATCCAAAAATCTCTAATATCGAAAACAATATCTGGACGAAAATCTAAAACAGTTTTATCAAATCTCCATTGTCCAAAAGCATTTATGGCATTAGCAGAATATGTGGTATGATCTTTATGATTTTTATCTACTGCGTTTGGATAAACTTTCCATGGAACATTTCGTGGCGATTGACCAGTATTATAACAACTTAACTCAGCTAATTCATATTTATTTGTTTGATATAAACGACTTAGGATTTCTCTAGTATACAAACCAAATCCGGAATTAATAGAGTGTGATTCGGCACACATCAAAATTCTTTTTTTACGATTCATATACTAGAGAATCCTGTCGTTATATTCAGAATGCAACGTTTTCTAATTGCTTAGTTTCTTCTTCTGATCTTTTCTTCAACTTTGTGATTTTAGAAAAGTTATTAACTCTGATCTTTAGAGAATTATGCTTAACGCCGTCCTTCTCCCAGGTATCGTTTCTTAAAGAACCCTCAACAAGAACCAAATCACCCTTCTTAAAAGATGAATGTATGGTCTCTGCTCCACTATCCCATGCTTCGCAAGGTATAAAAGATGTAATCTTATCCTTTGTACCATTTGCCCTAGTAAACTCTCGTGAAGTTGCTACTGTAAAATTAACAACAGATGTTTGTTTTTCTCCGTTATTAATAACTCTTAGTTCTGGATCACGAGTCAAATTGCCTCTAAGTATAACAATATTCATTTTACAAATCTCCTTGTTTAAAGTACCAAAACCAACAACTTTATTGTACCGAAAACCTGGGTTTTGTCAAGCTTTCGGTAGATACAACTTATCAACTATCAATCCATCTTTTGTTTTACTTTTGTTTCCCGACAGTATAACAACATTACCAACAAACAAAGCATTTTTATATTTAGCATATTGGTCTGGAAAAAAGATTATTGAATCCAAGCAACCAGTATTATCAGAAGCGGTAATAAAAGACATTTCTGCTCCCGGTTTAGCTCCACTCTTTGTTTTTACAATATTTATATTTTCTATTTCACATGCTAATATCGCATTATTTACTGTAGGACTTTTAAAATCTCTACAACTACAATTAGTCATATTGATATCATACATATCTATTTTTGAACAAGTAACTGAATATCCCAATAATGAATATTCTGTATCAGATAACCACTCTATAGTATCATCTAAACTATAAGGCGGTCTATTAATAGTCTGCATAAGATTTTGTATAATATCTTTACGTTTTACTGATAGTCTAGGCATTTTCATTAGTAGTACAAACATATCATATAGAGAACCACAAATATTATTTGATATAAATTGTAATTCTTTGTCTGTTAATTCTGATAGTAATGTATATTCAAAAATTAATTTATTTCTAGATTTACCAAAATGATCAAATGCACCAACAGAGATTAATGCTTTGGATGCTGTGCTATTAATTTTTAGTAGAATTTTAATTAATATATCATACCACGATGAGGTATTTAAATCCATATTATTTTGAGCTACTAAATTAGTCATTTTATCAAATACAGAATCTCCAACACCCTTTATGTCTGTTAAGCCAAAATAAATAGATTTGTTTTTTAATATAAAATATTTATTCAGGAGTCTAAAATCAGGAGGTTTAACAGTTACATTCATCTCATTAGCATTTTGTATCAACTCTTTAATTTCTGCTTGAGGATCAATTTTATCTTTAGCAAATCTAAGATAGGAATTAAAAAATATTCTTGGAAAATGTGCCTTACAATATGCAGATAAATATGCATTAATAGCATAACTTACAGCATGACTTTTATTAAAAGAATATCTTTGGCTTTTTTCAATCCAGTTAAAAATTTCTTCTGCTTGATTCTGACTAATTATTTTGGTTTCTAGACAACCATTTATAAATTTAGATTTAAGCTTAGACATTTCTTCTGGTTTTTTCTTACCAATAGCTTTTCTTAACATATCTGCTTCTTGCAAATCAAAACCAGCTAATTCTTTAGCTATTTCCATAGCCTGTTCTTGATAAACCATCTCTCCGTATGTATTAGATAATATCGGTTCAAGAGCATCGTGAAAATAATCTACTGATTCTTCACCATTCTTTTTATCTATATAGTGATTGCTAACACTTTTCCCATCTCTAATTGCTTCTAAACAACCGGGCCTCATGATGCTAATTAGTGCTGCTAATTGCTCTATATTTGTTGGTTTGAGTTTTTTTGCCATTGTTTTACCAAGTCTGCTTTCTAATTGAAAACATCCTTTAGTATTACCATCAGAAATTAAATTCCATGTTTTTGAACACGATAAATTTAATTTGCTAATATCTGGATTAAACTCAACACCATCATCGGTTCTATCGAACTGACAACCACAAGAATATTTTATATTTTTCATTTAAATGAATTCTCAAAATTAACTTTTGGTGATAAATTACGATGTAATTTCAAAAAACGTATCAAAATATTAGCACAGTCCTTCACATCCTTTAACGCATCATGTGCTCCAGATTTATCTATTCCTAGATAATCTCTAATATTATCTAATGAATAACTCTTAATTTTATCTATATTTTCAAACCAATAAAAAATTAAATTCATAATATCTAAAACGTCTCTTGGATAAAATATATTACTATAATTTTCTTTATTTGTATTTTTATATTTTTGGCTTAATCTATTAACTATAACAAGATCAAACCTATGTATATTGTATCCGGCAGCAATTGGTGCAGAAAATTCATTTTTCTTTGTTGATCTACAATGATACTTATCCAAGTAATTGGTAAATTGTTTCCATGATTGTTCTTGCTTTGGATAAGTTTTCCATAGCTCTAGAATATCTGATTGAGAGCATCCTTTGACTTTAGCATGAAAATCTAGTATATCATTATCATATTGATGATCTATATTTTTTTCTAAAAGTTCTGGTCTTAGATTAATATTAAATTCTGAATCTTTTATAATTTCTAATTTAATTGGATCAATCATAACACACGCTAATTGTACTGGACTACATTCGTGTGGATTTTTACCATCGGTCTCAAAATCAAATACGCATATTTTTTTATTAGCCATTAATTAATAACCTCTACTTGTTCCATAGGTTTGATCACAACATGTTCATTATTACTAAGCCTTATTGCATTATGCTTAACTTTGCAACAAGTTATTCTCTCTTCTTTGATTTTTTTATATTCTTCATTTGTTGCCAGTACTCTAAACTTCACATCTAATGGAATTTCATAAAATTTCATAAACTATCTCCTATCTTTAGCGTGGAAGAAATATCCATAATTTTATCTAACATTGCTACACCCAATACATCAAACTTAATTATACCAATACTTTCTAAATCTTGCATTTCCATACCAGCAATCGGTTGTTTATTTTTAGTGTCATAAACCATAGGACAAATATTTTCTAGATCATTAGACGCTATAACAACTCCGGCAGCATGTTTTGATTGATTAGATTTAGTGCCTTCTAATCTAATAGCCTGTTCAAATCTTTTGGCAAGTGGTCCTTCTAAGGAATCATTTTCTCCTATATAACACCATTCTTTTAGATCTTTACTATTATTTTCTAATGCCCACTGTATTATTGATGCTTCTCCATATTCTTCTTTCATTTCTTGAAGTTCATCAGCAATTTTAGCCTCGTCCGGTATAAATTTAGTAATCTTATTCATCTCATCAAAAGATACATTTCCATATGCTCTCAAAACATCTTTTAATGCACCACGACCTTTCATCGTATTAAAAGTAATCATTTGTGATACTTTTTTGTGACCATATTTATTTTTTATATAATTTATAATATCTTCCCTTTTATTAATTGGCACATCGATATCGATATCTGGCATACTAATTCTATCCTTGGTATTTCTACCAGCATTATAAAATCTATCAAACATAAGATTATATTTAATAGGATCTATAGATGTTATTCCTAATAAATAAGAAACTAAACATCCAGCAGCACTACCTCTTCCCGGACCCGGCAACCAGTTGTTATCTTTTACATAGTTAACAATATCGTTAACAATTAGAAAATAACTTGATAACCCGGCGCCTTGTAAAACACCCAATTCATATTTTATTCTATCTGCATAAATATTTTCTTGCTCTTTAGTTATATTGCCAGATAGTTTTTGTTTCCATCCGTTTCTACATAATTGTCTAACATATTCATCATCCGAATCATATGATTTTGGATAATCAAATGGTGGAAGCATAGGCTTACTCATAATATCATACTCTTCACACATTGATGATGCGAATAATGTGTTCTGGATCTCTTCTTCTGTATGAAGACTTTTCATTTCTTCAAAAGTAGGAATATGAAAATTATCAGATGTAAAAAAGCAACTCATACCAACATCATCATCATTATCCAATTTTCTGTTAATTTCAGATAGTGTTGTTTTTAAATTATTACATAATAAAATTCTCTGATCAACAGCATCCTCTTTTCTACAATAATGAGCATCAGGAGTACAGATTACTTTTATTCCAAATTTTTTACCAAGATCCCTAATATAAGAAGTTAGTGGTACTTGAATAGGTAAATTTTCTTGGTCTATTAGTTGAGATTCTAAAAATATATTTTCTCTACCAAAAACATCTATCAATTTATTTAGATGATTATTACTATTCTTATCACTATCTGAAGATATGTGATCATTGTCAAGTATAGTATTAGCTAAAGATGATCCTAGATGACCAGTGATACAAAGCATATTTTTACTAATGATTGATCCTAAAGTATCTAGATCTAATCTTGGTTTCTTATAAAAATTATCTCCATAATTAGAAATAGAAATAACTTTTATCAAATCTTTCCATCCATTAAGATTTTTAGCTAGTATTAGCAAATGACTTAATTTACCATTTTCTTTGGTTTTTATAGATGCGTCTTGATCACAAACATATATTTCACAGCCTAAGATTGGTTTAATTCCTTTTTTATTCATTTCAGAATAAAATTGTATAGCTCCAGAAATAGAACCATGATCTGTTAATGCGCAAGAAGTCGCACCTATTTCTAGACACCTATTAGCGATTTGATGTGGTTTAGACAATCCATCCAATAACGAGTAATGAGTCGTTAGGAATGGACATGCAAAGGCACATAAGTCTTTGTCATATCCATCTATTTGTCTCCTTTCTTTTCTTAAAATTATTCAACGCTGCCCGGTGCTTTGTATGCCGATACAGTATAACCGGGAAAAGTGTATTCGTCAACAACAACATCCATTCCTTTAACATCTATATCGTGTTTAATCTGTTCACATTTGGTCATTATATTATTTTTAGCAACTGTTTGGTTGTCTCTGTATTCAGTAATGGTTGGTATATGAGTATTTTCAAAAGACGTTTTACCAAAATGGCATAACTTATTGCACATCCATGTTTTATTGAGTCTAGGTTTAGTGGTTTTTTTAATAATTTCATATTTATCTTTTAGCATATTTTCTGTGCTTTTTAGGTCAGAATTATTAAAACATATAGAGTATGGACCACCATCATTAATAAAATAGATTGTTACAATAACATTATCTATATGAGGATATAATTGCTTTAATGCATAATGATAAATTTTAAGCTGAGGATCTTTTTCTAGCTTTTCCTGTGTCTTTTCTTGTCCTGTGGCCCAATCTAATCTACGACCAGTTTTCCAATCTACAATTTCATATGTATTATCATCTATTTTAGTAATTAGATCTATCGTTCCCTTAATTGCTAAATTACCACTAATAGTTTCATCTTTTAATTTGAAAGAGTATTTAGACCATGGTTTTTTAATTTCTATATCAAACTTTTGTTCTGGACACACTATGATTCTATTTCTTGGATCAAACATTCCTCCATTATGAGATATGGCCTTATATACCCAGCTATGACAATCTTTATAATCTTTAATTTCCCATGTATGATGGGAAAATTGTTTAGAATAATAATTATATACTTTTTCTATAATAGTATTTAAATTATATTTATTAACATTAATATTACCAAGTATATCATCTTCAACAGTTTTTTCATCATTTTGAACTCCTTGTTGTATAACGGCTAGAATTTCTAAAACTTTATGAACTATCGTTCCTTTATCCGCCTTTTTATTAGACGGACCCCTCCATCCTAAAACATATTCGAAAAAATATTGCTGTTCGCACATATTGTGCGTATTATAACTAGATGATCTAAAGTAAGTAATAATTATGATATCACCTTATGTTGTGTGAGAAAATTGTATATTATTTTATTTTGTTCTCCAATATTTAAATATCTATTATCAACTACAAGATCAAAATTATTCTGATTATATTTATTATCATCTAAAGCCATCTCACTTAAATGATCAGAATTGTATGGATTTCTAGTTAATTTAATAACAAGACCTCCAACTTCTTTTATTGCATCTACTTCATTAGGAAATCTACAATCAGCAATAATTGCGACAGTTGGTTTTTCTTGCTGTATTTTTCTGACAGTAGCACTAGACCATACATTCGTTTGCATCGCCCTAAACATATCTGTTCCAACCATTTGCATAACTTCTCTGGCCGTTAATTGTTTATTATCCCAAAAACAGTTTACTAGTTCATTTTTTGATTCATCAGAACCATAACACTGATCATATGTTAATCCTAGTATATTTATACAAATATCTTGTTTTAGTGGATCAGCAAAATTATATATTTTTACATCTCCCAATAAGTTACCAGTAACTATATTGGCAACAAATTCTGAACAAGTTGTTTTGCCTGACTGTTTTCTGCCAGCGAAAGCAATAATTTTTGTCATGTTATACTCTTTAAATACTCTTTAATTTGTTTGTTGATTTCATCACTTGTCATTTCGCCAATATCAGATTTAGATATGGTTGGCGTATATATTTGATAGGTTTTTTGACATTTTTCAATAATGTTTTCTGCTGCTTTCTTACCAGCATCATCATTATCTGTTAAAATTACTATTTTCATAGCGCCAGAACTATCTAATAGTAGTTTTTGTCTGTCGCTCATAGAAGAGCCAAAAATGGCTACGCTGTTATGTATATCGTTTTCCTCTAATCTCCATACGTTTCCAGGACTCTCTACTATAATTACAATATGGTCTTTTTTGATATATTCTTTTGAAAACCATAAATTATATAAATGATTTTGACACTTAAATCCATTACTATGTTTCCACTTGCTATATTTATAACCTTCTTCTTTGGAAGGACACGAATGGTTGTGGTCATGATGATATTTGCATTCGCCGCATTTTTCAAATATTGAACGACCAGTACATCCAACAACATACTGCCCGGTAATGTCGTATACGGGCGCTACGACCCTATTAGACATTTCTTTATTTGGTCTGTCGCATAGACCAACATCGTATTTAACCAGAACATCTGACGAATATCCACGATTTATGTAATATTGTGATGGTATTTTTAAATGACTACGAACAACATCTCTAGTTAAACTAGGAACATTATCGGTATTGCTGTTATTATGTATCTTTTCTATAATTCTAGTAAAAGATTTTTTATCTTCAGTTTGATAATCAATTTTTATTTCTGCAATACTATTTCCTAAAAACTTTTCAGCAAAGTTTATTGCTTCATAGAAAGATGCGGTTTTATCTCCAGATTCACCCCATTTATATTTTCTATTAGAAATTATTCCTCTAATAAAACCTAAAATAGACTCCTTGAAAAATTTTTCACACCCATGAGTTCTGCATTTCCAATTACCTCTATAATTATCTCCCTCATGATAAATATTTAATGCGGTTGGATTATCTCCACCATGAATAGGACAGGTCATAGAAATCATAGAACTATTTGTGTGTTTATAATCAATATTAAAATGAGATAATAAATCATCTATCTTATCACATAATTGATCACAAATGATTTTTAGTTCTAATTGATTATATGAACGGTAGGGTTTCGTGGTCGTTCTCAATGTCAAATTCTTCATCAGTATTATTAGTTCCATTAAGTAATTCTAATCTTGTTTTACCCTCAACAATTTTGGCACACCAACCCTTCATATAGCAGTTGATATAGTCATTGTCGTCCAATCCGCCGCCGTGTCTACTAATGAGTGGAACTAGTTTGCGATTACCGTTTGTTGGTCCATCTTCTGCAATTTCTTCATCACTTTTTCTTTTAAAGATTGTAAAGTTACTACACAACCAAATGATTCTATCTGAACCACTTGCTGTATCTGTACTTTCTTTTGATATTCCGTCTCTATTTAATTGTATAAAAGCCACAACAGGAATTTTATATTGGGTAGCAAAATTATGCAATGACGTCATCATAAAACCCAATACCTGATATTCTTTCATATCCTGAGATATTCCGGCACTATCCATCAGCTTCAAATAATCATAAAAAATCACACAATCTTTGGCTGTACCATCTGGATTAAGTCCAACATCTTTAACCAGCCATCTTCTCATTATTGCTATTTGTTCTTCAAAACTTTTACCGGCAATAGATTTATAATAAAGTTTTGTTTCTAGTAAATCTTTAGCAGCTTTGGTGACTTTATTTTTAAGAGTTTCTGATTGATAAAATTTACCAGTTTCTATACTATTAATTTCTACTTCTGTCATCATAGCTAATATTCTATGAATATGGTCTTCTTTTGTCATTTCTGTATCTAAATTCAATACAGGAATTTTAAGCTTATTTGCTATATGAAAACCCATATTATCCGACAATAATGTTTTGCCTGTTTTTGGCCTTGCTGCTATAACATTGATTGTGCTTTTTCTTAATCCTCCACCTATAGACTGATCATATATCGGAAACCCGGTTGAAATACCAACTTGATCTATTGGATTATTTCCTAAATATTCTATATATTGATCTATTTCGTTACCAATAATTTCAGGATTATTATCTACTTGATCTATAGAATTAACAAAATTAAACACACTGTCTTCTGCTATACTAACTATACTATTTATGCTTTCTGTGCCAGAAATATTTTCTATTTTATTTTGTGCATGTTGAAGTTGTTGAGTTAGTAGTCTGGCTATTTCTAGCTTCTTAATTTTAGTCGCAAACTTCTTAACATTATTTTTTTCTACAGGAAAACTTAATATGGCTTTAAGATGTTGAATCTCGTCTTTATGAGATAAAATATGAGATAAACCAACCTCTTGAGATGCTGATAAAATCGATGCTATATCAAGTTTGGTTTTAGGCTCTGACGATAAAATATGCTTTATACATTTATATAAATAAATATTGCTATCTATAGTAAATGTTGACTCTGATATAATATCAGAAATTTCCACATATACTTCATCACCAAACAAACATATTCCGCTTAAAACAGCTCTTTCGGCCGCAGAGTCAGATAATATCATATTTTCATCCTGCTGAAATGGAACACTTATTACACTTATATCTATCTGTTGATATAACCAACGATGGACTAACCTTATCTTGTTTACCACAAACCCTGCATTTTACAGAAACCAAATTTGTTTTTCTGGTTCTTGGCATAGGCGGTTTTTGTTGTAATCTTTGATCTATTTCTACGTCCTCTTTATGCATATTTTTTTCTGGCATATCAGAGAATTTATTATAGAAATTGCTCTTTTTAGTTTTTGTAGGGGTGGGTTCGTCCTCTACTTCAGTATTAGTTTCTGACGACTGATTGTCCAACATTAGTTGTAACATATCGATCATCTGTTGAATTTGTTTAGGAGATAGATCCATGTTTTACCTTTGTTTTTAAAATGGATAAGAGAATATCAGATAGATTTTTAATACTATTTGCTATATATTGTAATCTGTCGCTTCTTTGTTTGGCATATTTTTTGATCTTATTAAGAGCATTTGCTTTATCATTATGCTTTATAGCCTGACTAGATTTTTCTATGTATCCATAGCCTTTATAATTATTGATATCATCGGCTATAGCTTCTTTAATATTTTCTTCTGACCAATTATATCTAGCTATTTCTCTATTAATAGATCTTTGTACATGAAAAGAAAACTGTCCAAGTCTATATGCGATTATGGAACAATCTTCTGGTGTTAACTTTTCAAGCTCATCTCTAGACATATACAAATATTTATTTAATTCTGATTCATCAAATTGATTTGGTACATAGGTACCCAAACCTAATTGATTCTCATATTCGTCTAGAACTTTATCCCATTCACTAACTTGATCTTTGGTGTTCATGTTTTAATAATTTCTTCCCAAGAGTCGATGTTATCATACGATAAAACTATATATTTAATATTATTATTTTCGCACCATTCTTTTTTATTCTCATCTCTTTTTTTATGTTTCATAAATCCTAATACGGAATTATGAAAAAATTTATTAAACTTAAAATGTTGTTCACCATGAACTTCTACGCAAGTTTTTGTAAGAGGTAAATAAAAATCCATATATAGAGTTTCTGCTTTTCTTAATGGTATGGCTACTTCTTCTAAAATTTGTAGTGTAGGAAAACATTTATGTAATAGATCTCTTGCTTTAAGATGTAATGATGATTTATTTTGCATAGAACCATGGGAAATATTACCGATCAATTGCCAATGAACAGTATTATTATCTAAATCTTTTACTTGCATTTTAATCCCATAGTAGTTTTTATCTCATTCCATAAATCTTCGTACACTTTATTGTTATCTACTAAAAATTGTCTAGTTTTTTCTAAACCTTGAAATTTTGGTTTGTCTGGAGCACTTGTAAGAGTATACCATGCTCCGCCCTTGGATACAAGTCCCATATCAACAGCAAGAGTCAGTAATTCCATATATTTATCTATTCCTTGTCCATATCTTAAATAAGATGTTATTTTTCCTCCGGGTGGACCTAATGCTGAACATAATACTTGCCATTCGATTTCTTGTCCAATTTGAGGAGAATCGTCGGATAGATTCCATGCTTTGAAATAAGTTGCTTTTAATTTAATATCCGTTTGATATGCTATAGCCTGTCCACTTTTTTCTTTCCATTCTACATATCCATTACCGGGATTACCCATCAAATGAGTTATACCTATAACAATATTTCTGTTCACAGGAATAACATTCGCAACTTTCCTACAAAATTTAGCTAATAATTTTGCCCCATCTGCTCTTTGCATTTTATTCATATCGCTTGTTATTTCTGCTTCTGTACACAATGCAGAATATGAGTCAATAATTAAAAGAGATCCTGGAATCTCATTAATAATTCTTTCTGCAATTTGTAAGTATTCTTCAGCATGTAATATTTTACCTGTTTGAGATCCAATCACATGAAATTTATCTAGATTTAATCCTGGTATTCCTTCCAAATCTCGTTTTTTCAATCGACCTTCAATATTTAGGTAGTACACATCCCTGCCATCTTTAAAAGAGCCGTAAGCATATTCTGGTTTTTGAGCATTTGCACAGAATGCTAAAGAAGTCGTGGTTTTTCCACACTTTGGTTGTCCGGTTAGAATTACGAATGATCCTTCCGGAATACCACCATTTAATACAACATCAAGAGATGGACTAATTGGTATAGTAATTAGATCTTTATCAACAACAGCATTTCCTGTTAGAATAACCTCAGAACCGAATGTTTTAGAAACATCTTCTTTAAGTCCCATTATCTAAGTCCCTTATTTTAGAAATAATATTTTTTGAAGTAGTAGATTGTCTAAAGTTAGTTTTTGGATTTCTGTCGATAGTTTTTGATAATTGAGTATTTTCTGATTCCAATTGCAACTTTTCGTATTCTATAATAGGCTTCAGATGGGGCGCTCTCAATGAGTATATATTTTTAGATTTTGGATTAGATAAAGCTCTTACAACAGCTTTGTCTCCATATTGCTTAATCAACTTATTAGCCGATGCTATTTGATTTCTAAAAAATTTAGACCATTCATTATTCAGCCAAAATCTATAATGTAAATCCTTTTTTTCTATCAGAGCCTTTTTTTCACAGATTAACTCGGTAACATATTGAGCAGCAGAGACGGTTGTTTGAGAATACTTGGATGGATATTTATTTGCCATTTGGTCTATGAATAGAATTTTTTGCTGTACGGGAAACTGTTGGTGGTAAATTTTTCTTAAACTCATCATTAACCTGAGACGCTTCTTTTGTCATAATAGAAACAGACTTATTTCCTTTGACAGAAGTTTGTGATATCATCAAATCTTTAGATGTAACCTTTGAGCTTTTAACATTGATATCCTTACTAGTATCTATTGATTGATTTTTTTCAACGAATCTTTTTACTGATTCAAAATCTAATTTAAGATCATGTGATATTTCTTGTTCTGTTTTATTTTTTTCTAGCATATGCAAAATAGCATACTGTTCGATCTTGGATAATTTTTTCATGTCATTTCCCTTTCTGCATTATTTAACCATGCAATATTTTTAGATCTTAAAAAGTTTATATACATATCAAATACCTTTTGGGGTACTTGCTTAAAATCGTATTCTTTTTTTCCTGTTTTTGTTAAAAATTTTGTGTGTCTTCCTTCGCTGTATGCTCCTATGGGATTATAAATTCTCCCATAAAGACCTATCTTAATAAAATATTTAGTAGTATTTCCTATAATCTTTTTAGCAAATACATCAGCTGTCTCTTTTTTTAGAATAGGATTACCTTCGTTATCAATAAGTTTATGTTTACCAAATATGGTATAATAAACATGAGTATCTTCAGAAACTTCATCGTTAGATACTTCTTGTTTTGGTTGATGTAAAAAAGTCATATCATCTCCATTTTATTTTTTTAGGCTTGTTGATTCTCGACATTCCTTTAGGCAAAGGCTTTTGCGACTGCTCGTCCTTATAGTCATTATGTTTTTTACTTAGTTCATTTTTTTGATCGTCACTCATTCTATCTCTATTCCTATTTGCTAAATCTCCTATTGTTTTCAACTCTGAGTCGTGTTTAACAATAGATGAATTGATAGTAAGTAAATCATTTTCATAGTCTCTATCTGTCTTAGATTTATTACATGATGGACATTTTGGATGAGCATTATAGTCTTTTATATAAGAAAATAGCTCAAAAGAATGATTACAAGAATTACAAATATATGAATATGTTGGCATAAATTTAAAAAATATAATTAATCCATTCCTCGGGCAGATCATTCTTTATGATATCTAGTCTCCTAGTCACAGACAAGTATTTTTTGTGTTTAGATGGGCTTGTTGGAATATTCATTAATTTCATATTGGCTTGTTCTGGTGTTCTATTTCCTTTTCTTCTGTTACATTCTGTACAGGCCAAAACTATATTTGTCCATGTTGTAGGAGAATAATCATATGACCATTGAGATTTTGGTATAATATGATCATATGTCATTTGATTTTTATCTGATTTTTGACCACAATATTGACATTTATAATTATCTCTTACAAATAAATTAGCACGAGAAAATTTAACAATACAATTATGTAAATTTAAATAATGTTTTACTCTTATTACAGCAGGAATATAAACCTTATAGTCTATACCAATTAAATAATCATCTTTATAATAGTTAACAATTTCTAGTGTTTGAGATAAATCATCTTTATATAGAAAACTAATAGCTTTTCTATAATCTATAATTGACAAAGGAGTATAATCCGCATTCAATACTAGACACTGTTTATGTTTGGTTTGACTCATAAGATTCTATTTTCGACATTATATCTGCAATTATAGGATTCCTAATAATATCGGAAGATTCTAAATAACTAAAACCTATATTATTTATATCTTGTAAAACCTGTGATATAATCTTATATCCACCTTGTAAATTTCTAGCCAAGTCAGATTGTCTAATATCTCCAGTGATGACCATTTTACTGTTTTGTCCAATACGTGTCAACAACATTTTTAATTGATCATAGGTAGCATTTTGACACTCGTCCGCAACAATAAATGAATCATGAAAACTTCTACCGCGCATTAATCCTAATGGCACAATTTCTATTTGATTATTAAGCTTTAATTTATTGTAGTGTTGAATATGAATAAAATGATTTATTTCATCTAAAATAGGTAATAAATAAGGATGAATTTTTTCTTCTGCTGTACCCGGTAAATAACCAATTTTTTCACCAGCTTCTATAACTGGTCTAGTAATAATAATTTTTTTAATTTTTTGATCAGACAAATATTCTAATGCCATACCAATAGCAATATGTGTTTTACCAGTACCAGCAACACCTTGACAAAATGTAATCACATTTTCTGCAATAGTTCTTATATAATCCTTTTGATTACTTGTTTTAGGTTTTAAACGATTTTTAAAATTAAAAGTAGTGTCGGGAGTTAATGCAACATTAGTTAAATCAATAGGTTTCTTATTCGATTTGTTATTTTTTTTTCTCAATGATATATCCCCATAAGGATGTGATTAAATTAGACACGCGCCACCAGCACAACTAATTTCCTCAATCCCTACAGTATTGTCCTCTGTCTCCAACAACTGAGTATAGTCAACTTTCTTAAAACTATGAAATAAATCACAGTATACTTTCCAATTATAAACATCTTTCATGCAGTATGTTAGTCTTTTAACATCTCCATCAAAATATTTACCAGCAAAATTTTTCATTTTGGTGATAAACATAAGTTTGGATTCGTGATCATCTTTGTTAGCTTGATTTAAGGTAACATAATCACATGCGGCCCATAAGTTTTTATTAAATGTATTAAGAGCCAACTCTATAAGACCAGAACACCATAATGAAGCGTCTCCATATTCTTTTACTATTTCTCTGCTTGTATAAACAGTAGTAAATGGTGCTTGTGGATAGTCCTTATCTCCGCTTTGTGGAATTAGACTAATACCAGCAAAATATTTACGATTATTATAAATATATTCAGTAACCTCTTCCCATTCATCTGGTTTAACCGTTACAGTATTGCTAACATTATGACACAAATAGTCTTGCGTACATAAAGACCTGTTTTTACCAGAATGTACCCAATTTTTTTGAGTATCTTTTACTATTGATAACATTTCCACAGCCGGTAATTGATTTTTTAATTTTGCACCATCTGGAACTTCTATTGGAAATTTGACCACTTCGTCTGTATTGTTTGCTGACCAAACCGAACGCTCACAGGCTTGAGGGTTATAAGACTTAAAGTGTTGGTATGGTGCCTCTAAAACATTAGCCTGTACATGTCTTATATAGCGTTTAGCATGATGTGGATGTATGCCAGATGATGTACCAAGCATACTACTACTGGTGCCTTCTGGTTTTAAGCAAGTTACTCTGGCGGCTTGATTAATACCAATTTTTTGAGATAATTCTTTATTGGTTTCTACAGCAATTTTGGCACCAGTTTTTAATACTTGCTCCGTTAATAATAAATCATGCTTTTCCATTATTCCTGTCATGGAAACGCCTAATAGGGCTTCTCTTTCAAAGATTTGCTCACTGTTTTCACCAAGATATTCTAATTTGGTAAAACCAGCCTGTAATGTTCCTATGATTGCAGCGGCTTTGCATCGTTCATAAAAATCATTCTCATCGGTAATAGATGAACAATTAATTGTTGATAGATTGCATCCTTGCCAGCCAGACTCACCAGTTATTTCATTAACAGGCCACAAAGAAATTTCTACACATGGATTAAAAACCATTTCTGTAGAATCGCCCCAAATAAATCCTGGTTCGCCATATTCTTTAACCGATTGCATCAATTGAGAGAATTGTTCTAATGATGTTGAGTCTCTTAATAGTAGAGCAGAATTATTGCTTCGTGCTCTTTGTGGATTTTCAATATACCAATTACCTGTTTTGGCTTTTGTCATTTCATCATCATCTGGGCTAAATAATGCTAAACTAGCTGATCTTCTTACTCCACCACTTAGAACAGCATCGCTGCTGTGCATAACAATATCATAAGCATCAATTGGTTTTAATTTTTTTTGTCCATTAGCAACGCATCTATCTAATAGTGCTCTAACTTTTTCCAAGCCCTTTTGTAGTGGTTCAAATCCTGGAGCCTTACCAACTCCAGAACTTAATTCTGATCCTTTGGGTCTGATATTCGAATAATCAAAAATAATATATTCATCTTGATATTTTTTAAATCTTGATTCTGATGGTTTTGTAAAATACGAACTCAACAAAACACCAAGAGCATCAGCCCATCCCTCTATACTATCTTCTATTACATACTTGAGTCCTCTATTTGAATCTTTTTGTTTTTGCGATAGCGCTGGTAGTTTTGCAACATGATGTTTTTGAACACTAAATCCTGTTCCGCTACCGCAAAGAAGCAACCAAAAACATTCTTGAAAGAATCTTAATCTGTCACAATAAGAAGCTGTACAATTGTATATTTTAGCATTACGTTTTAGAATTGGTTCGCCACCAAATTGTAAAGCCCTTTGTGATCCAAGAACCTTTTTCTTATACATTATATCATAAGCCCAATCGATTTCTGCTTTGATATCTTTATCAGCATACTGTGTATGCATCATATTCTTAACTCTTTCAACCGCTTCTTTCCAAGTTTCTCTACGGTTTTCTTTTTCTAACCATCTAGCATATTTACTAACAAATGTATAAGATTGTAGTTCTTGTAGGGCTGACATTATTTTCTCCATTAATTTTGAATATTTTCTATTACACTATTTAGCCACTGTAAATTAGGTGTTACATAATATGTTTCCATTTTTGTGAGTTGAATAAATTTGTTAAATATTAGTTTCTGGGTTTCATCTATTAGATATGATCCGTGTTTATTATGCATATAAACTGTCGATACTCCTTCTTGCCACAACGCCATTATACAATCATTACAACATTGACCAGTAACATATGCTATACCATTTTCTGGTCTAATTAAACAATTCGACAAAGCATTTCGTTCAGCATGAATCATCCACGGATATTTTTCTGGTCTTGTGTTTGGTAAAATACTATCGTCAATACCTCTGGGAAATCCATTGTATCCTATACTAATAACTCTATTTTTTCTATCTGTTATTATGCATCCGTGCTGCGTTTGAGTATCGTGACTTTTTTTAGATACAATGTGAGCTAGACCTATATAATAGGATATCCAATCGTCTGGTTTCATTCTGTAAATCAACTCCTTGTGCGTATAGACTATATTACCACAATCGGTATTTACTGTCAACACAACAAGTTATTCTTTACGAATTTTTGGTATACCGCCATTAGAAACATATATTCTGTATTGGTTAGACCCGTATCCTATTTTAAAGGCTGGGGTATTTTGAATATTAAAGTTTTGTGCCGATATAGTTTCATTCTCTAAATCTTGTAGTCTCTGTTCCCAAATTTCTTTGTTACTCATCATCTCTCCTTCCATAAAAATAGTTATAGATCTCTGTATGTAATTTAGGTTTATACGTTTGCCATTTATATATATTATTATTGTCTAATGTAATATCTGCTGTAGCATCAAAATTATATTTTTTAGAAATTTCATTTCTTTGAACATATTTCCTATTAGAAAATGTACCATGATATAAATGTTCTAGTGTTCCATTTATATATCCAATATCTCCCTTTACAAGCTCATAATCTTTGTATCTTGTTAATAAAAAATCTTTGCATGTTGATTTATTCATAGTTTCTAATATTGGATGATACCAATGGCCCATCCATGCTATTAATTGATAAAGATCGTTATTGCCAACAATGCATTTATCATATAATCCATTTGGTAAACAATCTCTTCTGAAGCCCCAACATAATCCGGGTTTGGGCCACAATCCTTTTCTAACTTCCATGTTATCAACATGATATTTTGCAAAACCTATTCCTAATCCATCCCTAGCATAAGTCGCTTCTTCGGGACGTACATGGTCTGGTGTTTTTTCATAAATGTATTCAAATAGTTGACAAACAGGTTTAGAATCTAACATTTTTTCGGTTTCTTTATACCAATTTGAATTGTGAAATATAATGTCAGCATCAAGCCAAGCAATTTTATCAACATTATTTGGTAAATTTTCTATAGCAATATTTAGTAATCTTTCTTTTTGCCATAAAACATTATTTTTATTACCTCTAATATGTATAGCATCATCAATAAAAAAAGGTTGATTATCAAATGATAGTTCTACTGTAATTAATGGATATTGTAGATGCTTTCTAAATTGAGTATAGTTATCTCTAAATTTTTGATAACCTATTGGATTAAAATAGGAAGTTATACAATACAACATTATTTTTCTGTTAATTTGCTATAAACCAACATAGAAATTACACTACCAACAATACCCATAAAAATACCTGTTGGTGATATTGCAGAATATGATCCTAGCATATAGAGAATTGCTCCACCAACATAAGATCCGGCTACCCCCAATGCTATGGTTTGAAAAAATCCCATATTTTGTTCACCGGGTATAACTGCTTTTGCTATACTTCCAACAAAAATACCATACACAGCCCATACTAATAAACTAAACATTGGTTGCCTCCAGAAGTGTTAAAGATTCGCTATCGGTTAATGTTTTTCCAACTTCCATGATGGCATTTTTTAAACTAACTCCGTATTGTTGATATTGTTTTTTGCTTAGGTGTTGTCTCAATATTCTGTTAAGTCTATAATTATTTAACCAATTATCTTTAACAGTCAAATTAACAATTGTGTGTCTAAGATCAAGAGCTTCTGTCATCTTATCATTTTTTCTTCTTTTACTTCTACACTCTTGAATAACTCTTATAAGACTGAGGATAACACCTATTACAATAATAATAGTTATAGGATCAAAACCATGATTTTCATTTTTGATATTGGCTTTATTTATTACCTTTTGGGCAATAAGTTCAAGATTAGGATCTACTTGCATATTATATCTCTCTATTAGGGTACACAATAACCACAGTCAACCATTTTAATACCATCACCACTCAGATATTTACCACTTCCTTTACATACTGGGCATTCTTTTCTTTTATACTTTTTATTTGCTTCATTACCTATATTTTTTACAATAGAACCAGCAAGAATAACGGTTGCTGTTGAACCGCCATCATATTTACTAGATGAAAAAATTATAGATGCTATTAGGATCGATAAAATTATCTTATTCATTTTTTACCTCTTGGGAACCATCTTTTTCTTTTATTTGGTGGCAAAGGTATGATTGGTGGTGGATTATCTATATCAATATTTGATGGTTTAAAAAGTTTAACCATGGATAAGATAAAATTTAAAATAATAGAAATTAATCTATTCAGTGCTAATTTATCTAATAGTCTCATTAGTATACCTCATTGATCTAGATAATCAAAACCATAATTTGGTAATTTTTGCAATGGAAATCCATCAAAATCACTGAAGGCATAAGCCCCATTACCATCTAACATTCCTTGTGCAACATCTGATGTTATCAAAAATGATCCATCAGGAATTGGACCCCAATCCGGATGACCACCATCATTCCATTTACCCCAACTATTTTGTACTAAAAATAATGGTTCATTTCCTGTATCATCACACGCTATCCATGCCATAGCATGAGCCCATGATCCTTGGGGCTTTGCGATTCCTTTCTTATCTCGTTTGCTGCTAAATCCATAACTACTACAAACACTAATACCATAGCCATTCGCTAAAGCATCTCTTGCTTCGTCTATCGTTTGAATTAAACTAACTGTTTTTACTTGGTGATCATTTGCTAGATCTATCACTTTATCTGGTAGACTACGACCACCCCAACCGGCTCCTAATGATCCTTGATATTTACTAAGATCAACAACTCCTGGATAATTTTTTCTAACTAAAATACCACCATATTGACTAACAAATTGTGCTGCTCTGGAGCAACTCATACCTTGTCCACCATGACCTCTTGCTCCGTATATCGCTTCAGTGGCCCCTCTTGCTATCCAGCTTTCCCTATGTTTTTTTAAATCAATTTCAACAGCACGACTAACATCAACCGCATTACGTGTAGAGTGGCTTACACAATCTCCAGTAGTTTGTCTTTCATTATATGGATTCTTATCAAACTTTAATACGCTTTTATATGGTGTAGATAATTTACCTTTACCAGTACCACTTATTCTTTTTGCTCCATCACTAAAGTAAGCATATTTAGAATTCTCTAAAAGATTTTCAAATATGTGCTCTTCCCAAAGACATCCCTGAAAACCATCCTTATAAAGTTTTAATAATTGTTCAGGAGAATATTTTGCCATTATTTGCTACCCTCATAACAGGCCCAGGCCAAACCATTAAAAGCTTCTACAGCCTTTTTTCTAAGTTCTGGATCTAGAGCAACATTATCGTCCCCTATATGTTGTACAACAACATTTGTTGCTGCTTGGGTCAAATTAGTATATTTACCTTTAAGATCTAGATTATAAAAAGCACCAGCTATTCTATTAGCTTCTCTAATCTCATCGGTATTTTTAATTACTTCATTATCACCGTCTAGTTCTATTAGTCTAGCCAAGTCAGAGAATAGACTACTTAATTTAACGCCATCAACAGTCCTATCCGAACTGCCAGACTTTAAAATTTCAGTAACCTTTTCACAATTATCTTTTAATGATGGATCCAATGGAACTAACACTGATGGAGTATGATTTATAGGATTTGTATTAGTATTATTTTTAATAAACGGTACTAGTAAACCATAACATAATAATAGTGCTCCTATAATTAAGACTACTATATTAGTATTGATATTTTTCGTATTCATTTTGACTCCTGTCCACAAGCATTAGGACTAAGATGTGGAAAAGCACTATCTAAAACTTCAACCGCTTTTGGACATCCCATTTTATCTGCTAAATCTCTAGTGTTTTTCCAACTACTAATAAGATCCAAAAAATGATTATCATTGGTTTTACTAATAGTGGCAACAGTTGATGATTCTCTTTTTACTTTATTCAGGACTCCTCCTAACAAACCGGATACATAATTTTGTACAGGAGAAAGCTTGTCTTTAAATAGAACAAATAATATTAGTGCAGCACCACCATAAACCATAAGATCTGTTCCTGACAATCTACTACTAAATTCTTGAAAACTTTCAGTAAAATTCATAACTTATACCTCATATTGGAAACATTCCTTGATATTGTAATTTTTGTTTAAAAACGCCCACATCCTTGAATACCTTGACCATACTATCTATAGTAGAACCAACCAAAATCATGATAAAGGTTTTGATATACTTATGTAGATACGATTCTAGAATTTGTGGTATAAATGGAACATCCACAACTACAAAAATATTATCATAAAAATCAGATATTATATTCATTGCTATTTGTTTTTTTTCTGGTCCAGAAAGATCATTACCTATTATTTCAATTATTTGAATAGTTGTTGCTATTAGAATTTGCAATATTTTCCATACTTGCTCTAATGTGAATCTTTTGATTTCTTGATAAGAATTTTTAGTTGCGTTTAGTAGTTTTTCTACTTCTTTTAGAATTAGTTCTTGGCTTGTTGGTTTTACTAGATTTTCTTGATTTATCATCTTTTGCCTCTTCTTTTACAGTTGTTACATTTTCTACTACTTCTGTTTTAATATTTTTTCTGCTATTAATATATTTATATAATATTACAAATTGACCACCAATTAGAATACAACTTTCTACAGCATGACTAACAACACTAATAAGTTCTTCTTTATTAGTATGATCATTAATAATACCAGTTAGATATAATCCACTAAAAATAAAACTAACTAATGTAAACCAAAATTCACTTGTACGATATCCAGGTTTGATCATAATTTACCTCCAAAGGTTATTTTAATATACACCAAAATAGTTTTCACTAATAATATCGATCCTGATTAGCCACACACCATTTTATACCATCAAAAGGACTTGTCCATGATGCATCCCATGGATAATGAGGACCATCAGATGATTGTGCTATTACTGTTGATAAATTTTTATATTTCCAAACATTGTCTTCGTATATAACAACCTCATCACCATAAAAATATGTTTGATACGGAGGACCGAATCCTGTAGGATCTCCGCCACAACCTGTGCCACTAGCATCCAAACATCTAGTACCATATTCCCAACCTATCATGATAATACCAGCATGAGAATGAGAGCATGTTACAGAAAAGTAGTATACTCTATCGTCAAATCGATTTTCATATAAATCTATATCTTCTATTTGTACTATATCAGATTGATCGCTATTATAGGCTATAATGTTATGAGAATATATTACAATATTACCATTATTAATTTCATTAGATGAAATAGCTTTTGAAATATCCGACATTACGCACCATAATAGTAGCTTGGATCATCAAACCTATTATCATATTTGTCTTCAATATCTCCAATAGCTGGAGTATTAATAACATAAGTATTTAATTTATCTTTATCTGTTGGACCGGTAACTTTTGTATAAACAACTAGTGTGCCATTTTTAATTGGTTCGGCATCATCTGCTAATTTAATATCGTTTGCCATATTATGCCCTTTCTATTCTTTCTTCTAAGGCTTCTAATGTTTTGCCAAGTGTGACTAATTGAATTTTTAATTCGTTCATAACTTCGGTATTTCGTTGTAATGCGCTAGCAAATGCCGCTTGACTTTCTTTGTTTGCTGCTAATCTTTCCATAATAAATTGACGATCTTGAGAATACGGACTTTGAGTTTCTATCATGTGTAAAACATCACTTTTTGTTGCCATATTTTTTCCTACAGTCACCCAAAATCCTATAAGAGTAACAACTATTCCAAAACTTGTGGTGGCTAATACTTGCCAAAAGTTTATTATGTTTTCGCTCATATTATTCTCCTTTACAAAATATAATATACACTAAATAAAAAACCAACTATGAAAACATAGCTGGTTTTTATTGGATAGAAAACATAGATTTAAAAATTTAATTATCAGCCGGTTTTTGGCTTATAATCATTGTTTGTAACAGGTAGTAAAGCCCCGCCTTTGTAAGTTAATTGACCGGGTGCTGAACGTGTTGGATTAGCAGCATTATCTGTTGCTAAAGTATCAACAGCGACAACAGGAAAGCCAGCATCAAATTCACCAGTATACTCATTGTATTTGCCTGCTCTAATAGCAGCAGTATATCTGCGTGTTCTTAATGTTTCAAGTTTATGAATACTACGAACATTAGCTGGAACAGCAGCACCACTGAGTAACACAGTATTACTAACGCCAGATAAACTATCTGTTAGTCTTTTTGCAACGGGCGATTGATTGTTGTATGCAAAAGTACCAGCAGATAATGCTTCGTCTGCCCAATCATTATCTAATACTGTTGATCCAAAAACTGTTTCGTTGGTTCTGTACACATCAACATTGTCTAATAAATTTGATGCTACTGTGCCACCTCTTGTAACAGCACCGCCGTTACCACCAGCACCACTACCAGTTGCATTTGGCGGAACTGTATCGTAATCGGTGCCATCGGATGCTTTAGCAGCTACTATTTGTGAAATAGCCATTTTTATCTCCACATAAGGTTATAAGGAAGTTATATTAGCATACACAATTTTGTAATAAAAAACAAAAATTTACCCAAAAACAGTTTCCCAGGCTGTTTTTAAAGAGGAGATTTGGTTATTACTATCATTATATTTTAATATATCACACCATATTTGATTATTTTTGATGGGTATAGCTTTATTGATTTTTAGCGCATCGTCTGCGTATAAAATCATTAATAGTGGATTTATATTGATAATCTTTGATTGATTAATAGATCCTAGGTCATTAACAAATGATTGATCATATGTTTCATGAGATATAAATAATCTATGATATGATAGATTTTTAACATAATCTAAAATACAATATAAATTTAAAAACATATGGTCATATAATGATCCATTTGGTTGTTCTAAGATATGATCAATAATTCTGAGATCCACTAACTCTGTCTTAATACATGATATATGAATTATATTTTTATATGTGTTATTATATCCAGAGGTTAGAATTATTCTATAATCACTTTGATTCATATTTTATATTAGTAAATATTTGATTATCTGCTAATTCATAAACATATTCTTTATATGAATTATTTAGAAACCAATTGATAATTAGTTCTTTGTCTGTAATTTGATTTACAATTCCATGAGTATTATTACTAATATTAAAAACTTTATTATATTTTTTATATATGAAGATATATGAACTCTGTAAAGAACCACCAGATGTTTCTTCTATCCAAACTAAATTAAAATCTTTGGTAAAGATACTATATTTATTATCTTGTGTGCTTCTTGTATTATATGTAATCAAATGATTATTAGTATAAAAGGTGTTATTCGTAATAGATTCTATTAAAGATTTTTTTGTTAAGAATATTTGTTTAATTTTTGAATTTTGAATAAAATTATTATTAATATCTATCTCATATATTGGTTTAACATTAACATAATCTATAGATTGATTGACTAAATGGTCTATTGTGTTTTTAGCATATAGCGGAAGATATATGTTATTGCCGCTAATAGGGGCATAAAAATTAAAATTAATTAACTTATATTCTTTTACTAATTCAATGTGATCTGATAAAACTGATGTATTGATTATAAACAATTTTTTATTATTGATATAGTCTATAAAATAGTTTTCTAATAAAAATAATAGTTTTTGATGAATATTATTATGTTCGGTATGATTTTCTAAATTAAAAAACACAACACAGTAAGGATCAATATCTTTTTGAGCAAAAATTGAGAATATAGTTTTTATAAATAAATTTGGTTGCTCTCCATTATTTTTTAATATAAACAATACTTTATTTGCTGTCATAATAATCTATGGAATCTATATTAATTTTTTGTCCATATCCTTGATTTTTATAGTATGGTATAATTACACAATGATGAGGTAATTTTTCTATTCCAATATTTTTTGTCCATACCAAATTATTTTTAATAATATATACAATATCATCATTTTTAAGATCGGCTCTATATAACAGTTTATTCATATTATCTTCTATACACAAAGTAATAAATTCAATATTAGGATTTATATATGATAGGAATGATTGATCAAATTGAATATTTATTCTTTTTTTTAGTAATAGATTCGATTTGAATTCTTCTTCGGACATTATGTATGCAAAAGGACTGTCATTTCTAGAATTAAAAGTATACTTATGAATATCTTTTGTTGCAAAATTAACCCCACTATATAGCTCATATTCATGTAAACTTCTTTTTGAACCCAATCCATATTGGCCAAAATTGATATTATTTTTTTCCATACCCAAAAGTTTTCTAACTCTTTCTTTAGCTTTAGATCCTCTTTGTTCCGCACTAATAACGAATCCATTACCGTTTTGATGATTATCCCAGTGTTTATGCTCTTGTGGTCTTAAATAAAAATGCCAAACTATAGGAAATAGAGGATGGAAAAAATCATAACCATGAGTATATGCCCTAGCACTTAAAGATATTTCCTCTCCCCTAAAATAAAGATTAGGATCATATATACATTCTTTACAAAATTTTCCTAATGTAAATATAAAATGCCCAGATAAAAATCTAGCTGGAATTGTTGTTTGACCAATAGATTGTAGCATTGACGATTGTCTAACTACTAAGGGTCTAAAAATTAGATCTCCATCTTCTGTAAAAGTATCAAAAGAATTAATCTGAATACATCCAGGATCACAAGTATTATCTAGTCTATATCCCGGACCATATCCACCAATAATTGGTTTATCAAATCCTTCGCTATGCTTTTTTTCCATCATATCTATTAAGATAGAATCCCATTGCTCAACAAACCTATGATGAGAATCTAGTTGTAAATAATAGCATTGATCATTAAATAATTTTTGCTGTATGTTGTATCTTGCCCAACATGTACCTTGACTATCTCTCCAATCATGGAAATCAATAGATAAATTGATATTATATTCTTTTTTAAGATGTTTTAATTTATATAGCTGTTCTTTAGTGTCCTGTAAACATATACCAAAATGTAATTTAGACTTTTTATCACTTTTTTTATAACAGTCTATAATTGATGGTATAAGTTCTGGATCTCTGTATGATGCTATACTAATAAAAATAGTATTATTGGATTTTGTCTGTTTCATAAAACATTTTTAATGCATTTAAATTTTTAAATCTTATACCATGAATTTTATTTTTTAATAAATCTATTATATGTGTTTTTAACCAGATATCAGCAGTAGAAATACATTTTATATTGGTTTTATTATTTAGATAAACACAAGCAATCATATTATCGCTAATATTATCTAACATATAGCCAGTTGAAGGATAAACCCTTTTAATATTTAAGTTAAATAATATTTCAGCAATTTTACTTAAAAAGATATAATCAAACTTTCTATATTCCAAAATATAATTTATTTCTACATTATTAGATAAGCATAAATCATAATTCATTCGTATATCTTCTCTAAACTTATCATATTTTTTATTTATTAATAAGAGTGTTGGCAGCACCATATCTATTTTTTGTGCTCCATTTTTTATAGCATTTTCTATCTCGTTCCTACGACTAGAATAATCCAAAATTCCTAATGGGTAATCTATTGGACAGCATATTTTAGTATTACTTTCACCTATAATTTTTTTAGCTAATTTAGTATAGTATGGCAATACTGATATATAATCTAAGTTATATTCTTTGATAAGATTTAATATATTTTTAATATCTATATCTTTAGTATCTACATCATGAAGTGCGAATTCTAGTAGCATTTTTTTTACGCTTATGTTTTAGGCTATCTACAGTAGGATATTCTTTTGAACCCAAAACACCATCAGCAAAACCATAATATATCGCTTCTGCTGCATCAAGTATCCAATCGGACTTATTTGCTAATTGAGATAGAATATGTTTTTTTATCATCATTTTTTTCCAATTCTTTTCTTCTGCTATGGGACTATCCAAGCATTTTTCCGTAAAAATATCTATCATTTTATCTGTTTCTTTTGCACTCCATTCAAGACTACTCATTGCTGCTTTATGTTCATTATCTATACTAAGAGATCCATAATGAATTAGAACATGCGTATTAGGCATAAGAATTCTTTTATGAGCAGCTTGTAATAATACGCTACTAGCTGACTCTACTTTAGAGTATGCTAATATTGTTATAGGACTTTGGCTAAATCGAATAGTATCGAACATTCCCAAACAATCCTCCCATACTCCACCAGGTAAATGCATATGTATTAATATTGGATCGTTTGATATAAGATTTAAATATCTAATATTTTTTTCCAATCTACAGGCTGCTCTAAAATCTGTACCAGACTCCTCATCGCTATCTAATGAAGAATGTAAATATATTTCTCTATTCATAACATCAATATTAAAATCATGTAATATCTGTATATAGTTTTCGTTATTTATATTTGTATTCATTTATATAATCATATAATTTATTATTGATTAGACGCATAACACTAGAATCAGAAAATACTTTACCAATACCTATTCTGAACCTATATCTTGTAAAAACATCCAAAGTTTCTACTCCGTCTGTAGACTCTATAATATTTGCTATTGATGCAGAAATTGAGAAGTTGGTGTGGCCTATCCAAAGATTAAAATTTTTCAAACATATATTTGCTGAATTATATGGTAGTATCCCCATAGGAGTAAGCATAACCAATTGTTTAGATATATCATTAGTAGAAGTATGATTATCATCATCCGATAAATCATCCTCAAATGTATCATCATTATCTTCTTGACTATCTAATTCATCAATAATTTCATCCTGCCATTTTTGCCATATTATCGCTGGATCTTCCATAATTAAATTTACCTTTTATTTAGTATTATAATACTTGGAAAACACTTCTATGGGTCTTATTAATGGCGCATTAAGATGTTTTTCTTTTGCTTGATTTTCTTTTTCTTTTTCTAAGATTGTCCAATATTTAATAATATCATTACTAAATTGAGTATATTCTTTATTAGATCCAATATCTTCTATAATAAGCTTTGCTATATTGTATGTCACATGTTCGGAATTAATAGTATTTAAAAAATATGCAATTTTTTCAGTATATAAATTATATTTTTCAATAGAATTTATTTCTAAATTATCAAATTCAATAAAAACATCCATATCAAAATCATTAGATAAAGATAATTCTATTTTACAAATTTTATTGTTGATTGTTTTTTGTGGTATAGTATTATTTTTATTAAAAAATTTATTATACCAATGTTTTATTGATAACATGATCTATTAATAAATTAAGATTTTTATCTCTAGTAAATCCAACAATATCAGAATCATAAATTAGTTTTATCCAATGTGTATTTTTTGTATTATTTTTTTCCATAATACCACCACAAGTAATCAATAATATATTATTTTTATCATAATTATTAATGATAGATTCCAAATAATTAATCGAAAAACTATTTTGCAAGCATATTACATCTATATCGCATTCTTCATTAAATTGAAACGATGATGTATCAAAAAAATGACGAACATGATATCTAATTTCATCGTCTAAATATGCGATATTATCTATTTTCAGAAACGGAAGTTTAATTTGTGAGGGATCTGTTGATAAACAGTATGTATTATTTCCATCTGAAGTTAATATAATAAATAGACTATAAATCGAAGTCATGTTAATATTTCTCTTAATTTTTTAATACTGTTTTTTATGGTTTGCCTAACGGCCTCCCTTGTTATATTAAAATGATCTCCAATTTCTTGTAATGTATAATCTTCTATATAATACATTCTTAATTGTTGTTTTTGTCTATCGTTTAGTATGTTAGAATTAAAGATCATTTCAACTAATTCATTAGTTAGTTCAAGATTTTCATCATTAATAATATTATCTAATGGCTGAATTTCTGATTCATCAATAATTAGCTTATCGTAAGTATTATCGTCTTCTTTTATATAATTATCTATAGATAATAATGATCTACCTTTTCCTTTTTTAGTTAAATATGTTTGTATCGCCCATATAGCACACTGATTACGATAAGAATAACGCGTTTTTTTCTTTCCTGTTATTTTTCCAACTCTATCATTATCATATTTCCAATCGGCTACCATAATAGCATGAGCAACATCAGCAACAACATCTTCGTTCTTTAACATATTTTTTGCCGATGCTTTTCCGAACTTGCTAATAATTTTTTTAGCCAAATTAAGATATGAAGACAGATTATCATACTGAACTGTTTGCATTATTGTCCTTTCAAAAAATCCTAGGTAATTATTTTATTTAGTCAATTTTTTCCATTGTTTTGGATCTGGACGATCAGGATCTCCGGGTTTAGCTGGTTTATATTTTTTGCCTTCTCTTTCTTTTTTTCTACGAATATTTTCCCATAATCCCGGAAGATTCTTGGACGCCTCTGCTCCTTCTGTATCGGTTTCACTCTCTCCAAACATGAGAAAATTGTGAATAGTCAATACATAATCCTCTGTGACAGCAATTTTACCCTGTAACCAGCTTTCTGTCAATCTATCTTTTACATCGCCTCGTTCTACTGCATCAACAACCGCTTGAGCATGTTGTGCTATAGATTTTAATGAGCCAAGACTCATTTGATAATAATCATATTTATATTCCATCAGTTCCATTTCTGGGCTTTCTTTTTCCATCTCTTCTACTTCAGTAAAATCCATATCTTCTGCTTTATTATTTTTGATACCAAGTTTATCTATTATTTGATCTTGAATACTATTAAGTAATTTTTTATAATTCATATTACATTCCTTTTTATAATTTTTGAAAATATGCGTGATATACATTACTAAACGTAGGCTTGATACAAAAAGTATTAAGTTTTTCTTTTTTATCTGCTAAAAATTCATTTGTCGCTTGTTTTGCTCCAGGAAACTGATTATAATCATAATCATCTATAACACATATCGCCCCGCTAACTAATCTTGGATATATATGTTCTAAAGGAATTTTTATAGAATCATAAAGATCCCCATCTAGATGAGCATAACAAATTTTATTTGGTAAATTAGTTGGAATAGTTTCATTAAACCATCCAGCAAATATTTGCTTCTTAATATTAAAAATAGATAAATTATTAATTAAGATATCTTGTGTGGTCGCAAAATCTCCACGTTTATGAACTGTTGTGTGAGGCTGGTCGTTTTCATGAAATTCTGGTAGTCCACTAAAAGAGTCATATAAATATAGTGTTTTATCTACACCACAGTCTTCTAAAACAGCAGCCAATATTTGTGTTGAATTACCAACAAAACATCCACATTCTACTATATCTCCATCAATATTCTTATCTAAAACACGAGATAGTAAATGATAGTGATTTAATTTTCTAATAGGACACATTATACCAGTATTTTTAGCTAAAATGTTTGTAATTTTATTATTCATTCTTTTGTATCCGATAATGGTCCACCAGTTATCCAAGCATCACACGTTCTGTCTTTTGCGCACTTAAAATCAAACGATTCTTTTAGAAGTTCTATTACTTGATTAGTAGAATATCCTTCAACTTGTTGAGCTTGAGCCTTTATTTGATTTTCAATTAATTCTTTGATCGTTTTCATAATATCTCCATTTAATTTACCAGCTTTTACAAGCCCAATATCTTGCTTTCCATTTTGGCCCAGGATTATCACAATTATGTCTTGCTCTAAAACTTTTACGACGCTCAGGAATGTTCTTTTTAATTTTCATATTAGGATCACCGAAATTTACTTTTACAACATTACCTTTATCGTTTTTAACATAAACACTAAATTTTTTAGGACCATCTGGTGTTCGGAATGGTTTGTTTAGTGTTACTTTTCTTCCTCCTTTTTCAGCAGCGATAGCTATTCCATCTTCTGAATATATAGTAATATCTGCTGCTAGATCAACCTCGAATACAAATTCATCCCAATCATCATCCCAAGAACAATTAGATGCTAAAAGATTATATTGAACTTCTTCTAAAATATTAAAATCACCTTTTGTTCTTGTTTGACCCAAACATATTGCTACTCTTTGTTTTGTGTCAGGATATTCCTTTTTCATGGTTTCGTTACCCATGCAACGAGAAACGAAGGTGTCTTTTGGTTCTCCTTGTTTGCGATTAGGAATTGGCATATAAACTATCTCCTATAATTTTGGCAGTATTTTGCCAAGTATACGATTTTGAGGTTTCTAATCCTTTGGGATTATTTCTAATATCTTTGGAATACACCAATCTCATGTACTCGACCATTTGTTCAATTTGTTTTTTACCTAAAAATGCCCATTCTCCATTTCCAGTAAAAAATTTATCGTCTTTAGCAGCACATAATTGATCGATATCTATTAGATAACTATTTTCTGCGGTACAGTATTCTGTATGGGCGGAATAGTTTGTAGTTATAATTGGCTTATTCATAGCCATAACTTCTAATATTTCATTATTCCATCCTTCTGCTCTTGCTGGAAAAATACCACAATCTGATAAATTAATAATTTGAGCTAAATCTTGATGTGTTTTTTGTCTAGGCAATATTTTTATTTTTGAACCAAGTTTACTCTGAGTATATAAATTTTCCCAAATTTTTATTTCTGCACTAGATAGAAAAAAATTATGATTTAACATCCATAGTTCAACATTATCTGTTTCATTAAATGCTGCATTAAACGCTTCTACTAAAATATCATGTCCTTTTCTTATTTCCCATTTACCAATATTAATAAATACATATTTATTTGGGTCTTTGTTTGTTGATAGTGTGCTTTTAAAAATTTCACTATTTACGGCTAATGGACTCACAACTATAGGAATAGTAATATTATTATTTTCTAATACTGTTTTTCCCCATTTACTAGCCACAAACACAACATCCAGATTATTAATCATATTGATTTCTTGTTTATTTAATTTATTTAATTCAAAAAATATTAATGATCCATATTTACCGCTTCCAATTCTATGAGCTAGATCATATTGGTGCCATATTTTTAAACATGGATTATTTTTATCCCAATTAGTGGATGTGTCCTGTAGCATTCTAATTATTTCTTGTCTATCATTTTCTGAATCTACATCAGCATTACCTATTGGAAATAAATGAATATTGTATCCGTTTTGTTGTAGTCCGCGAAAAATATTATATGAAGATATGCCATATCCTGTACTACTAGTGATTGGACAGTGCAAATTTATTGTTTTATTCATTTTTCGTATATCCTATTATGAGTATTATTAACCAGTATAAATGTTGTTTTCTTGCCAAAATCTTTTATAGATTCGGCTCCGATATAAGTACATGCACTTCGTAATCCTCCTAAAATATCTTTTATTGTATCTTCTGTGCTACCTTTATATGGAATTGTGACACATCTGCCTTCGCTGGTTCGATAGTCTGCTACGCCACCATTATGTTTATTCATAGCCTCTTTACTGCTCATACCGTAAAACTTCAAAGATTTTTTCCTTTTTTCTGGTGGATGATAGCCAGGATCATTTGCTTGCCACCATTCCTGAATCACTTTTCTATTATTCCCTATTATAGCACAACGATATTCATATTCCCATTCTCCTTCGCAACAGTCTGTACCAGCAAGCATACTGCCAAGCATAACAAAATCGCTGTTGGCACCAAATGCTTTACAAATATCTCCAACAATTTTACATCCTCCATCACTACACACATGACCTCCCAATCCATGAGCAGCATCGGCACATTCCATGATAGCGCTCAGTTGAGGATATCCTACACCGGTTTTTAATCTGGTGGTACACACACTACCCGAACCTATACCAACCTTCACTATATCTGCACCACCATGTAATAATAATTCCTCTACCATTTCTGGCGTTACGACATTACCGGCCATAATAATTGATTCTGGATATTGATTCCTGATATGATGTACGGCTTTCACAAACTTTTCGCTATATCCATTAGCAACATCAATACAAAAATTTGGTGGTTTAAAACCTAAATTTTGCAAACCAAAACAGACTTGATTTAATTTGTCAAGATCAACTTTATTAATGCCTGTGGAGTAAAATATATAATCTCGATTGGATAAACTAATAAAATATTTTATAAATTCTTCTACAGAATAATGTTTATGTAAACATGTGATACACTGTGATTCATTTAGTTTATTTGCCATATCAAATGAACCAGTTGTATCCATATTGGCTGCACATATTGGAATACATGATAATGATCTTGTAGAATGTAAAAATTTAAAAGATCTAATTAATGATACATCTGATCGACTTCCAAGTTTTGATCTTTTGGGCCTAATTAGCACATCATCAAAATCTAATTTGGTGTCATTGATAATTTTTTGCATATCTAAATTATACCGAGATCCTTTCTAATATTTTTAATTTTCGAAACATTGAAATTAATATAAATTGACGTTAATGATGTTTGATTTATTGGATAGGATATATCTTGATATTGTTGATTTAATAGTATAAACTGTCCATAATCTATATTAACTGGTTTGAAACCATCTTGATTAAACCAAAATGTATTAGTGTCAAACATTGGTGTTATTGGTAATATAACAGTCAACTGATCATTATCTATGTTCTGATTAGAATATATATTTTTTATTCGATTTTTAGGAGTATTGATATAAATTTTTGGTATAATAGTAAAATATATTCTACGAACAGTAATAATTGGTTTTATAATATTTTTAATAAATTGTTTATAAAGATACGCAAAAGATGAACAGTAATAACTATTTAATAGATCAATATTTTGAGTCATATGTATATATGGTAAAATATTTTCTTGTATACCAATATTATTAGATAAGGTTGTTGCAAAAGGGAAAGTGTCTGTACTATAGTGGAAAATATTATTCGCTATCATTAATAAAATTTAATCCAATAATTTTCTTGATTGCTGTGAGCCACATATATTCATATAAGATATTATCAGATATGTTATGTATATTTGAGTTTACCTTATGAAAAAATCCAGAAATAGTTTCGGCATGGAATAGATGCTCACTTCCTAAATACATAACCTTTTTATTGTTTGAGATATATCTTAAACATAAGTCAATATCTTGCATTGTATGAGACATACTAATATTTAGACCACCAACATCAATAAAATCTTTAATATTTGTAATATGTATAGCACCAGTTACTGAATGTGTTGCCGTATCCTGAGATGCTAAAAATGTATTATTTTCATCAAATCTATATGCGTGAAAAGGTTTCAAACAATGAGATTTAGGTTTTATATAGGATTGATGCGGTAGAAAAACCATTCCTCCATGCTGAATAGTTAAAAAATATTTACTAATTTGTCCTATGATATGATTATAGTTACCACACGCCATAGAATAGTCTTGTTCACTTGGATAAATTAATTTTGACCCAGATAAATTAGAATTATATTTTGAATGCTTTTCTAATAAATTATTCAAAGTATCTGGTGTAGACGGCCATAAATCATTATTCCAAAAAATAACATTATTTTTTTGATACTTAATAGCATAAGTAACTGCAAAATTATTCAGATTTGAATAATGAAAAATATTTTGATTATTATTAATTTTTAAATATGATGTATTATATTTTTGAGCTAGTTCTAAAATAGAATCATCTTTTGATCTATCATCAACAATTAGAACATCTGCTAATTCAAATACATTGTTAATTAATAATTTATTCAGAGTATAATTTAATAAATCTCCCAAATCTTTTGTACATATAACTACGATATTCTTTTTATGTGTAGTAAAACAAGAATTTTTTAATTCTATATTATAGACTATATTTAGTGGATTAATATTTATTTGATTATTTGTTATGGATGCAAATGCTGAAGAAATTTCAATAGAATTTTTTTTATATGTATCAAAATTAAAATGGTTTAGACACAAATCAAATGGAAAATTTATATATTTAGTAGGAATCATATTTGAAAAAAATACCATCTGTTATAGGAATCAAAACTATCACTAATGTTTACGTGTTCCAAATAGTTTATTACTTCATGCCATTCAGAAAAAATCATTTGATGAGGAATGGTTCCAAATAACCAATCTGGCGTTTCACTTTTACCTTGTGCTATTCTCATAACTATTGGTTTTTTTTGACGATTGGCTAAAAAGATTTCTTCCATAGTACCACAAGGATATATGTCTAGATCTAAATTCACAATTAAAAAATCACTAATATCAACCATTCTTAAATCGACATTTCTGATTTCTTTCATGACTGCCGTTAAGGCATCATAATTTTTTAGAGATTTTAATTTTTGTTTATATTTTCTCGAATCCTCATCTTCTTTTGCTATATTTATTGGCTTAGAAATAGGATTTAATACACTAACGCCCATTTTTGTAAGTATAGGAGTTAATTGTGTTCTCCATGTTTGACCATTGTTCGGACAACGATCCATTGGACCAGCAAGATATACTCTCTGATTTAATAGTCTATTCATATTTTAATTTAATAATGATTTATATATTTGATAAAGTACTGTAACTATTATGATAAGACCAAAATTAATTTCTTCCATTTTAATTTATATTTAAGCATCCTTCTTTGCTTTGAGTCGTTGAACCAAATGCATGATTATGATTTACTATATCATCTTTAAGGGCTAAGATATTTATCTTGTCTTGATTTCTAGAAATAGTACTATCTATTTGTATTGATAATGGAAAAACATAATCTAAAATTTTTTGTGCTCCTTCTGGAGTAACTATCATTCCAAATGTACCAAACATAAAACCTCCTGGCTTGCATAATCTATTAGTTATTAGGTTTGATTTGTTAAGAGAAGAGAGTTTATGTAATCCCAGATACAGGATATCATATGGTATATTATTAATTAGTATTTCGTCAAGAACTAATTTTAGCATATCATCGAAGTTATTATTTATGGTAATGTCGTCTTCAAAAATTAAAAATGGTTTGTCAGCTAAACTACATTCTTTATAAATCAAATAATGAGACAATGCACAACCTAATGAGCCATAGGTTAATGAAACACCATAATGTTTTTGTGTTTTTTGAGATACGTCTTCTTTTCCTATGGATGTTATAATCTTTGGATTAATTAATCTAATATCTATATTTTGACCAACAACTGCTTCAAATTTTTCTAAACAATTTTTTAGATTAGACCTCTTAAATATTTTTAATATATGAGACTGCCTGCCAATACTATTTGGCATAGAAATATAATAAACTTTGTCAAAATAAGAACACAACATTTTATGTTAATGCGTTATACTCAGATATAATATCAAAAACATTTTTACGAATATTAATTCTTTCTTCTGTCGTATATCCTATATCGAACATAGAAGATTTGTCTTTATCTATATTAAATCCGTAATATATCTTTTCGCATATAGTATCTATTGTTTTAGCATCTATTTTTTTCTTTGTAAAAGAAGACATTAATTGTGTTAAAAGTTGAGACGCTGTTTTATCATTATAAATATTACAGCATCTTAGTCTTAACCAATTTAAATGTCTTAATATTTTAGTATTATCAATGCGATCCATAATAAACTTGAACGTTATAGTTAGCCCACGCATCCTCTATGAGTTTTTCTATAAAATTCCATTCTCCTCCAGATTTGCCACAACCAAATTTAGTAGTAATAATATTTATATCATCCAACTCATTTTTTCTATTCTTATTTAAGTATGAGCATACTGATTCCATAGTTTTTGACAAAGCTATATAGTCTAACGATCTATAATTTTTAGAATGTTTTTTACATATCATATTTGCAAAAATAATTTTACCAAAATTTTTACCATTAACATTTGGTATTTCTACAAACTGAACTGTTCCATAATTTTTAGGACCACTAAGACAATACATATCTAGATTTATTTTGAGCTGTGGTAATAGGTCAAAAATAGTATGAGCAAATTTAGAATCATCTCTGGAATCTAGACTATAGCATTCTGGAATTAAAAAATTAGAAGTAACAGATGATCTATTATTAATTGTAGTATCAATAACTGATACTATATCTCCCTTAATATAAGATATATTTTTGGGTTTTGATAGATGATATTTTTTATACAATGGCGTTGTCATGTGTCCTCCATGAAACTATTGTATAGCCTAATCGTCTCAGGTCAATACCGAATATGCTTGTAGGAATTCTTCATAACTGTTGAATGGTTGATATCCTAATAGATTTTCGGTAGTCCAATCTATATTATCATTAATAGTATTGAACACATCTTCATTGATAGACAAAAAATGATTTTTAGGTCTTTTAAACATTATCTTGTGTGGATAAGATACTATATGAAATTGTGATGATATATTATGTTTGATATAAATTGTATTTTTGAGACTTAAAAAATTTTCAAATTGTAGTAGATATTTTTGATAAAATCTTAAATCATATAAATATTTTAGTTTATTGGATCTTAGTTCAAAAATATTTTTGTATCTTTGTCCATTATTCCAATTTCTGTCTTCATAAATTTCATTATTTGTAAATTCTATTTTTGACCACCACTCATGTAATAAAAATTGTTTTAAATCTTTGTATGCAAAACCACAATGATGAGGTCTTTTGAATATTGCTACAAGCCAATCGTAAGGATTTCTTGTTATACAAAAAAATATTGTATCGTCTATGCTCTGATCTTCTAGATGTAATGGCGTAAAAAAATGTTTATGTCCAAACTGTTCAGTATATGGTAAATTAAAACTTTGAGTAATAAAATTCTGTAAAAAGTTTGTTCCAGTATGTCTTTCGCCATATATAGTAAATTGATTCATAATATAACTTAATATTATTTTACCATTTATTTAAAGGACATTTTTGATCAAGCCAAGCTAATTTATTCATAAATATTTTTTTATTATTAATATTACACCCACATTCTAAACATTGATTATTATGATATTTTGGACATTCTATACAAATATTATATCTAATATTAATTTGTTCTTGATTGGCTTTGGGCATACCGTATCCGATATGAAAAATTAAAGCTTTAATAAAATTAATTATTTGTTTCATTTTTAATTTCAACTAATAGATTTTGTTCATTTTGATAAAAAATAAAAATTTGATCTACCATAGTATCATTATCTAACCATATAATATGTCCATTATTTAAATTAATACATAGTCTTTTGATATCATCTTTAGATTTTTTATAATCACTAGAAATTATATAACATAATTTATTATATAAAAATTTATTTCCATTTTGTAATTCTTCTAAATATTTCATTTTATTCCCCATTTTTTATATCCCAATAAATCCCATTTGTTTAATAAATACTTTTCCGGTAATACTAGGTCGTATCTGTATCTATTGTATATAGAAGATTCTTTATAGTCTTTTTTAATAGATTCTATCATTAATTTTTTATATGATGCAATAGAAACATTTTCCTGTTTACAGGATAAAAAAAAATCAACATGTTCGTGTCCGATTTTAATATTATTATCCCATTTGGGTATTTTATTTTTTTTAGCTAAAAAATGATTTAGGACAGCATCGCAACCAAATATATCTCCATATGTATAATTTGACTGATAGCACGAAAGTATTCCGTTTGATATAGATATTTCATACGGTGGATTTGGACCAATAATATCGTAGTCAGACCTGCATAGTATATTATACATTTGTTTTAATATATTTGGATTTGGTGGCATATTGTCATCATCTGCTAAAAAAATATATTCAGTATTAGCTTCTAATATCGCAATATTTCTACCATAACTAAGTCCAACTATTTTATCTAAATATATATATTTAATGTTTTCTGTTAGTGATAGATTTGAATTTTTATGTTTTATTGGAGTATCATCAACCAAAATAATATTAATATTTGGATAATAAAGATTCCAAGTATTGATAATCTTTTGACAACATTCATATCTAATAAATGTTTTTAATAATATTGTAATATTACTATACCAAAATGGATATTCATTAAAAATTTCATCCCATGAATTTTGCATATTGTTCATTTATAAGAATAGTCCTAAGGATAATGTTTGCATTTTAGTATTAATATATAAATCATAATCTTGTTTATATAATGTTTTAATTTTATCTATATTATTTTTATATAAATCTTTTTTAGAAAAAATATATTTTGATGATCCGCTTTTATAGCTGTTATTTAACATAAAATTTAAATTATATTTATCGAATAGTTTATTAGATTGTTCAATAAAATTATCAAAACATAATATATGAATATTATTTACATATTTTTTATTTATATAGTGATGTTGGTGTCCATATTGTCCAATAAATTTTGGTTTAATTTTATCTAATAAAATTGATATATTTTTATTAAAAGATTCTATATTATCATTATATCTATTATTGATTCCGTCATAATTGGCAAATGGCATATAGTATGTGCTTATAAATCTATCTAGTGGATTTCTAATAATTAAAAAAAAATTATAAGAATTCCATAAATTTGGATCATCTTTTAATAATAGATGCCATCTTGCTAGTTTGCTATTCTCACCATATAAACATGAATATTTTGGATTTATATTTTTATGATACCATTTATCAAATCTGCCCCAATATATATTATTTTTTTGAGCAATATCTTCTATTGTTGTGCCGCCTGTTCTTGGAATATGAATAAATTTTAATTTTTTATCGTAAAGCATTATATGTGGATAATATTTTAGGAATATATATAGGATTACTACTTAATGCATAACAGTTGGTAGCAAAATATCCATCAGCATTATATTTGTCTATATCAAATTTTATATTTTTACAAATATTTTGTTTAACTATAAAGTTATGACTATCTATATAGTTAACTTGAATATTAGATCCAACCAATCGTAATGTATTATCTTTATTTGCTTGGTCAAATGATATAAAATCATGTTCTGATGACAGCAGTATATCTGCTATATTTTCCCATAAATTTGGATGTATGATAGTATCATCATCGTTGAAATATATATATCCAGTATCTATAATATCAAGTGCAAAATTTCTTTGTGCATGGCCTACTACGCTACCATTTTGGGTATATGCATATGTTTTACATTTTTTAGGAATACAATAATCTGTAGGAATTTTTTCTCTATCAAAAACTACAATCCATTCATAATATTTGTCTGGAATATTTATTGATTGTTCAATTAATTTTAGATTTTGTGGCCTATTACAAGGAGTAATAATATTTAATAATGTCATTGTACTATTAACCAACTAGAGTCAGTAAAAACCTTATCTGGCTTTTTATATTCATCGACAGCTTTTATCACATCCGGATGATGGTTATCATAATCATGTCCACATAAAAAATAATTATTATTTAATAATTGCTTATAATTATTTATATCCTTTTTAACCTGTTCATATGTATGAAGACCGTCTATATAAACCATTAATATTGGAGGTGCATTTAACATTAAATTATATATTTTATCAATAGCATTATCAGACGTATCTCTAATATGTATTATATTATTAAAAGATTGTATATTTTCTATAAATTTAGTATATACATAATCTAAAGAAGCAAAACCACAAGTAGGATCTTTTGGATCATAGTCATTTATAAATGGATCTATAGAGAATACTGTGTGAAAATATTGTGCAAAGAATGTGGTAGATTGGCCTGTGTATGATCCTATCTCTATCATAGAAAAATTATTTAAGTCGAAATTTTTAGATATATAATCTATTAAATCTGATAGACCATTATAATTTGGTCTCATATCGTATAAATTTTTATTCATATTTTTGAAAAATTCCTATACTATCTTGCCAATTATCATCGGGCGGATAATAAGATTTATCTATATAGCTTTCTATAAGATTAATTTTATATCCATTAATGTTTGCCCAATTACATAAAGATCTCCATGAATCTGGATAAAATCTCCAACTATCACTAGGACACTTTTGTGGATGATAAGGACCAGAACTTGGGGCACATATATAGATATATCCTTGAGGTTTAATTACTCTACAAATTTCTAAAAAGGTTACCCAAAAAAACTCATCGTGTTCAAAACAAGAGGATGATACAACCACATCGAAAGAATTATTGTCAACTGGTATTTTATGAGATGTTCCAACAATATCAACATTTGGTCCATGCTGAACGTCCAATCCTATGTAATTATGATAAGCAAATATAGATTTAAGAGATCCATTTCCTCCGTCCCAAGATCCTATATCTAATATTTTTTTTATAACATCAGATTTACAATATTTATCATAAAATAACTTAGCGTTGATATATGCAGATTTATGCATGATTATCTGATTCCCAATCATCCCACAATTCTTCTTCTCTCATTCTACTCTTTTTTTGTTTAAACTCTTTAGAATAAAATTTTCTAGCTTCAATATTATCATCAACATCTTTTCTATCTCTGGATTTATTTTGCAAATTTTTGCGTCTCAAATTCTTTTTATCATTATCAGGTGCAAAGTCCGACATATTTTCTCCTATTAGGCTGGTTTCATTTATGATAACATCTGATACAAAATGGTCAAGATGACATATAAAAATTTTTAAACTTGACAAATGTCATAATTAAGATTATGTATTATGCATGGGGTATGTTAATATTTTTAAAGCACTAAAGCTGCTATTAAGCATCCTTTGGATACAGCGTGTAAAGGATCATCTGATTGCTTTACTTCTTTTACTGACAATGGAAATCCATTCTCTACTAGTTTTTTAGCAAATACTTCTTTGAATCCTTTTGCTTGCGAGGTTCCACCCGCTATGACTATTGTTAGTGGTGTTTTAAATTTAGGTAAACTTTTACTTTCTTTTAAAGCTACTGTTAATTGTTTTGTAGTATAATCTATTAGTCTTTCATAATAGGAAGATACTGCTGCTAAAATTGGATTATCATTATTTTTTCCAACAGTAAAATCACCATTTTCTTTTTCTGTTTGAACTACACCATCTGTTTCATTAACAGCAATAGCAGACATATGATCTATCCAATCTCCAGACTTGGTGGTTGAAAATGTTAAAACGGGTTCTCCATTCAACATAATACAAACATTTACCATTCCAGCACCCCAAGATAAACCAATGCCCGTATAATTATCATTTTCTAATTCTGCATAACATAATGCTTGGGCTTCATTAATAGATCTTGGATTATAACCACAATCTTTTAAAACTGTTTTTATAACATCCTCATGATAACTAACATCAAAATCTTCATCTTCTTGATCTATAGGTTGAGATGGAACACAAAAAACTATTTTTTCATTTTCTGCTTCTGGTTTTCCAACAACCTCTTTTAATATAAACGATAATATTCTTTTTGAATCTTTTTCTTTTGGAGATACTATACCTCTATACATTGGTCTTTTGGCGCTTTCATTTTTTTCTAATGCTTTATCAATAGCATCTTGTCCTAAAACAATAAAAGATCCATCTTTATCTTTAACAAAAATTTTACCAGATAATCCTTTTTCTATCATCTTATTGGCAATAATATTTGTTGGCTCAATAATATAAAAAGCGTCTCTAAAATCTTTATAAGCTATAGAATCATGAGCTACTTTTTTTGATAAGACTATAAAACTTGTACCAACATCTAAACCTTTAGCCATTTTATTTTCCTTTAATTAAAGAGGATAACTTATCTACTGATTGATCAATATTATCATTAATCTCGATACTATTTGCTATATTGTCGTATTTTTTCTCCATATCCGAAGTATCAATATTTGCAATAAATTTACTATCATCAATAGTAACCTTTTGCATTTTTTCAATAATATTCTGATGATTTTTTATATTTTTTGAACCAACAGAATCATTAGATAACAATATATTATTATATTTTACACCACTTTTTTTGCCTATTATCCAACCCAATAAAAATATGCTAATGTAGCACGTTAGTAATAAAAAAGATAATAGGACATCTGGATCGATATATGTTGATATGTTCGGCATGTTTTTTACTATAATCTGTAGTAATCAAATAGGAATAACTTATGAAATACGGTAAAGTATGGGGTATCACCCAACAATTATTTAATAAGAATAATGTTGCTATACACAGAATAACTATTAATAAAGGATCATCTTGTTCAGAACATTATCATGATTATAAATATAATATGTTCTATATTGAAAAAGGCAAATTACTTATTAAGCATTGGCAAACTGACTATGATCTTGTTGATGAAACCATTTTGGAAGATGGAGAAAGTTCCACTATTCCTCCAAAACATTTTCATCAATTTATTGCTCTTGAAGACACTATAGCATACGAAATATATTATGTTGAATTATCGGATAATGATATTAATAGAAAAACATGTGGTAAAAAATGAGATACGTATTAATTGCTAATAATAAAAAATTAAATAGCGAATTTATCAATAAAATTCAACTAGATGCTAAAAATGATATATTAATATTTTTTAATTATATGTGGCCATATTTTACTTTTGAAAAATTAAGAAATCATCCTAGAAAATTTTATATAGGAAGACAAAGACCAGTAAAAGAAGAAACAAAACATATTCCATATGCTGGAATAGATTTGGTGAAAGAACACGAAAATGAATTTGAGAAAATTTTTTTTCATACTTGTCCGGATCATATGAAAAAATCAGAAAATTATGATATGCTAAAAAATGCTGTAGATAGTTTTAATTTTGATCCTAATAAATTAGATTGTTTAGAACCTATCTCTAATGGTATTAGAAAAGATATAGGATATCCAAAAGGTAAAAATATGAGTTCTGGTATTATAGCATATGAATATGTAAAGAGAATAAAAGAACCACATGATGATATTTTATTAGTTGGTTTTACATCGGAATTAGCAAAAAAATTTCATAATGATGATTGGGAATCTAATTATTTTAGATCTCAAATAAAAAGAAACATTTGTAAAAGTATAGGATGTTATGATACTGAACAAAAAAAATATATGTATATATATGATAAATTAAAATGGGGATCCTATCTAAAAGGAAATCATGGAGATAAGGCAATAGATATTGTTAAATCTTTTAATCCTAAATCTATTATTGATATTGGTTGTGGACCAAATTTATTTTGTAAACAAACTATAGGCGACTACTGTGAATGTGTTGGGGTTGATTTTGCTGGTAATTTTTTTGATTTATATAGTGATATTTGTGTTGGTCTTGATACTATTAGTGATAAACAATTTGATCTAGTAACAGCATTTGATGTTATGGAACATCTACTACCATCGTGCATACATCATGCTTTAAGAGAAATGAAAAGAATATCTAATAGTTTTATTTTTAAAATAGACTATCATCAAAGTATAAAAATCGTTATGGGTTCTACATTACATCCAACAGTTAAACCTAAAAAATGGTGGAAAGAAGAAATATCAGAATATTGTTCTAGTATTGATGAATCCAAAGGCTATCTGTATGGCAAATGGTAGAAAAAAAACGGCCGTTTTATCAAGATACAAAGAAAAAAACAAAAGTTGGCATCATCTTTTACAACAATATGGTTATGAAACCATTGTTTTTAATAAATTTGATGGCGATAATTTATTGCCTAATGTTGGAAGAGAAGGCCATACATATTTATATTATATAGTAAACAATTATCATCATCTTCCTCATGAAATACTATTTACTCAATATGATCCAAGAGATCACTTTAAAAATAACACTGTAACTAATAATGTTAAATATAATGTTAATATACAAGAATTTTTAAATCAATTTTTATATAATTTTATATCTATAAGACCAATCGATTTTGATTCGATTGTAAGAGATAGAAATATCGATTGGATTCAATATTGTAAAACAATTTTTGAGTTATTTGATGATAAACAAATTAATCGTTTGTTATGTTGTGGGGCAAATCTCAATGGAGTATTTCGTGTTAGTAGAAGAGCAATTTTAAATAGACCACTATCTTTTTATACTAGATGTTTAGAATTATTAAGCAACGAAGTTGATCCCGAGGCCGGATATTTTTTTGAAAGAATATGGAAGTTTATTTTTACATCCTATGGTTGCAATAATAATAAATATATTTATTTTAATAATGAATATTTTTTATTTGGCACTGACTATGGATTAGATAATCATTGGCATCCAAATTCAAATCCAATATCTAGTAATTTTTCTGGCAATATTATTTCTGATAGAAAATGGAAAGACAATGCATATGGACATATCTTTTTACATGAATCTGGACTAATCATGTCTAATTATTTAAGCACCAATTTATATAGTAGCCCTCATGAGGCATATTGGAGTATAGATGATGATGATCGTCTTAGATTTTATAATTTATATGGTGGCATAACATCTATTTTTGATTTAAAGGATATATCTTGGCCTTTGAAAGGTAATATGTATCAAGGAACTAAAAAAATAATAAATTTTCACTGGCTTAAAAAGAAAATGTTCATGTAAATATTTTTTCAATTTTATTTAGTGCGGAACCTATTACTTGATGCATATCATAATACCTATATTCTGCTAATCTACCACCAAAAATATATTTAGTATTTTGACTACTTAATTTATAATATTTATCGTATATTACATTATTTTGTTGAGTATTAATTGGATAGTATGGAATTTTGTTATGATTCCATTCATCTGGATATTCTTTTGTTATTATCGTTTGATCCTGATTACCAAATTCAAAATGTTTATGTTCTATGATTCTAGTATATGGAATATTAATATCGGTATAATTAATAAGAGCATTACCTTGATAATCTTTAATATCTAGTACTTCATGTTCAAATTTTAATGTTCTATAGTTAAGAATACCATGATAGTAATCATAAAACTCGTCTATTTTACCAGTATAAACTATATATTTTGCTTTATTGTCCCAATAATCCCTATTATCGAAATAATCCACACCAAGTTCAATATCTGCTCCGTTTAACATATTTTGAATCATGATTGTATAACCATTAACTGGTATTCCTTGATATTTATCATTAAAATAATTATCATCAAATGTTAATCTTATAGGTAGTCTTTTAATAATATCAGAAGGTAATTCTTTTGGATGTAATTTCCATTGTTTAGTCGTATATCCTTTAATAAAAATGTTATATATTTCTTCACCAACTTGAGATAGTATCCATTCTTCTAAATTTTTTGGATTATCATTTACAATTCTTTTGTGTTTTAATATATCTTCTGCCTCTATAGGATCTTTAACTCCCCACAATTGATATAATGTAAATAAATTAATAGGAAAAGAAAATAATTTATTTTTATAATTAACTTTTGGTCTATTCACATAATGATTAAATTCTGTAAATTGATTGACATAATCCCAGATTTTTTTACTATTAGTATGAAATATATGTGGTCCATAAACATGAATATTGATATCATTTCTTTTTTCAGTATAGCAGTTACCACCGATATGATTTCTTTTATCAATAATCAATACTTTTTTATTTCTTTTTATACATTCATGTGCAAATACAGAACTATATATTCCACAACCAACCATTAAATAATCATACATTTTAATATCCTATGACAAAAGTTGCTATATTATCACGCTATAAAGAGACAGATACCACATGGTATAATATACTAAAAAATGAGTATGACAATGTTATTATTTTTAATAAATTTAATGGAAAAAATTTACTACCAAATGTTGGACGAGAAGGACACACATATTTATATTATATAGTAAATAATTATGATAATTTGCCTGATGAAATGTTATTTAGCCAATACGATCCTACAGATCATTTTCATCGAAAAAATATTCATGAATATAGAGATATAAATCATATGAATTTTTTCTTAAAAAGTTCAATTTTAGATTTTATTTGTATTAATGCAAAAGATTATGATGTTTTTGTAAGAAAACGACCTGTAGATTGGATTAAATATTATAACTTATTATACAATAATAATATAGACTTTAATCATGTGGTTTCAATTGGTGCTTGTTTGAATGGAGTATTTAGAGTAACAAAACAATCTGTACTTAGACATAGTAAAGATTTCTATGATAGAGCATTGTCTATGCTATCGAAAGATAGACATCCAACAGAAGGATATTTTTTTGAAAGAGCATGGAAATATATTTTTACTAATTATGGTAATTGTCCAGAAAAATATTCTTATTTATTAGATAGTGTGTGGTTATTTGGAAATGATATTATACAGAGTGTTCATAAAACAAGAAGAGATGAAGCTTATGGTCATTTAAAATTATATAGTGATGGTTTAATTGGTGGAAAAAACTTTAGTAGTTTATATGGAAATAGTAATGAACATTACTGGACAGTATATGAGGATAAATTCTATATTTTATCTGCTGAATCAGCCATAACATCTTGTTTTGTATTACCAGAGAATATAGATAATGTATCGCAGATTTTAGGAGACTATTACAGTCAGGATGGTATCTTAAATAATTTTTTCTTTTTAAGAAAACCCATGTGGTCATACTATTTTAAATAGTCATCAATCCATTCAACATGATCACTTATTCTAGTATGAAAACTTTCTGTTTCATACTCATGAGTATTTTTATCATTTCTTGATACAAAAGAATGTATTCCTGCTAATTCATTACCAATAAATAATCCGCCTCCACTGTCACCATGAAATATTAAAAACTCTAATTGTGTTTTATCCGATTTAAGAGATGGACTACAGACTAGAGTATTATTTTCTACTTTATCTATTTTATTTGATCCGGCTCTTCTTTTTCCGTCTGAAAATGTTTTACCAGATAAAAAATTACCTGTAGCACCATAACCGGCTAAAGAACATATTTTTCCAGATTCGTTTTTTTCTGTATACAAAGATGGATACCATTTTAATCCTATTGATTCATTTATATTTATTATAGCTATATCATTAAAGCCCTGTTTAGATATATCAAAATCTTTATGAGGAATAAAACTATCTATCAATATAATTTTATTATTTATACTAACTATATATTTATCATTTTTATCAATAAATACATGAGCAGCAGTCAGCAATACCCTATCACTAATTGCAACACATGATCCAAAATATTTTTCCTTATTAGTTTGTGGATCTAAACAGATTATTTTACCCACATATACAAAATTCTCTGCATACGATATATGTTGTTTATCAGAGTTTGATGGATCTATTAAGCCACTATATGATATTGAAGATAATAAAGATAAAATTATTACTATTAGTAAGTTTTTCATATACTACTCCTATCGGGTATAGTAATACACGATAGTAAATAGTATAATTATATTTTACCAATTATTCTACCCTTTTGTGTTCTAATAGCATAGCCCATTCTGATCAAATATGGTTCGATACTATTTTCTATAGTCTCAATAGCAATACCAGTTAAAGATGAAATGCTTTTTAATCCAACCGGATTTCCCTTTTGCTTTGACAAAATATCTAGATACATACGATCATAGATATCTAATCCCATATTATCTATTCCTTGCACATTAAAAATCTCATCAACACTAAGATTTTTTTCTGGATTACAAATCTTATAATTTTTATACCATTGAAGTCTACCATTTAGAATTCTAGGAGTACCTTTGCTGCGTTTAGCAATTTCTAGTAGATCCTCATCAGAAATAACAATATTCAACTTATCAGCATTCGATCTTGCTAGTTTAGCTAAATCATTTGTAGTATAAAATGTAAGATGTTCTTTAATAATAAATCGATCATAAAATGGCTGACTTAAACTGCCTCCACTAGTTGTAGCACCAATCAGTGTGAATGATGGAAGATCAATAGTTTCTGGCGTTCCATTAACTGTTAAAGATAAACAAAAATCCTCCATGACAGGATATAAAAATTCTTCTACCAATTTTGGCAATCTATGAATCTCATCAATAAATAAAACAGACCTTGGTGCCATACCCATGATATATGGCATAATATTTTTAACACTTCTGATGTTAGCCGCATTGACGGTATATAGATTAACATTCAATTCGTTGGCTATTGCACTCGCTATGGTGGTTTTACCTAGCCCCGGAGGACCATCTATTAAAGTATGTGGCATCACAGTCGATGAACTTAAACAGCCAACCACAGATACCTTTAAACGATCAATCGGGCCACTCTGACCAATAATCTCATCAAATCTAGTAGGACGAATTCCTTTAGACATTTTTTATCTCCAATGATTGTAATGATAGTTTAACCAAATCTATAGTGCTAGTAAGAAAAGGATTGTTTTTGTAGGTCTTACTCAGAATATTATCTGCTTCTGCTTTTGTAAAACCATATTGTTGCAATAAGGGGCTTGCTTGATTTAATAGTTCTTTTGGAATATTAATTTCTTTTGTTTCTGTTTTTGGTTCTATTTTTTCTTCATAAACAACATCTAGACTTTTGATTTGTTTAGGCTTAAAAATAAACCCACATTCACAAACAACTTTGAAATTTTTTGTTTGAGTTTCTTTGAGTGAAAGCCAATGAGTATAATAACACTCATTATTTGGACATCTATATTCTAGATGACAATTTAGATTAATCGGTTTCTGGAGTTTCATCTTCTTTGCACCAAAATACAAAATCATTTATTTCATGATCATAGGCTGACTCTATCAATCCCTTACTAACCAATGATGATAGTAAATTACTAACCAAACGTGTGTTCAATGCTTCTACTATTTTAAGAAATATTTCTTCATCAAGAACATATCTAATTTGATTTGTGTGTTTATTAGTTTGCTTTTTAAGAAGATTTTTAACTATTACCATAGATTCTTGTTGAGTTAAAACTTTATTAAGTTCTTCCAATGATACATTATCTAGTTTTGCAAACATTTGATCTATAGCATCATCTTCTGATTCTGCATTTTTTCCAAAACTGTTATAGACCACTTTTCTAGTGGACTCAGTAAACTCATCTAAGTTATCGACTATGTATAATTCTGACATAATTTTCCTTTAGTTTAGAATATCAAACAATCCCTTATAATAATGAGGCTGTAATATAAAATGTACAGCATGACTTTGAATGTGGTTTAAGTATTCTCTGGCTAATCTAGCATTGGCAAAATACTCTTTTTTCCATATTGGTTGTTTCTGATAATTACTCCCCAAATACTGGAAGGTTTTATCCTTACCAGTATTGGAGAAGTAACTATTCACAGGAAACGATTTTTTGGGAAAATTTATATACCATACATTTGGTGATCCTTCGACTACATCGTTTAGGGCATCATATAGCATTTTACCCCAAGCATCCCATGCAGCAGGATCAAACTTAAAATAGTGCTTATATTTGTCTTGAGCATCATCATAATCATGATCGTCATCATAGTCATAATCTTCATTCATTTTATTTAATCTCTGGTAGAAAATAGTGGGAGGGAATCGAACCCTCTCATATAGCGTATGTTTAAAATTTAAACCAGAGGCTATCATCTTAGTCGCCAGACCCACCTATAATTAAATCAATAGTTTTGATCTAAATCATCTTCGTATTCATCTTCATCTTCATACTGATCCCAGTAATCATCATCATACTCATCATACAACTGCTCTTCATCCTCATCATAAGAATCTTCGCTAAACTCAGCCTTATAAAGAGGCTTTAGTAGTTCGCCTTGATATTCGCCAACAACTTCATATCTACAAGTACGAAGTTTCTCATGATTACAATCACTAGGAACGCTGACCACATCCTTCGGATTAATCTTAACAATCATAATATGATCACCATTATCAGCACTACCATAATTAGCCACATAGTTTAAAGCACCAGCATGAAGTCCCTGAGAACAACCAACGCTACGATTGTCATCGACTTTAGCCCTATTCATTTGGCAAACTTTACCAACATGATTGTCAAATGTGCCAGCATACTTATCCATATAATCACTACGAACAGCCTTGTATGCTAGAAAATGACCATCCTCAGTAATTGGTAGATGTTCATGCTCCAAGAAATCATACAGTTCCTTTTGACTTTGCATACTGGGATTTTCCATAAGATTATTCAAAAAGTTTACAAGAGGCTGAAATGGCAGTCCCTTACTCATAAACTCTAGAATACGTTTACTAATGCTACCATGAACTTCTTCACCATCAAAAAGCACCTTGCCGTTCTTGACTTCAACAAGACCATCACTAAATGACGATACTGCCTTTTCAATATCCACCAGTTCTAGCAACTCATCATTTGTTGCTGTTGGTAGAGCCTCAAGAATCAACTTGTAATTGATATGATCAGGAATAACTTGATAAGCCTTATTATTCAAGATCAACGTCAAATTACCATCAACCCACATAAACGGAACGCTCATTTTAATTCTCCTCTTTTCCTGTGAAATTATTTGATCAAAACACTTAGACTATTTCTTAACTGTTCAATACCGTTTTCATCAATAGTTACAAACCATGCTGGCGGATTATAGTAACGATTATGATGTACTCTAAGTGGATTGGAGGAACCTATTCCGGTCAATCCAGCATCAGAACCATTTACTTCCAACGCACTGCTCATAATATACTTGAGCATCGGCACCTTGTCAACCTCCGCTTTAAACCTTTTTCTAAGATCACTACTTTTCGTTATTGACTCACAAAAATCTTTGGATTCTTGAGAAATCGATACCATCTTAGATGTATAATCTACACTATACATAGTATTGATCTCGCTCTTTAAGATATTAAACTCTTGAGTTTGTTTACGAATCTTCTCAGGATCAATACCATTCATATTATGCTTTGCTAATATTTTTGCCATAACAGCAAAGTATTCTGACTTCTTACAAAACTTCATATCAAAACTATTATGAATAACATGAGCAAAAAAGTAATGAATCATCCATTGATCGACCAGATTACAAAGTTCCGATCCACCAATATACTTATCATAATCAATACCAAAAATGCTTAGAATAGTAACCGCTATGTGCCTATCTGCACGAATCCTATAATAACCATAAGTCTCATTCTTCTCGTCTGCATTATACTGTTCAGTACAGTAGTCCACAATATTCTTATATGATCCAACTTCTCCACAGAGTTTACTCATCATACTCTTTAATTGAGGCTTGATCCAAGCATTGAAATCAACAAGATTCAAATCTTTGATCTTACTAACAGCACTCTGCTTGATAGCAAGAATATTCTTGTCTTTCAATAGATTGTGAAGAGTATGATTTTTATCTTTAATGATTTTATTAAGATAAGAGATAGATGGAAACCCTTCTACCGAAGCATACCTAATAATAGGAATATAAATTGTCTCGTCTTGATCTTCAATAGTTTCATAGGTATCTTCGTCTACTTCTCTTAGAAGATCAGAATCATTTATTCCATTACCAGATAGTACTAGTTTATCATTAGCGTCTGGACAACCACCAATAATAAAAACCTCACCAGCACTAATCTGACCAAAAGAAACGCTACTCTTGCGTGGTCCCTTGCTAAGTAGACTACGATAATCAGAAACATTAACTACATTAGTTTCTCCGCCGATATCACTGATGATATCATCAAAACCTTCCGTAGAATCTTCTGGATGACTACTATCCACCATAAGATAAGCAAAGCAATCATTTTGATTACAATACTTTGTCACAATCTTTTTGGCAGTTTCTTCACCCTTAATATCACAGCGGAAAAAGATCATTTTACCACTCTTTTTGGTTCCGCTCCAATAGTATTGAGGAACCCCCTTGAGTGTTTCGTTATGAATTTTATCTGTTAGATAAACCATACGACGAGAGCGATAGCCGGATGTTCTAAAATTAAAAACATACAACTGCTTATTTTTCTTGAACTTATATTCAAGATCTTTACCACTAGTTAATTCGTGGGTCTTGCCAGACTGGTCTATCCATGATGCACCAGCGGTCCATCCGCCAGCAAGATCGCTCAGATTATAATAGGTCTGATAAGCATCTACCAGATTAGTACACTGAGTAATCTTTTGAGTCATATCTTCTTTGAGTTGAAGATAAATATCTTGAGTTCTTTCACGCAAAACTTTAATAACATTTTTTGTATACTGTAAGCCTTCACGACTCACATCCATTTCCAATTCACCAATATCAAAATTGATTTCAAGATATAGGCCGGACCCTAGAACCTCCTTGACTAGATTCTTCCAGTTATCAACATCTACCTTTTTAAAGGTACGATTCCATTTCTGGATAGCGTCATTGGATGTATCTTTTTCTGCTTCTCCAATAATCTTTGAACTATCAACAGGATAAGCAATATTACCCATGATAGCAACAATACCACTATCAGCATTGTTATATGCTGAAGGATATTGATCATTATTATTTGCTAGTCTACCAATCCTCCAGCCCTTACCATCAATAACAAAATTAGTATAAGAATACGAATGATCTGACAGATTCTCTCCAAAACCGCCCTCAATAATGGGCTTCATTTTGAAGTAATGGAAAATTCTTTTTGCTTTGGTAGTAAACTCGCCAAAATCACACTGTTTAACAGCAAAACTAATTTCAAGACCGTTAGGCTCTTTAGTTGCACTAATATCAAACAGATTAAGACTAGGAACACCATTCTCATCCATAGCCGCAATATAAGAATACTTAGTTCCGTTGTAATAAGATACTGTGCTAAAACTCTTGGTATAAGCAAATGGACTCTTGCTACCTAATCCAAGACAACCAACAAAATCATTACTATCATTCTTGTTGCTTGCACCATAAGTGGTATATAGTTCCTCCATATCTTGCTGACTAAGACCAGTGCCATAATCACGCACAGTAAAAGATGGAACCGCTTGTGTTGGCAGAATAACCTTAAAAGGATTCTTGTTGCCGGCAGCAACGTGAGCATCATAAGCATTAGTGCTTAGTTCACGAATAACCGCCATAACCTTATCAGAATACAGAGAATCCGAAAGGATTTTAAACATTTTGCTCGTTTGAGCAATAGTAAATTGGTTGCTACTTTCCAAACCCCTACTATGAATTTCAACTGTTCGATCCGCGAGTTTCATAAAAGTCTCCAAAAGTGTTTCCTGTGATGCGTCCATTATAGCATCGTCATCGTAGCGTGTCAACTACAATCTTTTTTAAGAACCAAATGCTATCTTAATTACAAGTCCTTATTATCAGACCAATTTTCATCTTCTATCTGATCCCCATATGTCTCATAGTCCTCTGCTTCATATTCATTATACGGATTCCATTCATCATTATCGTCTGGATCCTGATTTATTAGTTCATTAAAATCTTGAATTTGTTCTAGAGTATCTTCAATATTTTGATTAATGCTAATAATTAAATTTTTTATCTCTAATATCTCTTTAGAATATTTTTTATCTAGAATTAGTATTTGTTTATTTAAACTATGTATTTCTTTAAATAATTGATCTAATTCTTTAGACATAAATACTCCTTATAGTTTTTTATATTCTGGAATATCTCCATGACTAACAATTTTTTGATCTTCGTACTTGCTTGCTAATCGCCTATAAAACTCTTGTTTAATATTTTCTAATACACCAGTTATCATCGCTATTTTAGCATATGATGGTTTGCCCATTGTTTGACACAAAATTCTTGTGAACATATAATTTATTTTACCCAAAATTGATATGTATTCCTCGTCAGATAAGCATTTATTTTCTGTTAAAAAATTTACTATATTTTTTATTTCGATATCTATTTCTAGTCTTGCTTTTTCATTAATATATGGCATTAGGTTCCTCACATTTACAAAAATATTCGTAACAATAGTAACATTGTGGACCCGGTTTTCCCAATCCCCAAGCATCACTAGAAGGATCAAAACTTTCTAGTCCAGTATCAATACAAACTAATTTATTATTAATTAATCCAATATTATATTGATGACAATCCCAAAAGTCTAAATTAGTGTGATGCTTGATATCATCAACCAAGTCTTGTATCTTTTCTAGTAAATGAGTATATTTTTTACTCCACTTCTTAATTGGTTTTGTCGTTAGATACTCAGCAATTTCTGTGACAAAACCATATGAACTATATAAGGATATATCTTTGATTGGTAATTTAACCACATCGGTATATACTATTGGAGATAGTCCATGTTTACTGAGTAGTTGCTGAAAAAATAATGCGGCCTTAGCATCTTTTTCAGATTTAAACTCTTTGAATCCTTTATTAGTTTCGTCAACTAAAGGATAAAAGTTGCAGTATCCTCCCTCATCAAAATATTCGATATCAATAGTGTAATTCATTTTAGTAAGAAATTACTATGGGATATTCTCCAGTAATATTATACAAAAAATCTTTTGCTTCTTTAAGATCAAAAAACTCTGCAATAAATACTAGAGAAGGACTAGGATTATTTTCTCTTTTTTCACCATATATTCTATAAAATGGATCATCTATTGCCTTGTATGAATTTTCTAGAAAATCAGCAACATTTCTTATTTCATCAATATATGTTCCACCATCATAATCGTTATATTCTCGTACTGTCATTAATATAAAATGACTAATAGGAGACTTAGGATTATAATTAGGAACTCTTCCGTTACATAATCTATTCATAAATGGGATAGGTGGGAGTCGAACCCACACTCCTATAATTGGAAATGGATTTTGAGTCCATCGCGTCTGCCAATTCCGCCACAATCCCTTTACCAGCAATTTTATTTGCTGGCGTTTTATCAGTTAACACCACAAGCCTTTAGTCTACGAGCGGTTTCGACCATAACATCTATATTATCAATATGACGTTGTGGCTTTGCTCTTTGCATCTCGGGTAATTCAACTCCTCTTTCTGCAAGAGCCTTCTTTGTGCGAGAAAATCTTGCCATAGTTGTTGCAACCTTTTGGCCTGTCTTTTCAGCAATTTCGGCATAAGTTTTGCTGGAAAAAACTGCTTCAAGAAACCTTTCATCACTACAACGAACTCTTGTTTGAACAACACCAGTAGTAACATCTGCCATAATTTATTCTCCAAAAAAGGTTAGGTAATCTCAATCGTTCATCGACTACGTTCTTTATATCCTATGAATCGTCTATGTCAACACCGTTCTTTACTTTTTTTCTTATTTCACAAAAATCCCATCAAACTCATCAATTAAAAACTGTCTAATTTTTTCAGCATCTTTATGGGTCCGCAAATCATTTAATAGTTTTAATTGTGTTGCTGTTACAAAGTTTTTTATTTTCATGCCTTCATTAAAAGTTTTTTCTGCTTGTATTAGTAAAAATTTTACTGATTCTTTAAATTCTCCATAATTTTTCCAATATTCTTTATCATGATCTTTTACTGCCATAGCAAAACAAATGGCATAAATACTAAAATCTAAACATCCGCTAACAGCATCAACATTTTCTGTTATAAGGCCATTATTAAAATCTTGTACCGCACACTTGCTTCCTAAAATATAAGAATTCCATTCATCTATAATATAGGAAGGCATATCGTTCCAATTTTTTGTTTGTTCTATAAAATATAGATTATATCTGTATGATCGTAGTATTGGAGGTATATATTCTATAACATGAGACATTGTTATGTTAGACTCATTTAATATAATACATTTACCATCTAAAACATAAAACACATTAAGTTTTTGTTTCCATAATCTTTCGTAATGATTTCTAAGTTCAGAAGTTATGCCATGAGATGTTTCATGAACATTGATACGTCTATTAGATTTAGTATAAGGCTCTTGTTTAGAATGATTAAAAACATCGCCATAAATAGTATTTTCTTCAATATTTCTATATTGTATAACAGGATATAAAAATACTGGTTTATTATTTGGAACAACTACTGGAATTGGATCAGGAATATTATTCTGTTTTGATGCTGAATTATAACCTAGTAATAAAATTATTATTAATAATCCTAGCATTTTTTTCATTTTCTATTCACAGTAATTTTTGATATTCGTTAAGTATACTAGTATTATCTAAATAATCTCTTTGTGTAAAAAAGGCAAAATGAGAACACAGTGCCGATCCACAAATAACATTAAATTTATTTAGAGCCTGTGTTTTATTAACAGTAATATCATGCTCTTCATCATGCACAATACCACCAAAATTATTATAGATAGTTTGCATATCTGTGCCAAACCAGCATATAGCATTAATTGAGAATCTGGATCGTTCATATATAATATATCTATCAAACATATATTTATTGATAGTATTATTACTAAGATTAATTAAAAACTGTTTATGTATTTCTTCTGCTAATTTTGTATCTTGCCAAGCATTAGCAGCACAACCATACGGAATATGAGTATTCCAAGTAAATGCACCAATTCTATGATGCAAGTGGTTGCAAATGTCGTTATTGATAATATTTCCAAAAACTAGAAAAAAGTCTGGATTATTAGTTCTAAAATTAAGTATATTACTTATAAAAGAATTATCTAAATAAACAATATCATCATCAAGTCTAATATAGATTGTGTCTGGATCGCAACATTTATCAAAATATTGGGCTATATTTTTATTGCCTCCAACACTTGATCTGGTATCTATGGTAACCCAAGGATATTGTGATGCTATTTCGTTAAAAAATACTAAATCTTCTTGATTATTAGTATTTTGCCATATACGATACTCATCAATAATATTTGATGATTTTTTTAAGTATTCAAATAATATTTGTTGATATCTTTTTCTGCCAGATGGTGTTACCACTACTATTTTATAGTTATTATACATTTTAATATCCAAAATAATTAAAATCTTTTTTAAATAATTGATATATTTTATCTAACATACTATCGTTATAGTAATGTCTATATTTACACTCGTACTCACTATTATAGAAATTTTCTAGAATTAATTCAGATAGTTCGTACTTATCTATGATCTCTTTAAATTCTGTTTTTAGGTTTTCATACTTAATTATATGATCTATAGCAAATTCATTATTATTATTTATACAATGATCATATTGAGAAATATAAGAATGCCAAATAAAATCTTGATACGAACTTCTTTGTAAAACGGGATGATCGTAAAATCCAGAAGGCATAGTTTGTAATAATACATGATTAACAAACGCATCAAATGGTATATTACTACACATCATTCTGTATGATGATACTAATTTATCAAAAGGATTTCTAATTACAGCAATTTTAATATAATCTTTAATATTAGTATTTGGATATAATAATCTCAAATAAGATTCATGTATTTTAACCGTACCATCAAAAATTCTATAGTTATAACTTGAAGCATCAATGGGGAAAAAGGATGGATCATTTTTCATTATACTATCACTGATAGTGATACCACCAGTTTTAGGTATATGAAAAAAAATAATTTGTTTTTCTTTAGAAAAAATAGTAGACATTACATTTTACTATAATAGTATCACTTCTTTCTAATTAGCCAACTGCCATCCCTGAATAAATTCAAATCTTGGATAGAATAATGGTGTGTTAATAAAAAATTATTGACACTGCTCATTACATCGGGCCATTTATTATTGTAATCATGACCAGTTAAAAATCCACCACTCTTAATTTTAGGATAATAGTTTTTAATATCTTGACTAATATGATCCATCTGATGATTACCATCTATATAAACAACATCAAATGTTTCATCACTAAAATAGCCTTTACTATTATCTGATAATGAATTTATAATATTATATCTACAAGTTTTTATTTCCTGAGAAAATTTTTGTTCTAAAATATTACAGGCATCCAATGAACACTCTACACAATATATCTTTTTAATTTGATGAAAACCTAACAATAGTGTTGATGATTCTCCCAAATGAGATCCTATTTCTAGCCAAGATTCGATCTTAGGCTGAATAGTCAATATAAAATTAACTAGATCTAAAAATCCTATAACCTGATATATATTATTCTCTTCCCAGTGAGGAAAAAATCTAACAGACTTGAGATTCATTATTTTCTAAAACCCATGACCAGTATCTACTATCTTCCTTTTCTTGTAAAGCGTCCCAATAAATTGATCGTGCAATATACGATGGAACATTCAACTTACCACAATTCACACTCCAATGCTGTTCCATACGCTTATATTTATCTGCACCGTTCCTACTTTTATTATAGGTCAAATGCTCCATTCCATATAAACGCAATTGATGAACATCGCCACACAATACTCTACACTCATTAGGATGAATCATCTCCAGTGCAAAACTAACTTTAGCCATACCAAGACCCATAATACGATTCACAATGGAATCACGCTTTTTAACATGATACTTTTTGGTAGTAAGATAAAAATCTTTCGGATTCTGCCAAAACTGTTGACTAAAGTTCCAAATATACTTGGTGCGATTATTATGCAATCCTACACCAGAGTTGGCAAGTTTATCTCTTAATTTTTCTTGATCATCAATCCATTCATCAAAATTCTTAATGGCTTGATAACCAGAGCAATTACCTTTCCAAGTTGTATGAACAGAGCAGTAAGCAAATAAATAACGCCTAAAAATATCAGAGGTATTCTGTGGGCGTACACTTTCCCAGTATTCCTTATATGATACAGTCTTTTCTCTAGGAAAGTTTGCAAAAAATTCATCAGCCTTACTCCTACAATATGTTGTTTTCTTTTCTGTAGTTTCCATGTTTGCTCCAATAGTGCTATGCCAATGTTTGAATTATACGTTATCTAACTATCGTTGTCAAGACCATCATCTGTATATCGGTTGGTAAACCCACTCTATTGAGGGCTGATAAATTATATAACTATATCTACAAAACAAACACCTTTTTTCTATTACAATTGGCTTGTTAATAGTATAAGGAACCCAACCATAAGTTATGCTAACGGGTCTTAACATAGTAGAATAAGTTACAGATGGTATTAATGGAACCTCTACTACAGGTTGGGTTAAAACTGGTACGGGTGCTGGTATATAAGGAACCCATACATCATTAGCAAATGAAATATTTGTTAAAAAACATAATAGCAATCCTAGTGATAATTTACTTTTCATTTTTTAAATCTCCTTATTTATATTGTTCGAGACAATCCATGTAAAACTTTAAAAGTTGGAAAACGCAAACTCAAACCACCATCTTGGTTCTTGCTTTCTTCAAAATACTGTACAGTTATAACTTTACCAAGAATTTTGTTAGGATTCTTGTAAAAATCTTGTCTTTGTTCAATACTAAAACCAGATCCTACACGAACATTGTAACCCTTATGTTTAATAGTAACACAACTAAGCATATTTTCTTCAGTTTCCTTACTATCTTTTACATATCGAAATGGTCCCATTTCTACATCTACCACTTCGTATTCATCGTCAAAAAAACTTTTAAACTTGAGAAGGTCTTTGCTTCGCTTGCCTTTATATGGTTCATCAGCACGAAGCATTAAACCCTCCCAACCATATTCTTTTGCTTTTTCTATCCATTCAGCAAAATGCTCATCATCCGCAATAAATTCTTGATCCAGAACAGAGAGACATGGACATTCATTGTCTCTCATTTGATAACATAAGCTTTTATAGCGATAAGAGTATGTATTGCTGGGATTTCCCTTCTTACTATAGAATTCATCATGACTAATCATATCAAAAATCTTATACGAAGGATTTGAAATAGTATGATCCTTCTTTTTAAGTTGCTTCATAATTCCTTGAAAATCTTCATTACCATTATCATCAACAAGACACAACTCTCCATCAAAAACTACATTAGTAATACCCAAAGCCTTAATCCCACCAGCAACAACACCAAGAGTATCAAATTCTTTTCCTGTACGGGAATAGAAAGTAGTGTCGCCATTACTATCAACAATAGCGATACATCTAGCCCCGTCAATTTTGCGACTAACATACCATCCATCCTTCCAATCTACAATATTTGGATCATATTTATCTGCCAAAGCAACACTAAACTCTGGAATATGGTCAGGAATAGCCTTATTAATAATCTTATCACCAGCACGGGTTTTCAAATCTTTATCAATGATACAATGAATGAGTTCATCAAAATATGGATAACTATCAATAAAGGTATTTACTGCACCAATAGCATCGTGACCAGTAATCTTACGACTCTTTAGATCATCAAGCAAAACGAAGAAATTCTTATATTCTTTTCCGCGAAGTTTAGATTTCTTCTTGAGATTATCACTTGTGACATTATACTGCCAAAGAGGATGATAGGTGTAAAGAAGAATCTTCTTGGCAAAATTTGCAGCCTCAGAACTATGATTACAATAGTCCTCAATAATACCCACCTTATCAATAGTACTACTTGTGGCCCTAAGATCACGAACCATTCCCAAAACATAATTAAAATCGTGAGTCATTTAAAAAATCTCCTGTGTCCTACTACTATACCACAGTATCGGCATCCTGTCAACGAGTCTTTAAAGATTGTACTCGTAATCAATTAATTTTATATCATTTAAATAATCGTCTAAATTAGAGATACTTTTAATGTGAGCGTCAGGATCGAAAGTTTGTTTTAAAAAAGTTTCTGTATCTTTAAGAATAAAATTTGGTAATATTTTTTGTATGTATTGTTTTTTATCTAATAAATTTAATGAATGTAAATCTTCATAACATATTTTAATATAGTCTTTATTTTTTCTGTTAAGAATATTTATTGTTTTTTCTAAATTAGAAACTATATTATATTTATATTGTAAAAATTCTATTTTATTCCAGATTACTTGAGTATCCAAAAGTTTAAAATTATTATCTAATGTATTTGACCACTGATCGTCTATGATTGCTTTTTTTAAGCTTATATAAGAATGTACTAGATTTTTTCTATAATTAACAATAATAATATCACAAGAATCTATTATCTTTTCCAAAGGAATATCTGTAGTTTCATGCTCAAAAAAAAATTTAAATATAAAGTTTTTGTTTAATTTATAGGCTTGTCTTTTAAAAGCGTCTAGCAAATCCATACTATAGATTTTTTTATTCCTATAAAATATAGATAAATTATTATGTATTTCTCTATTTATCCAAAAATTATTCCTATCATATATTTGATTGAAAGTTTTAATAATATCATCTTCTATATTTGAAACTACTAATAGATCAGAAATTTTTCTAAAAAATTCTAAATAATCACGACAAAATAATTCCGCCATGTATAAAGAATTATTGCCATATAATATATCTCCGAGCCAATTAGATCCAGTTCTAGGATATGTGATTATACCAAGGGTTTTCATTTTGAAAAAACTTTATTAAGTTTTTTAATAAGATTAGATCCTGTATCCTGAAAAAAACATGGTAGTATAGCATGTACTAATAGATATAATCCAGATAATAGTGCAATAAAACCATATGTTGATGCAAAAAACATATGCTCAAAATATGTCATATTATTTTCTTTTAAATGTCTATTCCATTTTTTTATTAATTGCATCTTGTTTTCTTCTATTTTTAGACATTATCAAATAGTTGGCAGCCTTAATAATACCTTCTAAGTTATCTCCTAGTTTTCCTATCCCGGTATTACACCTATCGCATGTCCAGCCCCTAAAACTATGATCATCATGATCGTGGTCTAATCTCCATTCCGATGGAATCTTACCACAACATTCGCAATGTAATGGCTTTGGCGGTGCTAATTTATGTAATTTATGTCTAATCTTAGCGTGTTTTTTAACACAAGATCGACATCTCTTATCTAGATTATCTTTAAAATGACAATGCTTAGGAAAAGATTTTCTATTTTTCCTTTTGCCACAATATGTGCAAATTTTTCTAAGCATTATACTAATTCTCTAATAATTTTACCATTATTAGCAATTTTTATTGGTCGTCCGTTCTTTGAAGTAAATGTGGTTTCCAAAGATATATCTAAACTTTTTAATATTGTTGCCATTAAATCTTCGGATGAATACGGTTCTGTGATAATCTTTTTTCCATCCTCATCTGTTTCTCCTACTATTATTCCTTTTGTTAATTTACCTCCACCAACAACAGCACTCCAACTTCTTGCCCAATGATCTCTGCCAGCATTTTTATTAATATCTGGAGTTCTACCAAACTCTCCCATCCATATTATGGATGTAGTATCTAATAGACCTCTAGTATCTAGATCCTCTATTAAGGCACTCATGCTTGTATCCATTTGAGATAATTTTTCTGGTAGAGTTTTGAAAATATCCATATGATTATCCCATCCACCAAAATCAACTTCAATAAATGGAACCCCTATTTCGGCTAATCTTCTAGCCATCAAGCATCCTCTACCAAATGAAGTATTACCATATCGTTCACGAATATTTTGTGGTTCTTTATTTATATTAAAGACTTGAGTATGTGGACCAAACATTAAATCAACAGTTTTATTTAGCATTTTAGCATGATCGCCTGCTAATTCTCCACGTTTTTCCTGAATGAATTTATTCTCTACTACAGATAGAAACTCTAATCTTTTTTGTATGGTTTGATAGTCTGCAACTGATTGTAAATTTCTAATCGTTCCATTGTAATCAACAACCAGTGGTGAATATGTAGCACCTAAAAAGCCGGGACCAATACTTGCTCCACCTATACTAATAAAAGGAGGTATTCCTATCTGATTAGTAGTATCCTTTAATAGTTCATGAGATATAACAGATCCATAACTTGGATAATCTATGTTTGGATTTGGCACAAATCCAGTGTGCATATAATATCTACCTCTACCATGATCTGCTTCTCTAGTACTCATACTACGAATAATACTAAGATTATTCATTTGTTTAGACAACAATGGTAGATGTTCACATATTTGTATTCCATCAGCATTAGTATTGATTGGCTTAAATGGTCCACCAGTACTACTATTTGGTTTTAAATCCCAAATATCTATTGTGCTAGGTCCACCACTCATCCACAATAGTATTGTGCTTTTATTTTCTTTTTTAATTTTTTGTGCATTTGCTAATATAGCACTCTGTAAAAATAAAGATGATGGTACACTTACTGCATGACGTATAAAATGTCTTCTATTCATAGTAGTACTTTCTATTAGTGGACATGGCGGGAATCGAACCCGCGTCCTAGCATTACTTTATTATACCTTCTACAAGTTTATTTTGTTCATAAATTTTCAGAAAGACTAAAGAACAAACAACATTCATCTTTCCGTACCAACTAGTCTCAGGCTAGAACCCGTTGGCTATTCTAGCAGCCGAAGGATTTTACGACAGTTTTTTGGACGCTACCTTCATCGCTTCCTAAAACTGTTGCCGCTTAATTAAGCAGCAAGGGCTAACTGATTTGTGCCAGTTAAAGCATTTAATCGACTTTTAAAGTGGCCTGTCGATCAACCACTACTTGCTTATATAACTCCATAAATGTAGTCGAAACCTTTACATGCCCGTAATTTTTAATGACTCACTTTCTTTATCTGGATAAACAAATATTATAATGGGTTTTTTTCTACATGATTCCAACTCTATATTTCTTTTTATCACTAATATATTAAATCCAATAGATGCAATTAATAATCCAATCAAAATAACATTTATTGGATGAATTTTCATTGATATATTTCAATTAAATTTCTGTAATAACTCATTATTATTCCGCTGGTAGTTCCAACATTTAATGATCTAACACTACCATAGCATGGTAATGTTATGATAGTATCGCAATTATTCAATACAAAATTTGATAATCCATTATTTTCTGAACCAAAAACAAAAATAGGATTTTCAAAAGGATTACGAATAGTATATAGGTCAAAAGTTTTATATTGATATTCAGGAATATTATTTTCTACACCAATGATAGTATGAGAATATTTATATTTCTCTATAAATTGCATTTCAGATGGAATATGTTCAATATTTGTATATTTATATGTGCCAACTGCTGATCTTTTATCCCATTTTTTTGTTGCAGAAACATGGAGGCACTTTTTATATCCGAAAAAATTAGCATTTCTTACAAGAGTACCGAAATTAAAATCGCCCTCGATATTAATCATCGCAATTGAACTATCAATAGAACTATTATCACAATAGTTTTTTATATCATCAACAGATAAATCTTTAAGTTTGTCTATTACATTCATTATTAATATAGTTTTCTATTAGTTTTTGACATTCTTCTAAACGAATATACATTTCTTGACACTTTTTGCATATCTCGGAATCAACATACTCTTTTATAGAATCTAGTTCTTGTTTTAATTCAACAATTATCGAATAGTTATTCATATTTGTTCTCGCTATTAGGAACAGAAAAAACCATACGATTTTCTTCGCTATCCCAAGCACAGTCTATTTGATTATCTGATGCTAATTTTGCTAGTCCAATACCAAATATCCAATTACAAATACTATCAAATGCAGACTCATGACCATCTTTATCTAGAATAAGATTATTCTCATCATCGTAGCCATTACAATTTTCTATAATTAGACTTTTGGTTTCATTTAAGGAGATATAAGTATCCAAATTTTCATTGGAATAATTCTCATTAATATGACAAGCCGCCAGTTGTCTCATCTCATGGGCGTAACCATCAAGATTATTAATAGTATAAACTTCCATTTTATGCTCCAATTTAAATTAATATATATATTTCTTTATGCTGTTAGATGATTTATTATCCAATATTTTATCATTTAAATTATCTATAGTATTTTGTAAGGTGTACTGTCCTCTTGGTAACCAATTTGAATCGTTAATAAGAGCCGTAACAATCTGAGGAACATAATGAGAATGTGCCAGATAATATTCTTTTTCGCACTCTTTGTTTTGTTGTAAAATGCTCTCAATAGATTCTAAGCATTTAAGAATTTGATTTCTATAATCACACAATTCTTGTATAGTATTTTGATTCATACTTCTTCTTTCTTTTTAATTTTAAGTAGAGTATGTGGAGTTTTTCTTAAACCAGTATTTTTATCATGATAAGTTGGTCCCATATAAATGTGACAATAACCACCATCTTTTTCCGTACTCCATGCTAGGATACCCTTATCATCAACTCCCTGTACACTAAATCTTCCACGGTAGCCCATAGGAACATATTCACCGTCATTATTCATAAAGTATGGACCGCCATTAACCTTAATTAAATCGCCACGAACCAGTTGGTGCCAATCAAAATCTCGTATTACTCTATTTTTTCTACCCTTGTTTTTGATTTTTAATACAAATGGAGTATTACACTTTGGGCAAATATACGCACGGGGACCAGTGCAAAAACCGCACGATGAGCATGACTTACAGCCTTTTGGCATAACAAATTCTCCTTTGGTTACCGAATCATCTTCAAGTATATCACACTTATCGGCTTTGTCAACCACTAGCCTTTAGTTTTTTGTTTTGCGTTGTTTTGACTAGAGAAATCTATATATTTTCTATTATCTGTAGTAAATAAACTATAATGATCACTGTTTATGGTGAGTTCTAGTTCTTCGCACAATATTCGATAGTCGCTAAAACTTTTGTCTTTATTATAAACTCTGAATACAAAATCTTGAGCTTTAGTATTCCATATTAAAAAACCTTTTGTTCCACTAGCATTTTTTTCATTAATCATTTTATTTTCCATCTAAAGGATAATAACTATTTAAATTAGCATCACAATTTAAGAATGAATATCTTCTTTCTTTCAGATACTTTATAGTACTTTTAAAGCATGATTCACATAAATGTATTTCATATCCATAAATGACTCCTAATATTAATTAGTTCAATTAACTTATCAGTATCTTCTCTATCATAACTTCTTTCCATCTCATCTATCAAACGATAGTAATGTTTACCATGAGTTGTTTTTGTGATAATATCATAAGGATCATCTCGATTGGGTCTAGTTTTAGTCCACCACTCATACAATGCTCGTATCTTAATTGATGCTTCTGCTTGTGGAGTCAATTTATTATAATCTGGATCATTAGGATCGCATCCATAGTCTTCTTCATTAAATCTTAAATTACTTGCCCACTCAAAATAATCGTATGCTGCCTCAACAGATCGGCCATTTTTAAAAGTATACTTTTTATTTCGATCCCATTTGCTTAGGTGAGACAGTTCTTTCTCTACAAATTCTACTAATTCATTAAATAAGCCGTGAAGAATTCGGGTATCAAGATCGTACCATTGTCCTTTTTTTAGATCTGTTTTTAGATTGTGTGTTTGTGTTATATATCTATTACGAACATAGCATTTTATACTATAACAAAGATCAGATGGATAACAAACTAGATTTTGTAATTTGTGTAGTAATGTGTCGCTCATCCAATATCTCCACGGTCTTTCTCTTTTTTGTTTGTTTCTCCAACTTTCCCAATCCTCTAAAGGTAGAGCAAATGGTTTCCTTTCTCCCCTAATCCAATCTGCAATTTTAGAGCAACTCCAGTATTTGATTCGGCTTCTTATCATTATTTCATTCCTTCTCTGCTTCCATTATAATATCTATATTCCATCCTATTGGAGCAAAATATTCTGAACCGGAAACTCTAAGATTACCACTAGTATTAGGATATATTTTTGGTTTTTGATGTAAACTTGTGATACTTATAATTTGTTCATGGCCGTCTGGTCTAGTAACTTTAATCTTGTGATTATAAGTTTCACAACCAACCAAGCATACTAATAAACAAATTATTGATAATAGTTTATTTTTGAATCTTATTACTGATATATCCATAAACTTCTTCCACAGTTTTATTTTGTATTTTCATATTGGTTGTGTTCCATATAGTTTTTCAACTAGCCAAACAGACTTATCTCCACTAAAATTCATATCAACACTTTTTCGTTCATCATAATTTTCAAAGATTTTGTTCATTTAGATTTCTCAAAGTATCAGTAATAGTAAATAAAGTATCAGATGAGAACTCAGTTTCTATTGGCACAAAAACCCATTCGTCTTTTAAAATAAAATATCCGTATTCACATTTGTAAACTTTGTCGCTCAAAGTAAAAACATGGGGGCCATTACATTTATATGGATTAATACAATTAGGACAAACTGTTTCTTTCATTCTAAAAACTCTAATTCTATTTCTCCATCTTTAATTATTAAATACGAACAATCTTTTTCTGTCCAGCACCCACTATTAGCATACCACACAGAATGGCTTTTGTCAATCATTGGATGATGAGTATGTCCTAAACATATAACGTCAATACCTTTTGATACTGCATATTTACGAGAACTATTAACCATATTTTCTGTGCATCTTAAATATATTTTGGATCTATTCTTAATAAATTTAGGTAGGAATCTTTTATCGAATCTTTGGATTGTTCTATATAAATAATCTGCTACCTTTGTGGTTTTAGGATACTTATATATAAAATCATCAAATTTATCACCATGTAAACATAATACTATTTTATTTCCACTCACAAAAGAGTATTCGTCTTTAAAATCTACTCCTATTAAGTGAGAAATAATCTCAGCATCGCCGTCATGGTTTCCTCTTATCCAAACTATTTCAGTATCTTTACTTAATGTTCTAAGCAAAGATAGTATATTCCAATGATTCTTTTTTAGTCTGCGAAAATCTAAATTATCAAACAGATCGCCATTGATAATCAATCTATTTGTTTTAGAATCTATCAACTCTAAAAAATCATATAGTTTTTTACTTTCGCAAACATCACTACCCAAGTGAATGTCGCTAATTATGATAGCATCATTCATATTGAATAACGTCGTTATTATTCCTGCTTATAAAGGCAGCGAAAGTTGAGGCGGATACATTTTCATTAATAAATCTTGATGATCCATCTGCCATTACAACAACCATGCCACCAGCATGAAAACTATTTGGTTCACTATCATTATTACAATTCATAATACAGGTTCCGGTACTTCCGGTAATATTTAAATTACCAGTGGTTTTATCTGATCCATCAAGAGAACCAGCACCACCGTCTGGATCAATCCAACCATAACCTTCCGGCCTTGGTAAAACTATGCTTCTACTTTTGCCAAGCACAAACCATTCTGGCCTTCCAGCACTTTCCATTGTTAGTATTGTTTTAGACATACCATCAACCATTTCTGATTCTCTAGTTGGTCCCGTTCTATTTAAAGAACCCTCAATATCAGCACCGGGATCGGGCAATCCATTAGCAGTATAAAATGCTCGACGTATTCTGTGCATAACAATATAATCAGAAGGCCCAAGTGATTTACCAATTATATTTGTTGGGGCTGTAGCATCGGCCACTATTCGTGGATAACCTTTACTACTAGGACATATAAATAATGGTATGGTTTTTTGCCCATTAGTAATATTAACTAATGAATCCCATCTTTGGTTGATATCATATAATTCTGCTAATGATCCTTCTTCAAAAAATGGTAGTAAAGAAATGCACCAACTTGTTGGACTATTTGTGCCATCTAATGGTCTTGATCGTGGAAAAGATTTGCGAATAGACATATGATTATGGAACGCTAATCCTTGTTGTCTAGCATTATTTAGGCACGAACTTCGTCTGGCTGCTTCTCTAGCACTTTGTACTGCTGGTAAAAGTAATCCGATTAGAACCGCTATGATTGCAATAACAACCAATAATTCAACAAGTGTAAATCCTTTTTTCTTCATTATATTTCTCACATAGGAAGGATATATGGCGGGATTGGTTTACAATAAACCAATGGTATAATATAATATTTTCAAAAACACTCTTTGTGTGTTAGAATTGTGTTAGAATCTAATTTTATACACAATCTTTATTCTTACAACTGTTACATAGAGTAATTATCCATCCTCCTTTATTTGGTTTGCCGCTATTGCCACAAACTTCACAGATTTTATAACTCATTTCTTCCGCCATGCTTACAATACCTTCTACATAATCATCGCCACCACTAAAGTATATGCGAAGTCCACCAAACTTTTCTTTTATTTGATCAAACTTAACAGGGACATAATCTAAGTCTGATTGATCATTTGGTGTACCACATTTATTCCTTACCGCTATTCTTTCAGAGATATTTTGTTCGTGCTGAAATATTCTCCAACAAATAGAGGATAATATTTCATACCACCCATCGTTACACTCGATACCCCAATACATACATGATTCCATGCGAGATTTAGTTCTATTAGAGAATAGTTGTGGATATTTTTCAATTAAAATATTTTGTAATTCTTGATTCATAATTATATCTCATCTATATTTATCATTAATACTAATTTCTTATTTGTATCATCATCAATATAAAATGTGTCACAACCATATTCATCACCAGTTTCAGCATTATGTATTGTCACTGTTTTATTCCAATCAAACTGACCAATATTATGTATACTATTTGCTTGCTCATTCAAAAAGTTATATAATTCAAGCCAAGTCATTATTATCTCCAATTGGCAAAGGATTACCATGAACAATATCTAGTTTCTTGTCTGATGATAAGACACAGAAATAACTAGCACAAATCTTTCTTTTTACTAAGGAGTCAATTTCATCTTCACAATAAATATTGATTCTATATCTATTAGAATATACATTATTAATTTTTGTTAAAAAATAATTTTTTGGCTTGTTGACCTGTTGAAATAGTAAATATTCAATATTGTCTACAGTGTTCTGATCCATAATTATATTGATCCTATCTTTGTATAACCTAGTGAAAAATCATTATTATAGTAGTCATTAACAGTATCTAGAGTTTGTTGATCGAAATATTCCATAATATCTTTTTCGTATACAGATTGATTTATGATTGGTAATGGTTTGTATTCACAATTAATACGCTTACATATTTGCTCAAAATCTTTTTCTAAATTTTCAAAACGACCAACAAACTTTGCAAGATGTAAACAATTAAATGGATGGGTTTGTGGTAATGTATGATGTCTAACGCTAACGTTATAATTTTTAAAAGTATTTCCGCCCCTAAAACCTATAGATTCATCAGTAACTATAGTTAGAAAATCTTTTAAGGATAATTGAGGCAGATTTTGCCAATCTCTTGTTAACATTTTCCAAGCAGAAATCAATCTATTGTAAGGATTTCTGATAAAAGCAAAAGAAAAACAATGAGCATATCTTTGTGGAATTTTACCTTTAAATGGACCATTATACTGTCTATTGAAAAATCCTTTACGAATAGATAATCCTCCAGTTTTAGGAATATGTATAAAAACACAATCGTATTCTGGTATATAAAAATTAGACATTATCTTGCTCTTTTGTTTGCCCTATGTAGTTTACGAATAGTTTCAGTAGCATTAGCCGGAACCATAACCAAACTAGGTGCTGTTTTATGTCCCCAATCCATAAATCCTACCGCTCTACTTTCAACACTACATTCTTTGCATATAATTTTACGACCAGTTTCTAATAGAAACTCATAACGATCAATTCCAACATCAGTTTTACAATAAATACAGTTCATAAGTACCTCAATTATACCAAGATTGTTGAACGTGTCAAGTCAGAATAAAAAATATCATTAGAATTATTGGTAAAATAATCTTCGTTTGTGCTATAAAAAACATTATACAATTCAAGAGCATCAAGAATTTTTTGACAATTCTTACATGGTTTGCTCAATAGTATTCTTCCTTCTCTATTAATCCTAACAACAACAATCTTCCAATTAGTATCAATGGTATCATAGCGATCCAGCAATTTAGAAACAAGATGACTTTCAGCATGAACAAATGGGAATTCCTTATAAGTAGAAATATTAAATCGTTCACCCATCTTAAATGCTTTGGCACTAAATCGGATGGGATTATTACCAGCAAATGCTATCATCTTATTATTATCAAAAGCAGCAGCATAGTGATAACAACGAATAAGAGGATGGGGCTTCCAACTCTTATACGATCTTTTAATCGTCTTATCCAAAATCTTCATGAGTGTTTCCAAAAGATTAGCGGTCCATGCCACCATTGTAGCACAGACTGCTTATCGGGTCAATAGGTAATTGACCTTTAATCTTTTTTTGTTATGGGTCTATAGATAGAATCGTTATCTGGTCTTATATGAAAATCATCTTTACTATTAGTTAGTTCATTTTCATAAAGATCAATATCTGTTGGACAAATAGAAGGCATAGGTATTTGTGCCACACTTTTTTGTGTTGGTGCCTCTGGATTTAGTCTTATTCTTTTAGGTTCTGGAGTTTTCATCTTATTTACTCGCCAACAAATACAGTCCTATATTACTAAATGAATACCCCAAATATGCTATAAACATACCAGTATTACCTTTATATAATTGTTCCAAAGATACATAAAAATATAAGCAACCAGTAAAAGCGATTAACCACGCACTCATACTAATATTCCTTTATATATTTGTTGATATTTTTCTATTGCTAGGTCTTTTGCTTTCAATTCCATATCCACATCAAAATCCAATCCATAAGTTTCAAATGGAATCTCAGCGTAATCAGCATGAGCCCTTGGATTATTTCCGGGCCTACTTTCACTATAATGAAAAAGCGGACGGGTTTGCCAAGTATCATAACACATATTGATTGCTTCAACTTCTGTGGTATTATTTGGATGACATTTATGATGCAGATAGTCGAAACAAATTGGTATACGGGTTATTGGATGAAAAATATCTACTAATTCACGAACACTCCAACAATTAAGTTTATCATCATTTTCGATAGTCATTCGTTTTTGACAATTTTCATCAAGACGTTTGAAATTTTCATAAAATCTATGACTAATTTCTTCGCGTGTTCCATTATTATTATGAACATGAAGATTCATAGCGGCATTTGTATTTGCTGGCAAACCAATCCTATCAAAAAAACTACTATAAAAGTTTAGTTCAACAATAGTTTTCTCAATAACTTTAGGAGTTAAACTAGATAAACTATTAAATTCGCTGGGATGACAAGTTACGCGAACAGTAGAACTGGATATTGTTGATTGTATATTATCAAATTCATCTTGAATTTCATCATGATTAGGCAAATCTTCCAAACTAACATTAGCCTCATCATAAGTTATAAGAGGAAAAATATCACTACTAACACGATAAGTATAATTATGTCTGGAACAAAATCTAATAGTTTCATTCGTTACTTTCAAATTATTAAGAATTCTTTCGCCAAGAATATTTAACGCTTCTTCTCTTGGCAAAGATGAAAAGCGTTTGTATGTCATAGTCTGATGACTAAGACCTTGTTCTTTAAGTTTGAGACTAATGCAGCATAGGCCGAATCTAATCATATATGTTCCTTTGTTCGTATCTTACCATAGTATCGGCGTTTGTCAAGAAAAACTTTAATTCTTACTACTATGATAGTTATACAGTTGGTTGATTTGATCAATAATATTTTGTGGAGTATGCTTTTTCAAAAACTCATTATCATTATCAGTAATATATGCTTGTAGTTCATCATTTATCACACTCTCGTCATATCCTTTATTCAGGATATATTCTATAGATTTTTTAAGTTCTTTTTTGTATTTTTGACATATAAGATCTATATCTATTTTATACTTAACAGAATATGCAAATAAAGCATGAGATAGTTCGTGTCTTAATGCGGATTGATCTTGTGCTCCTATAATATAAAAATTATCATATCTATATTTTAGTAAATCTAATAAAGTAATTTCTTCTTTAGTTAACGGATCAAATAATCCTTCACGAAATGGTTTCAATACACTGCTCGGAAAATTAAAACCAGACCAATCCCTAACATAAGTATCTGCTCCATATGTTATAGAATACCATGACTTTAATTGACCTAAAGTAAAAATTTGTGATTTAAATTTTGGATTCTCATAGTATTCTTGAAAACGTAAAAAAGTATTACTTAATTCTTCTTGAGAATCAGCGGAAATCCATATACTATTGAAAGGTTGTTTTTTAATTGTAAGAGACATTTGATCAAATTATTTCCAGCCTAATGCTTCACTAATTATAGGAAATTGTTCCACAAAGATTTTTTTACAATCATTTGCTATATCCATATGTTCTTTTTGTGTTCCATGTCCTGTTCTTAATTGTATATAATGAATCCAACTTCTAACCGTACCATTCATATATAATTTTGTTGGAGTTG